AAAATTGTCAACGCTAATAGTTTAACCGCCAGTGCCATTGATTCATCAACGCTTTAAAGCCGATTTCTTATTATGCCTTATTATACCATACATTCCTTTGCTTGTCAACAAAAAAAAGAGAATCATTCGTTCTATTTTTCTTCTATTTGATATATACATCTTGCCATATCCATATTCCTTTACCAGCACTTTTATTTGCCATTTTAAGCCACTTTTAATCATTCATTGATAAAATATACCACAACACACTTTTGCACGCTTAAAACGGCTTATATAAGCTTATAGACCTATTCCAGTATTATAATATACCACTGTAACACGCTACAATTCCCTTAAAATCAATTTAAAGTTATTCAATGCACAATTTACCACTGGACAACAAAACAAGCCTTAAAACTGTAAATACACGGTACTGCATCATGTAGTTTTCAATACTAGGTTAGTTACAACTAACTTATGTTCTCACTCCCCTATTCGATAGCTTCTTTTTTGTGTTGCCTTCCCTTTATCACAATTTTAGTATAACATAGACCGGATAATTTGTCAAGCATAAAAATAAAAAAAGACTGATAAAAATATCAGTCTCTTTCTAATACATTTGTCAAGACTAAAAATAAAAAAGGTTGATATTTTTTATCAACCTTTTAACCATTCTTCTTTATTTACAATTTTATCAAGCCACCATTCAATAGGCATTTCTCCGTTCTCGTGTTCTTCAAATACTTTTAACACAATTTCACTGGACTCTTGAAAATTATATCCTTTTTTCTGAATGATTTTAATTCCTTTTAACACATTGTTATAAGTTTTTCTTTTCATTTGTTTCTATCTCCCTATAAATGATTCTACCCACTTTTTCTCTGCGCTTGTCAATTCCATTTCTTTCTCAAATTGTTCTTTTCTGCTCTGTTCAATTTCTTCGACTTTGTTCGGCAGATTATTATACATTTTTGCATACTCCATAGCTTCTGTACGTTTCTTTGAAAAGCTACCAGACACGGGAATATAGTCAAAACCTTTTTGATGTGCGTAATATAAACCAGTCTTTTTGTCTTGTGATACAATATACTTTTTCATGTGTGTTACTCTATAACTATACTATCATATCTTTTATTTATTGTCAACTACTTTTTCTAATTCTCCGCCACATTTACTACATTTATACCAATCTGGGTGTATATACCATTTTGGGGAACGATAGCCTATTCTTTTTGTTATAATTCCGCAATTACAACACTTTACTTTATACGTGTTCTTTTGTATCTGTTCTTCTGATAACTCTTTCCCTAACTTCTTTTCATCGCTTGAACATCTTGTAATATCTACATTGTAACAATCACTTACAAGTTCAGCTAACTGTTGCCATTTAACATCATGATTCATACAACCGTCTACACAATGTAATAATTCATGATATAATGTTTCGTATAAACTATTTTCAGGACAATTCTCATTTAGTAACAATACGTTGATATTGATACTGTAGTGGTTATTTCTCTTTTGTGCCTGTCCCCATCTTCTTTTTGCTCTTGTATTTACAACAAAGCTGTCAATTTCATGTGGATAAATGCCGATAGCATTAAGATTTTCAATACATTGTCTACCATATACTTCTAAATTTCTCATTTATAAGTACCTCTCTTTCATTTACTATAACCATTATATCATATTTACACTTAATTACAATATGCAAATTGCACAAAGTTTCAATACAATATTATACAAATTGCATAATGGTTAGTATTAACTAACTATACTATATATTTCCTCATTATTATTATAGCATATTAAAAAAGGAATGTCAATAATTTTTTGACATTCCTTTTGAATTTATCTAAAATAATATTCGTGTACCACTTCTTCTAAATCATATCTTAAATCAATGTTTTCTCTATCTCCATGTTTGTCACACAATGTATCAAGAATAGTTTTTATTTCTTCCATTTTACCGGCAACTTTATTATAATATGATTCTGCCATTTCAAGCTGTTTATTTAATTCCTCAATACGCTTTTTGTGATACTCTTTTTTAAGCTCAACTTCTTCAAAAATTTCATCAACCGTTAGATCATATCTATCTTCCAAACATGATTCGTGAATAATTCTTGATTCATCAACTTTTCTTTTAGAATATTTTACAAGCTGAGTACAGTTAATTTCTTCCTTGTAAAATTTTCCTCCGCAACAAACAAAAACTTTAACTACTTTGGCTGGATAGAGACTATAAGACTCGTCTTGAATAATTGCATTTTCAAAATTTTTAGATAACACAGAAAAACTTGAACCGTCTTTCTTATATAATCTATTCACATTATTCCATGCTTGTAAAAGTATTTCATGCTCTTTTAATGTGTTAGCAAGTTCCTTTTTAATATCTTCTAAAGTTTTCATTTTAAATACCTCCAATGTTTTTTGTTTACAAGTATATATTATCATATGTTATCAATTATGTCAAGCACTTTGCAAGAAAGTTAAAATTCCTTACCAAATACTACTTTTATCTTGAAGTTTGCCAGTTTTAATTTCTAGTTTTCTGGTTTCACAACATTTTTCTACGCTTGCTTTGATATTCTCTTTAACGCATAAACAACTGTTCTCGTTATCGCATGTTGCAAAGATGTCGTTAAGTATAACATGAATACCATCAATTGAATTAATATCTATTTTGTTTCCAAATTCATCTGTATATATAATTTTCTTCCACATATTTTTCTCCTTAATTCCATAGTAAACTTAGATTTTATGGGATTTTACATAATTTCAAGTCGCAATTTCGGGTAGTTTATTACACTTAAAAATTGTAACGTTTTTGCACCATCGTCTAATCAATTCATTTGCCTTGATTTTACATTTCTTTAAATCATTTCCGAAATCACTTATAATCCACGTCTCTGTTTCGGAAAATCCGTTACCATATTTATCATTATAAGCAACCGAATATATTTCATTTTTCATAAATACTCCTTTTTTCAAATACCTTGTTTTATTTGATATAATTATATTATTACATTATTTACTGCTTGTCAACACTTTTATTTAATTTCTTCTACCGTAAACTCTCCTTCTTTAAACCTCGGATTCTCTCGTACCCTATTTGCAACACATATACAAGAACCGTTTAATTCTGCTTGTTTCCCATTAAAAAAGAAAATCTCATCCTCATAATACATTTTATCAATATCCTTTTTCAAATTGAAACTATATCCCTTTACTTTGAATTTTCTTTTCATGTTTTATATCCTCCTTTATGATATTACTATATCATATATAGATTCATTTATCAACACATTTTCAAGAATTTTTTAAACTCTGCCATATGAAATTTACTGGCTTGTGTTAAATTATCACTACAAATATGGATTTTACCATCACAATAGGCAATAGGCTTGTTATAGCTGTAAAGCCATACATATCCGGTTTGTAGGTCTTTAATCAGCACGTTATTTTTATAAGACCATAGTATTTCAATATTCAATTTTTAGTCCTCACTTTCTTATATACTCATCATTGACTACAATAATATGATAGCATATATTATAGTCAATGTCAATACATAAATTTATTGAAATCTTAGTTTCATTCGGCTAATACGCTAATACAGATGTATAATAATCTAACTCAGTTTCATCTAATCCATGTTCTTCAGCAGATTCAACGTCTTTCAGTATATTAAAAATCATATCTATTGTCATATCTAATGTATATGATTCCCAATATTCTTCTTTTGTTAAATCATCGTCTTCTGAACCGAGAAAATAAAATGCGTTATCACCAATTCTACAGCAAATGCCAATACATCCTGCATATTCTTCTTCGATTGAAACAGTTCCAGATTCAAAACCATTTCTAATCATTTCTCTTGTAATCATGTCCTATCCTCCAATCTTCTAAAGAAATGCGAATTTCAAACGGTCACTTTTTCCCATTTTCCATCTATATTCCAAAAAATCCATCCATCATCTGTCTCAATACAAATATTGCCATCATAATCACCTACATTTCCATGATATTTTGATAAATCAATATTGTTTTTCTTTAACCATTCATTTGCGTTCATATGCTTCACCTCCTAAAGAAATATCCATTTCTTATTTACAATATTATATTACCATATATAATATATAATGTCAATACCTTTTTAAAAGAAAATCAAAAATAAAATGAAAGCTAAAATTGAAAATATCGCATGATATTCACTTCTCTCTCCATTGCTCCATGTAATTGTAACGTTAAACATGGATATAAAAATTCAAATTGCAACTAATGTTTTCATTAAAATAATTCCTCCATATCAATATACTCTTTCACGTCTGCCAATGTCCCGTACTGTACTAACATATCCACATCTTCCTTTGCGCAACCATTTGCATATAACATTGCTACAATTTTAGATTTTAAATTTCTGTCTAACTTACTGATTCTGCATCTCATACTCATTTTCTTTTCCTCCTTTAATTCCACAATAAATCTAATAGTTTTTCAATTTCTATGTCATCAAACCTTACAATACTATTATACGGCATTGATTCCAGTTTGTCAAGTAGTAGTTCCAATTCTGCATCATTATCATTCATAAAAAGATAATCTTCTGCAAGACCTGAAAACATTAACATGCCATCAATTCTAACTTCAATCCTCATTTCTGCTTCCTCCATGTTTCATACTGGCTAGGTGTCATAATTGTATAGCCTCCATCTACTTTTACTGTTACATCGCTTGTTGAATACCATTGTGAATTTTTCTTTTCTTTGTTCGCTCTGTAACGTGTTTTAAAAATCACCATGCTTATTTCCTCCTTATGTATATACTATAACATATTATGATTTATATGTAAACATCTTTTTTATAATTTTATCATATTCTATTTTTTATCTCCTTATATCATATTTACTAATTGTATCCCAATTTGCAATCATGAATACAATTAAAATCGCTATACAAACCGATAAGACAATAAATGGAATATAGCTTACACTGTCAAGCATAGAAGCTGTAAATAAAGCTATAAACGCTACACAAGCCATAATTGACTTTAAGATTCTATTTTTCAATTTCAATTTTCGTTTTTGATTTTCATTTCCAAAAATTAAATCTGGATTCTGAAACTGATTTTCATTTTTAATTTTCGTTTTCATTTTTAGATTCTCCCTTCTAATTTATCCAAACATTTATAAGCAAATTTCATATTACTTTTCATGTGACTTGCAATATATCTACCTACTAATAAACTCATAGGGATAAATGTTCTCATTGCGTCAACATAAAAGCAACTATGTTTTTCTGACACATATTCAATAAAACAATAGCCATCTTTATATAAAATATTTTCCTTCATTTTTACCTACCTCCGTTTTCTTTACTATATCATGATTGAATTGTGTTGTCAAGTGCTATTTTACATATTTTTCATATAAAAAATTACAAACGTTTTTCCATACTGACTCATTTAACATCCCCATCATATCATTGTTTTCACAGCAAGTTCTTACATATCGTTTTACAAGCATAATAGGGCAAGCCATATCTTTACTTAATCTTGACAATTCTTTAGGAAAAACATTTTCAACTTTTCTAATAATAATACTTTCAATAACGGACAATCCCATAAAAAATACCTCTCTTTCGTTTGATATAATCACTTTACCATAATTAAAAACCATTGTCAATACCTTTTCGGGGAAAATTTTAATTACTTTATTACCCTTTTGAAATCTTCCTATTTATATGGATAGAATGTATTCTGGGGGAAATTTAAGATTGTATATTACCCTGCGGAAATTTTATGTCTCTTATTACCCAAATTTTAATGCTTTAGCTATTCAATGTGTCACCATTCAAATAAAATTCATTATTCAAAACAGTTTGGAAATCCGGTGCAAGTTCTAAGTAACGCTTTAAAAATTCTTCATTGGTGCACGGAGCTAATTCGAACGCAACACGTTCGCGGGTTTCATCGTCCATCATGTTCACGATTGCTTCCCAATACTTGTCTAAATTTTTAGTCATTTTCTTTTCCTCCTTTTATCTAAGGGTTCTTCCCTTTCTGTAATTATATAATAGCACACGCATATAGAAATGTCAAGCGTATTTTTTAAAATATTTTTAGTTTGCGCCGTAAATTTTTTCAAAATAGCAATATGCACAAAACAAACAATAAAAACTATGCAATATGTATAAAATGGCTCTGTATGACGTTTTCAGAAAAATAAAGGTACAATCATCTACTAAAAAGATGCCGAAAACACAATACAGGGCAAAAAGTTATCCACATAGGAATATACAAGTTAAACAATAAAACAAGGAAATTAAAGGGAATTTATAGTGCAAAGTATACAAATTGATAATAAATGAATGGAATATAGTATAGAGTTATCCACATTGTTATAGTGAAAATGCACAAAACAGAAGAAAATAAGCTTATTATAATATTATTATAATAGAGATAATATAATTGTATCATTGTGCTAATACATTATATATAGTATTAAAAACTATGTGATGTTATATATAATATATATAAGTAGTAATAATAACTATATGATATAATATTAGTAAGTAGTATTAGATATTATGTGTAGTGATATGGATAATATAAGACACAATATAGGAATATAGATATATAGTATAAAATACTGAGATATGATAATGACGGGAAGTAGTATAAATAACTATGTGATTGTGTGGTGTATGATTGTATTAGATTGATAATACAGTGATATGATGATGATTAGATGTGAATATATATGATACTGTTGAGATAGTTGGACACACACAAACCATGCACTTATTACCCTAGTACTAAAGTTATCCCCATAGTTATCTACAATTTTTTAAGTTATCAACATTTTTATATAATACTCGTTATTTCATATCATAGAAGATAATTACCCACAAAATAAACTATATAAGTGTATGTTATCGGTATTGTTTTAAGACTATTAGCACTTTATCGGGATGACTGCTAGTCTGGAATTTTCTGATAATTCAATAGAATGGGGGTAAATTATCAGAAAATAGGGGTTGCCGGTTTTGGCTAGGGGCAGTGTAGCACTTACACTCCCACATCCCTTAATCAATCCCCATTTAATCACCATTCCCCCCTAATCTCCCATTCCCTTACCTATTTCCATATAATCTATTCCAAATCTCCACTATCCACCCACTTATTTTCCACACAATCCTCATATATTTCCCCACACACAAAAATAAGGGACTGTATTTAACAATCCCTTAAATTCAATGTTTTTAGCCATTTTATAATTTTGCACTAAATGTATATATAGTTATTATTATATAAATAGATATACAAATAGTGCAAAATTTTCTTAATCCAATGTTGTCTTGTTTTTTGCTCAAAAATAGTGCAAAATTTATTTTAAAATTCAATACATTGTTCTAAAATAGCATTTCTAATATTTTCATGTAACTCATTTAAGTCCCATCCATCTGCATATGTAAATAAACAATCATCTCCATTTTCTGTTAAAGGTAGTCCTTGTGCTACCCAAAATAAATGACTGTCATCAAAGCCAAAGTCTTTAAAAATTTCACAATTATATAATTCTTCCAACTGCTTTTTAGAATATTTATTTTTCATATAATTTTATTCTCCTTTCTTAATTAACATATTATCTAACTTAATAATTTCTTTTTGTAAAGAATCAATTCTTTTATTAACTAACATATTAAATCCTTCTACGGCTTCTTCATATGTGTCAGTAAAGAACCTTGCATAAAGAGTTACACCATTCTTTTTTAAATCTTTACCATTTGCTTTATATTCATAAAAATTATAACTAGGAAAAGAACCGCCACTTTTTACTATCCTACCCTTTATAGGTTTACACATTAGATTTGTTGCTCTCTCATCTTCCTTATAAGCGAAAGCCCAAATATCTTTGTTATAATGTTCTTCATCAATATTCTGTAAATTTTCAAAAGTATCTTGGAAACAATATATATTTACACAATAAATCATTTTGTCTTATTCTCCTTTCTATAATGACGATATTATCTTAATATCATCTACAATACTATATTGTTTATCTCCTTGACTTGTATTGCATACCATAAACCATTTATCAATATCATTATAACTTAAATCTCTTAATAGTTTAGTGTTGTGCATTTTATCCTTTGTTATTCCATTCAAATCTTCTCTCGCTGACTGCAATGATTTTAGGTCAAATTTCATCTTACTAATGTTTAATGTAATAGCATAACATTGGTAAAATTTGTCAAAATTCCACCCATTCTGAATCCATTTAGGATCATTTTCACTTTTGTCTTTAACTATTGCATTGCATAAATCATAATAGTCTTGACGCTTATTTATATATCTTCCCCAAAAGTCTGAATATTTTTTGACTCCTAATTTTTCCATTGCATATCCTTGAATACGGAACAATTCTTCTCCCAATTCATCTGTTACTGATGCACAAATAATAGTGTTATTTTCTTTTACAGCTTTATAACCAGTTGTAATTGCAATTTCTTTGCTGTTGCTCATAGATTTTAGTGCGTTTACTAATGATGGCTTTAATATATCATATGCCTTATCAACATATTCAATAAAACTGTCATCAAATCCATATTTTTCACCTATAAATGCTGAATTTCTATGTTTATCATTTAGAATTGCATAATAATTGTTGTTAATCATATAACAAAGTCTCAACAATTCTTTGTTCGATACAAATAAAATTCCGTCAATGTCACTTTTACTTAATTGTGATAATAATATATATTCAATGTCTGGCAATGTGGTGGATTTACCATCTTTTTTTATCAGTGCTGAATTATATATTTCAGTTATTTTATATTTAGTTTTATTTTTTTCTATTTTACAAATTTTAGATAATTCGCTTAATTGTTTATCTTTAGAACAACCTCTAAGGTATGGCAGTTCTAAGAAATTTGTTAGTTCTCGATAATTCAATTCTGATTGACTATCTACTAACATTTGTAACTTTTCTTCATCTTTAATGTCAATCATTTTTTAATCAACATCCTTTTTAAAATCCATCATTTATGTTTTCTTTAATGCTTGCGCGAGTATATTCTTCTAAATACAAATCCACCTGATGCTCTTTATTAAAATTTTTACAGGTTGCTTCAGCTTCCTCTTTTGTTCCAATATATCTATTACTTCCATCATCACATTTACGAATTTGGAATCCACAACCATCTGAACCAGTAGCATAACATTCATAAGAATATTTTTTATTTTGAAAAGTAATAATACTTTCAATCCTCATATCACAATCATCAACAACCTTTTCAATGATTTTTTTATATACATATTCTCCTTTACACGCAGGACATATGAATTTTTTACCTTTAATCAGTATATATCCAGTATTATCACAATATTCACACTTTTTATGAAATTTAAAATTATGTTCTTTGTCTTTAATATAATATATTTTTTGACCAAGTTTAAATGTGCCAACTGGATATCCAACCTTATCTATATTATCTAAAAACATTCTTCTTCACCTCACTTTTTAATAAATCTTTATTATCAAAGATGTTACCGATAACTTCAACGTACTCTCGTTCAAATGCATAAAATCCTAAATTACAGTAGCAATATCCGCTTTCTTTGCCTTTTGAATAACTATAATCAAGCGTCCAATCTCCCTCATTATATTTTACTATTTCCGGATGTTCCTCTTTTCTATCACAAATATCATTCTCCCAAATTAGCTTGCCATTCTTGTCCTTCAAGCCTGTACATTGGCAAATAGTGGAGCGATCTACTTCTACAAATCCATCTGTCTCTCCGCTGGAGTAAAATATTGTTGTAGGCTCAAATATTAAATGTACTTCTTTGTCGTACATATTCATGCCTTTTACATAATACCCATCTATCCATTCCCCGTTATCAAGTCTTTTTGCACGATATAAGTATTTATTATCCATATTATTTCTCCTTTACAATATTCTAACAATCTGTTCATATAAACAAATATATCTATCATTTATTGCCTTATTTATGTGCATGTGACCGAATAGATGCTTTTTATAATCAGTTGTCACTTTCACTTCTTCTAAGTAATTAGTTAATATATCTGGTTCATACAATCCTTTGCCACCCATAAGATATAATTCTGATGTGGAAGGACTATGTGTAATGATATAATCAACTACATTGTTATTTTCTTTTAAAACCTTTAATCCATGTTGCATTTCTTCATCTGTCGGCAATTCTTCTTTCCACCAAGATAAATCCTTAATACGATACATATATTTACCTTGTTTGTCGAGTTTCTTAGCTTCTTCTCTCCAATCTTCATCATTGTAATCAAGAATACCATCTTGAATATCATGGCTTGATGCACCACCAAAAGCAAAGAATTTCTTATCTTCGATAGTAAAAATTTCTCCACGCATTAAGTGTAATACATTAGGTCTAATTTCATGTACTTTACCACCATGCCATTGTTTGATAGGATAAGTTACAAGCCTTTTATGATTTTCGTGATTTCCGTCAACAAATACGGTTGTAAATGGTTTCTGATTAAGCCAATCTAACCAATATTTTTCTTGCTTGCTTTCATTATCTCTATTCCATACAAGACCAAAATCACCAAGAATAATTACAATGTTTTCATCTTTAATACTAGAAAAATCTTTCTGTTCATAAAAACTGTCTTTACTTAATCTTACAGGATTTCCATGTATGTCGCCTGTTACATATACTGCCATAATTCACCTCTTACACACTAAAATCTCAACATCGGTATCTGCAAAAATATCTTTAATCTGTTCTGAGACATCATTCCAGTTCAACCTATCTAAGCCACAACCAATTACAGGCATTGCAATCTTCTTGATATTATGCTCTAAACAAATTCGTTTCATCTTTTCGAGTGCGAGTCTCATAGTAATTATTGTTGGCTTGTGGAAATATCTCTCTTTTGTAATAAGATTTAATACTCTACCTTCTAATAGACAGTCACCGCCAATTCTTTTATGAGTATACTGATTAAGATAATCTGGATATTTTGTCTGTAATTTTCTTTTCAAATCAAACATTTTATTGAACTCGACTACAATTCCTTTACCCATTCCAAAATCTGCACTAATACAATGTGCTAAATAATAATCTTCTGGTACTGTAAACAAGTCTTTATTTTCTTCTCTATATTTCATTTATTTTACTCCACCGCCTTCCACGACCTCGATTGCATCGTAAATTCCATCTGACATTCCTTTTTCGTAATTGTATTCGTACTGTAACGGTATTTTGTCGCTAATTACTTCCAACTGCTCCACAACCTTGTTCGGGTCGTAGGCGGGTCGGCTGTTGGTCAGTTACAAACCTAATTGTATCACCTACAGCACAATACGTTTCATAATCTTGCTCCTTTAACCAACTAATATTTTCAATTAAAGATTCATATAGTTTATCTGTATCAATCAGTCTTCCCATTGTTTATCCTCTTGTTCCATTGCTCTATTGCTTCTTCCTCCGATTCTTGCACTCCTATTGTAGCAAGACAGTTATTACATTGTATCCAGTGCCAATTATTTCCTGTCAAACATAGATTTTTACTTCCGCAGAACGGGCATGGCTTAAGTTCTTCATTCATTCTTTATTCTTTCTCCTTTCAATCATAACTAATTATATCACATTTTTCTTATAAAGTCAAGTACCCATTTACCAATAATTTAAAAGTTCTATAAGCATCTTCTATTGTATCAAATTCAGTATTGATATTGATACCACTTGTAAAAATTTCATACATATCACCATATGGATTTAATGTTGAATTAGTATCATATCCTTGTTCTTCCATCCACTCTGTAAATTTATCAAGTAAAGCCTTAAAATATTTCTTTTCAGCTTCTTTAGAACTAAACATATATACTGTTTCAACACTTAAAATATATTTCTTTTCATCTTTTAGATAAATTAAGTCAATATCATTCATTGTTTCTAAATTAGCATCATAACTGGATAAGTCATCATAAGACTTCAAGCCCCAAATAAATTTCATTGAACTATTTTCTGTAAAATCCTCATTGTATTCTTCCCAATATTCTTCTGCAATTTTCTTTGTGTGTTTATCAATAAAATATTGAATAGCATTAAATGGAAAATGTTTATTCAGCGTACCATTATATTTTTGTTTTAATAGTTCTAAGTTCATATTATTCTCCTTTTATTTAATTATTTACTTCAACTTCCTCAATAGAAACTTTTACAATAGATAGTTCTCTACTAATAAATTTATTATCTTCTTTAATTTGATTAGCATAAAATATACTATGATATAATTTAGCTTTTCTAAGCTGTTTATCCCATTGATTATATCCAATATAATAAAATCCGTTTTTATCTTTTAATGCATATGCAAAATCATTATTTATAACTGATTGTTCCCTTTCTTTGTACGCTTTTAATTCTTTTTCATTCATAAATTTCCCTCCATAATTTCTTTTAGTGTCCTTGGTGTATAATCCATATAATCTAACATAGCACCAACATTATATGCTTTAGCTTGTGGACAATCTGTATATCCTTTTAGTTCTCTGTCAGCAAAATAATCATTGATATTTGATAAACATTCCTTATATTTTTGCCATTCATCAGACTTATGAACATGACCATATAAGTGAATCCAACCTTTGTGCTGATTGTTCCAAAATAATATTGGATAATGACTTAATACAATATTGTGGTTCATGCCATTGAAATTATCTGTAATTTCTTTATATGGTGTAATTTCAGTAAATAATTGACTAACCCTATTGTCTTTAAGCCCTTTAACATCGTGATTCCCGACAACAAGTATTTTATTTTTAGCTTTAAGTTGCGAGATAATACTACAGGCATAAGAATTATCTTTGTTGTTTCCTAAACGTGCTATATCACCTAAAATATAAACAGTGTCAGAATTTGTAACTGTTTTATTCCAATTTTGAATTAAGAGTCTATCAGTCTCTAAAGTCCTATTATCATATTTGTTTGTGCAACCAATATGAATATCACTGATATAATAGTTCATTTATTATTTCTCCTTTATATAATTTTCATATATTTTTTTATAAATAAAATTAGGAATTTTATTATAATATAAATAAGTTATATTCTTAATAGTTTCTTTATTTGTTGTATTCACAAATAATATATTTATTCTTTTTGGTACAAAGCAACAAGTCTTTGGACTATATATTTTATTCCCTTTGACAAGAATATCTTTATCTAAATTCATAATTTCATCATCGACTTCATAATAATTTTCATTATACCATTTTTCAAAGTTTTCAAAACACAACCATTCATCGCAAACCGTACAACCCTTATATGTTGGTTTATTCATATAACATTCTTTATAACATCTTTGTAACATTGCATACCAAACTTTATAAGACTCTTTTTTAATTCCGTTAATTTTTGTTTTTGTATTTCCAACACAAGCCACATTAAAAATATTTTTAGCATAAGGATTTTTAACTATTCCTTTAATAATATTGCTCCATGAATTGTGTATTAAAAAATTTGGGTTTTTAACAAATTCAATCAAAACATCATTTGCTCCATTATATTGAACTATTTTAAATTCTTCATTTAAAAAGTTTTTAAAATGCAATCCTACACGCTCATTTTTCTTATTTTTAGAAGTTGTAAAATTTTTTCTTTGATAAGGGACATTTGCTAATTTACAAGCATTTTCAATAGAATTAAATCTTCTAGTGAACGTTCTATTTTCTGGAAAATTTTTGTTTTCTTCTCGTTCTTTAGATAAAATTGTTGCATTTAACGGAATATTTATTTTATTATATAATTCAGTTAATAAATTTAATAAATATTCATTCGTAAAATTAGTTTTTATCATTTTTATCTCCTTTCTTTTTCTACATTTGTGTATATTATATCATATAATTACATAAAAGTCAATAGTTATTTTAAAAATATTTTAATAATTTTGTGTGTATAATATATTATGTATAATATATTATCTAAAATGATACATATTTATATAAAATATATAATATATTATATATACTATAAATATAATATATATTAATATATAATAATAATATATTTTTAAACAACTTGGTTGGGTTTTTCTAATGTGGGGTTGTCACCCCACTCCCCATGAACCGATTTTTAATTATTTGTTATTGCAAAAGTCTTTGTCCGAGCGAAGCCCGTCCAAATCCTTTAGAATAAAAATAATTAAAAATACGGGGGTTTAATTTTGCACTATTTGTATCCATAATTATATTATATATAATATATTATATATAAATATATTTAGTGCAAAATATTATAATATATAATTTAGTTTGTTAAGATTTTAACAATCTTTGCTTATCAACCAATTTTCATCAACTGCATTATAATCAAACTCTGCATTTTTGTCATATTTTTCTTTAACAACCTTTTCAATATCCTCAAGTGGCAACTTAAAATATTCCTTATGTCTGTTGACTTTATTTACTCTGTATTTGTCAAACTCTCTATGTAAAGCAGTTTCAAGAGCAAAGGAGTTTTCACTAAACAAAACACAATTAGGGCTAAATCTGAATGGAACACTTGCAGAACTAAGCTCATCAACTCTTTGTTCCCAATTTGTTCTTCTTGTGACACCAATTTTATATACATCTTCACCAAGACTAGGGTTATTGATGATATAAACATATCCAGCTGATGTATGCTCTTTCTTGTATTCATTATTTTCAATAGCTTGGTTAATTTCATCAATTTTGTCTTGAACGTCTTGACCTTTGTTTAGTTGACCAATATATTTCTCACGTTCTTTTAATAATTGTTCACGCTGTTTGTTTAATTCTTTTTCAGCCGCTTCTTGCTCTTTAATAATCATCTTTTGATATTCACGGTCTTCTTTGTCTTTTTGCTTACATAATTCTAAGTCATGCTTGTAATTAAGCTCTTTTAGTACAAGTTGCAGATAATCATAATTAAAAGATACCTCATGCTTGTTTAATTCAGTGTTGATATTATTAAACATCTTAGTAACACGGTCTTTGATATTATTGACATTAGAAATTGTAACACGGTCAATAAAAGCATCAACTGAAAGATTAAATGCAGTAATACTTTGCTTTACAAAGAAATCTAACAGTTTAGAACCTTGAATAGAGTTACCATTATAAGTCCATTGGCTCTTAGTTGAATAATATTCTTTATAACGGAGCATATCACCTCTTTGTTTACGGATTTCTTTAATCTTGTCCTTATATTCTCCTGTTGAATATTTAGGAAAAAGTGGGTCATATAATCCCATAGCCTGAATTTCATGCTTGTTATAATTTTGTACAAGTTCTTTATTGATATTGTCTAATTCTACTTGAGTTTCTAATATCTGATGTTTCGTATCTGCCAATACATTTTTAGCCGCTTCAATATCTTCTTTAATACGGTCTAGCTCATAACCCTCACGATATTTGATTTGTAAAGATTGTAAAGTGTTAGCTAAAGATGATCTAGCCGATTTTTCAATAGATAATTGTGTATTTGTTTCTTCTAGCTTTATACTAAGCTCATTATTCCGTTCTTGCAATTGTTTGATTTGTTCTTTGTATTTTTTAAACATATCATATCTCCTTTCCTTTCTTGTATTATATCATAAAATTGTTAAAAAGTCAAGAAAAATTTTAAAGAAAACACTTGACAAATTGAGTATAATGTGATATAATATAAGCAAGATGAATGAGTTGTATGAAAAAGTTTGACAACTTCAAAAATTTATGGTATAATACAATAAAACGTAAGAAAGGAGAATTTTATGGAATACGATGATATTATTTGTGTAGACGCTATTAGTTATGGTCTATATGAAGATTTATATAAAGAATGTGCGTTTAGTGTTGAACAAGCGTATGAAGAATATTGGAATGAAAAGAATGGAGAGATGTAATGCTAACTTGTTTAATCGGAGATAATAAAATCAATAAGGAGGTGAAATAATGGCAGGAATTAAAGTTCCGCAACATGAAATTTTCAAAATTAGTACAGATAAATTAAGACATAGTAAATGGGATTTGTCTATTACAAGGAAAGAGGCATTTGTAAATGAAGAACTTGTGCCATTATTTCAAGGCGAAGTATTTAGAGCAATTAAAAGAACTGTAGGAGAAAGTCGTATTGACTACACTCAATACATAATGGCTCTTGAAGTCAATAAAGAGAAAGATTTTCTTAGAGCTTGCAAAAAAGGGTTTAAAGTGAATGGAAAATCTTTTAAACGTTTTGTTGGAACAACTGGTGGATTAAAGAGTAATACAGTTTTATTTGTCAGCGAAGATATTTATGATAAACTATATGAAATTTCAGAATGTGGTAGAAATAAAACTGTTCCTATAATTCCAGCTAAACTTGAAGCATATAGAGCTTTGTTTTGTAGTGCAAGTCAAAGAATTATTAGTCCTAATAAGATTTTAGTAGTGTCAGATTGTATTACTCAATATTATGACGATGTGATTAAATTAGATGATGGAAATAATGAAATTGAACCAATGATGGCAGTGCTAAAAAATGAATTATTAGAAAATAATAGTTCTGATGGATATAATTTATGCACAATAGGTTATATGGAGAAAGTTGCTAATGCTTTAGGATTAAATTACATTCCAAGTGGAGTATGTTTAAGAAACGCATGGTTAAAAGGTATGCTTTATCCATTTCCTATTGTGGAGTTCTTTGATAAATATATGAATGGCAATTATATTGTTAAGGATATTTGGGGAAATGATATTGATATTAGAGAAGTTGAAATGATTTTAACAGAATCTAGTCTAAAATTATGGAGTAGTTATAAGTCAATAGATGATTATGTTGAAAATTATAAAAAATATGGATATGAATTTGCTGTAACAAAGATTTCTCCACATAAACTTGAAGATGAAAGGGCGGTTAATTATCAATATTTGCAATCATATTATTTTTCAGATGAAGATATTCAAGAGTTATGTGAACCAACTGTAAAGTTCTTAAAAGATTCTATGTGCGGTGATTATCAATCAACATTGAAATTTTTAGGTATCAATGGTAATCTAAACGATAATAGTTGGCAACAAGCATTAGGAATTAGTGAATATATGATGAGTGACCCATATATAATTGATTCAGTACATAGAATGATTAAAAAGAAGATTAGTGATGCTAAAATTGGTAAGCTAATTGTAAAGGGAAACTATCAAATTTTAAGTGGTGATCCATTTGCTTTAATGCAACATATTTGTGGGTTGAAAATTACTGGATTACTTAAAGCAGAAGAAATTTATTCAAGTTATTGGAATCAAAATAATGTTGATGAAGTTTGTGTATTTAGAAGTCCTATGACAAGTCACAACAATATTAGAAAATGTAAGATTAACAATTCAAACGAAGCAAAATATTGGTATCAATATATGAACAATATAATGATTATCAATGCTTGGGATTCATTTTGTATGGCTTGTAATGGTGCAGACTTTGATGGAGACATCTGTTATTCAACTAATAATAATATACTTTTAAGAAATTACAGAAAGCTAATGCCTTTAATGTGTGTTCAAAGAAAGGCAGAAAAAATCATTCCTACAGAAGATGATATTATTAAATCTAATATGAATGGCATGGGAAATAAAGTAGGTCAAATTACTAATCGTGCAACAAGCATGATGGATGTTCAGTTTAATTTTGACAAAGATAGTGAAGAATGGAATATTATGACTTATAGGATTGCTTGTGGTCAATTATATCAGCAAAACGAACTGGATAAAATTAAAGGAATTGATTTTAAGCCCATGCCTAGATATTGGTTTAGCATCAAAGATTGCACAAATGACCAACAAAGACTATTGTGTGCTAATAAAAAGCCATATTTCTTTATATATAATTATGATTATATCAAAAAAGAATATATGGACTATATGAAGAATGTTGAAAGTAAGTGTTTAACAAAATTTGGCATTTCTTTAGAAGAATTATTAAATAAAACAAACTTAGCAGAAGAAGAACAATTATTTGTTAAGTATTATAATAATGGTCTACCTGTTGGATTTGGAGATTGTGCCATGAATAAGATTTGTTGGCATATTGAAAATGAATTTAATGGATATAAAATTTCATTGAAACATAATGGCAACTTTGACTATAACAAAATCAAATATCCAAAAAAGAGATGCACGGAAGCACATAGACAAGGATTAAAATTCTTGTGCGACCAATATGTTAAACAAGTTGCTTTATATAAACAAGAGCAAGAATTAAAAAAAGAATCAAGCGGAGAAGCACGAACAGAAGAATCTAAAAAAGAGAGAAAATTCATGCGTGAAGATTATGCTTGTAGTGCAAAAGAAATTTGTCCTAATGATGAAGAAAGACTTAATATTGTATTAGATATGTGTTATGGTTGTAGAAACAATAGACAGTTTTGTTGGGATGTTGTTGGTGATTTGATTATTCGTAGATTGGAGGAATTGGAAAATAATGGCGAATTATATATTTAATGAAAAACAATATATAGAAAAATTTTTGGGTGGAGAACAAGTTGAAGAAAAGATTGGAATGAGATATATAATTGGTTTATTGTTTCGATATTACTCCATTTATAAAAAAGATGAAGTTGAACCAAAAAATATTAAAAAACAAATATTTCAAGATTTGAGAAACAACGGTTCATTTGACAAAGAAAGTAGTAATAGACTACAAGACTTTGAACTAAAAAGGGTTATTGAAGGAGTTATAACAAAGAATAAAAAATATTATAAAGAGTATGGTGAATATAAATCATTAAAACAATTAGATTATATTCCTTTGTATTCAAGTGAATTTGATTTTATTCAAAGTTTAAGCAATGACCAAGAAAAGAAATTTATGTTTACTTGTTATATTCTTGCAAGATTTTATAATACAACTTGGGTAAATAGTTCTTACACAGAGATATTTAAGTTGGCGAATATTACAAAATCATCAAAAGATAAGGCATTGTTCGTAGGAAAGTTACTTAGAGAAGAAAAGATTTCTATGTCAGACTATGTAACAAGCCTTGCAATTAAGTTAAAAGAAGTAAAACAAGAAGACGATGAAGAGGTGATTAAGGTTTACCAAATGCAAAACCTCGGCAATCTATTCCTTTCATATATCAAGCCTAATTATAAGCAATGTGAAAAGTGTGGAAAATTGGTTAAGATTAAAAATAATAAAATGAAATATTGTACGAAATGTTCAGAAGAAATTAATAGAATACAGACAAAGGAAAGAATGTATAATGCAAGAAACTCATAAATGTTTGAAATAGAAAAATCCCCAAACCCCTTGATTTTACTGGCTTTGAGGGCACTTTTTGTTATCGGACTTACATTTCTTTATATGGAGAAGAAATGAAAATCTCCACTCCGATTAAACAAAAGTATGCAAGAAGTCGAAAGCAATAAATCACTTCTTTAATACCCCACCCATAGGGTTACAATATGTGGGTTTAATAATAAAGGGAGTAAGTAAACTATAAAATTTTGCTAAAAATATTGCTATGTCAACCCCGACAGTGGGGTTGTAAATAATATGCTGTCAAAAATAAATTAAAGAAAGGAGAAACAATGGCAGTAGAAAAGACAAATCCAAGACTTACAACAGCAGATATTGTTGAATTGATTGCTAAAAAATCTAATCTTACAAAATCACAAGTCCGTGAATGTTTACAAGAGTTTGCTGAACTATATAAATCACTAATGGCATCTGATAATACGCCTAGTGATTTTACAATGCCGTTACCTTATGTTGGCACATTCAAATTAAAGAAATATAAAGGAATGAAAAAAGGTAGTACATATAAAATCCCAGATTGGGATAATGGTGGAAGCATTATCAAAGTCGCAGAAGAAGATAGACCTGACTTTAATTTACCAGTCTTTGTTGTAAAGCCAGAAATTAGGGAGTCTAGGAAAGAAGCATCTAAACGTCAATGGTATAGGGAGCATAAAGATGGCTAAGAAAGATTTAACTATTGACCAACTGTGTAATTTAATTGCATTAGAAAGCAAATTATCTCCTAGAACAATTAGAACTGTGCTGGATTCTTTATATAAAGTTGTGTTAAAACAATTAAAACTAAATGAAAGAATCTATTTCATGGATTTTGGTGCTTTTGAAATATATGAAAGACCAAGTGGAGATAAAAAGATGGGTAACTTTGAAGAAGGTGGGTCTATTATTCGATACATTGCACCTAAAATTAAAGTGTTGTTCAAACCATCAGAGGCTTTAGAAAGAGCAATCAATGAAGATGATTTCACACCACCAAATAGGCGTAAGAAAAATAAAAAATCAAGAGCACAAATTGTAAGAGAATACAATGAGCGTCATAAGAATGAAAAGCCTACTAAAGAAGAATTACTTGTTAAAGCATTGAATGTATCACAAGCTAGACAAGAGAATGATGATTGGAAAGTTAGGCAAGCAAAGAAATAGAAAGGAAATATTATGGCAAAGCAAAAATACGAGAAAAAGCAGATTATAACAATTTGCGGTACACTCGATAAAAATGAAGACGGTATATATATTGTAACTGTCGAAGACAAAGACACATTTCAAGAATATGACTTAGCTGACATTTTAGAAGAAATGGAAGGTCATGTAATTAGTTTGAGTTCTGATGTTCTCTAATGAGGTATTCGTATGAATTTTGAAAGATTAGAGAATGAGACAGATGAAGAGCTAATATACAGAATTTGCTCACAGAAAGAAATAATTGGGACGTGGCAAAATGTTGCTGATATTTTGAATAGAGTATTAGGTTTCGATTATGGTGAGAGTACATATCGCAAAAAGTATCAAGCATTTCAAAAACTAATGCAAGCGAATGAGCATAAGTTTTTAGAGGATGATAATTATGTAAAAGAACTAAGACTTGAAAGACAAAAACTTGCAAAAGAAAAGCAAAAATTATCAGATGAACGTACAGAATTAAATCGTCAAATTCGTGAACAAGCAAGAAGAGAATCTTATCTTGAAATGATTAAAAATGTATTATGTGATAATACACAACCATTTGAACTTAATATTGACAAAGAACATATTGATGATTTAGCAATTTGTAGTGGTCGTGATTTATTGTGCCATTTTACAGATGTTCATACGGGTATATATATTGATAATTTCAAGAATCATTTTGATGAAAATGAACTAAAGAAAAGAATTGAAAATTATACAATTAAGATTATTCAAATTCAAAAGTTACATAAAGCTGAAAATTGCTATATTGTAGCTTCCGAATTGATTAGTGGGTTAATTCATAATAATCTTAGGTTACAAAATAACTTAGACCTTATGGAACAATTCAAAACAGTTTCTTTATTGTTTGCTACAATGATTCAAGATTTATCTCAATATTTCAATAATGTGTACGTGTATACAGTTGAGGGCAATCATTCACGTATCATAGCAAAGAAAGAAGATTCGTTGCAAGGCGAAAACATGGACATTTTACTTCCATTTTATTTGCAAGCAAAATTGCAGAATTATCAAAATGTTCATATTAAAGAAAATATGGTATGCCAAGATATTGCTATGTTTAATGTTCGTGGTAATAATGTGTTTGCAAGTCATGGTGATAAGGATTCCCCAAGTAGTGTAGTACAAAATTGGACTATGATGTTTGGAATTAAACCTGACATTGTATTACTTGGACACAGACATACAAATGGAATGACTACAGTATATGATACTAAAGTACTAGAAAGTGGTTGCATATCGGGCACAGACCAATATGCTATGTCAATTAGAAAGTGTAATAGACCAGAACAAACAGTGTCTATTATTGATGAAACAGGATTAGTATGTCTTTATGACATACAACTTGATTAGAAAGGGAAAAATTATGTGCCAATATTGTGAAGAAGATAGAGAACCAGTAATTGCTTGTGATTTAACACTTGTTGATGAAAGTGGTAATGTTACTACTTTACAAAAGACTGAAAGTATGTATTTTGACCATGAGCTATCACAAATTGCAGATTGGTTTAAGAGACTACTAAATGCCGCTGGATATGACTTTGTTGAAGAAGTAAAGATTATCAGCTCTAATAACAAAGAATTTTCTAGTGAAGATTTATAAAAAATTGTTGACAAACTAAAGATTATGTAGTATAATACCATTATAAGATAAAAGTTTACATATTTTCCGTCTTGGAGAATTTATGTATACATATTAAAAACCCCCTCATTTAACCCGACACACATGAAAGAGGTAAACCAAACAATATGTGGCTAATGTGTGGTATTGAATGGTCGCAGCTTATGGGTAACTGCAATCCCGTAAGGGTTTTCACCGAGATAGACGGTTAGAATATCTATACTCATATCAAGGCTAAACTTTGCAAGTGGAGTATCTTGTAGTAGTATACCTGATTATACCTATATGGATAATACAAGTAGAACAAAGTTATGCGGTGCTAAAATCCGTTGGTTAATTCTTATCCAGCTAAAACTCACCAAAAAGAAAATACTTTCCTAAACGAGACTTATAGAACAACGTCTATAGGACATTAAAGAATTAACTTTCAATTATTCAACAAAGTTACAAGAGTAATATTCTGCAAAATATGAAATTGGTTATAGTTGAATTGCTTATAGGTAATTTGCAGATTGCCTATAAGAATATTTTGTGATTGGCAATCACTATGTTATGATGACAACATAACAGAAACGACCTCGGTTCGTCACCGAGTTTTATAATGTGGAGTCCGACAAGACTTTAAAAGGCTGTCTACATAGTCCATGCGAGACTTAATTGAGAAGAGGACAAAATTAATCAGATTGATAGGGTAACGTGCAACGGTATAGGAGCTGGCGCAGAAAGAGCGTCATAAAATAACAGTGTGGAGTTGCACCAAGTCAACGGTAGCAGAAAAAAATGACGAATAAAGGGATTTTGCGTTGACACTACATATTTATTTTGTTAAGGGCTAATGGTCATTGACTGTTGGCTCTTTTCGTACATATGAAGTCCATATGAATATAACCGAAAGGTGGAAATTTATTTGGCAAAGAAAGATAAAAAAATAAAGATTTCTTTTGTTGATAGTTTTTCGGCACAAGAAGTAACTGGGTCTAATGTTTATGTGGAAACACCTAATCATAAAATATTATTAGATTGTGGTATGCACCAAAGTAATGATAAAAAGCAAGACTACTTAACTAATAATAGAAAAACAAAAGAATATAGACCAAAAGATATTGACTTGATATTTTTAACCCACACACATCAAGACCATATTGGTTTATGTCCAAAATATTGTAAGGATGGATTCAATGGTAGTATTGTAGTGCCTTATGGTTCAAAAGAGGTGCTAAAAAGAATGTGGGTAGATTCTGCAAATATCAATGAAAGAGATATTGAGGTCATAAATAAGCAAGAAAACAAGAAATGGAAACCACTATATGAACTTGATGCTGTAGATAATGCTTATGAAAATACGATTGAATTTTCTATTAACGAAAAAATTGTAATAGATGATGAGTTGAGTTTTATGTTTGTACCAAGCGGTCATTTAATAAATGGTTGCCAAATTATATTGTGGATAACTATTGATAATTTAACAAAGAAAATATTATATACTGGTGATGTAGGAAATCCATTAGTAGATAATAAGTATGTTGGTAAATTAGAAAAAGTTGAAAAATGTGATATTGCTATTTGTGAAAGCACTTATGGTGATAGACCTAATTTCAAAGTAAGAAAAAAAGAACGTAAAAACGATTTAGATAAATTAAAGACTATTATTGATACACAAGTTGTTAGAATGAATGGCAGGTTGATAATTCCTGTATTCGCACAATGTAGGTGTCCACAAATATTACAAATGATATATAGTTTATATAAAGATGACAATACATTTGATAAACATATTTATATTGATTCACCTTTAGCAATAGATTTGTTGTCTTTGTTAAGAGAAAACTTGCGTGACGAGGAATTACAAGAATTTGATAAAATGTTGGAATGGAAAAATTTAGTGCTATGTTCTAAACCTGATGATAGCAAAGCATTAGTTGATTCTAATGAATCTTGTGTTATTCTGTCAACAAGTGGTATGATGACGAATGGAAGAATTAGACATCATTTTAAAAAGATAGTATCAGACCCAAACGCTACAATATTGTTTTGTGGATATTCAACAGAAGGAAGTTTGGCTTCTATGTTAAAAGACCCAAAAAGAGAAACAATAGATATTGATGGGAAAACTTATACTATTAAATGTGCTTCATATAGTTTGAAATCAATGAGTGGTCATGCTATGTATGAAACATTAGTTGATTATTATTCAAATATAAATTGTAATAAGATAATTTTACATCATGGTTCATCAGAAGCTAAAGAAAGTTTGGCAAAAGGATTAAAAGATATTTTATCAGATAAATGTAAAAGCACAAAAGTTATATGCGCTAACAATTCTTTAAAACTTACTATATAGGAGAATTATATGGAAAAATTAAAGATATACATATTAGGAATGATTACTACTTTAGTGGCGTTACCTATAATTGATGAAGTCGTTGAAATTATATGTAGTTTTCTTGAAATCTTAAAAGGGATTAGCACAAAAAAAGTTCTAAAAATAAATAAAGATATTATGGATTTACAAGAACAATTAGAACCTGTAAATACAAGTTGTATAAGTTTTGAAGCGCCCAATACACAATATTATGATGATGATTGGGAAAATAGTAAAGTAAAGAATAGAATCGGATTTAGGTAAATTCGTTTGGGGAGGATTGGTTAATCAATGGTTGGCTGATTCTCCGTACATATTAGAGGTATTATTATGGCGAGAAAAGCAGAAAATGTAACATTATGTATGGGTCATAATACCCCAATGTTACAATGTATTGGTTTGAAAAAGGAAAGTGAATATTTTAGTTCATGGAGTCAATTTCATGCCAATGGTAAAGTTCCTTATTGTAAGGAATGTTGCAGTAAAATTTTTAATTATTATTTAGATGAAACAAAGTCGGCTAAGACCGCTTTATACTATACATTGATGAAGATTGACACACCATTTATTAAAGAAGTTTATGAAAAAGTAAATGAACGTAGTTTAAGTGGTGATACCAATGGTAAGAAAACATCAATCAATATAGGTACATATATGAATGAACTCCGTAAATATTCTAAGAATAAAGAAATATGGAGTGATTTCAGTGCAACTAATGTAGATATTACAGAGGTTGATAGTAAAATTCAAACTGCTGAAATTAAGCAGAAAGAAATGAAACAATGGGAAATTGATTGGGGAATACAAGATGAAGTTCAAGACTATGAATTTTTGAATGACACATTTAATCGTTATACTAAAGGTGTAGAATTTGTAAACCCTCAACAAGAAGATTTATATAGGGATTTGTGTCGAGATAGATTATTATTAAGAAAAATTAATGATAATAGGTATAAAGGTGATGAAACTATTGACAAGGTGCAAAACAGAATTAGTAAAACAATGGCTACATTAAAAGTAGATCAATTTGAAAGCAATAGACCTAAAACCGCAAGTGAACAAGCATTATTTGAAAAAATAAGATTATGTGATGAAAAAAATGTAAAAGATGTTTATAATCATCCTACTAAAGACTTGAAAGATAGAGAAGATTATGACAAAATAAAAGCATATAATGAATTATTTAGTCTTAGACCACTAGGGAATATGCTTGTAGGACATAGAGATTTCAATGTTAGTTTGGAGGATTTAGACCAATATGACCTTAGAAGAAACCAAACAACTTGAGCAATTAACATTAAAGAAAAAACGTGAAGATAAGAAGATTCGTACAAAGCAAGATATGGATAGGTCATATGCTGAATGGCAAATGTTTTATCTAAATAATCTTAATATTTTCACAGAAGATTATCTTGAAATTCCATTACATTATTTTCAACATCAATTATTACTTGATTGTTGGGAAAATGATATTGAGTACATAATTGCAAGTCGTGGATTGTCGAAGAGTTTTTCGATTGGAGTCCTTGCAAATGATTTAGCTTTACTATTGCCCGGTGTTCAAATAGGTATTGCTTCTTTAACATTAGGACAATCTAATAAAATAATCAATGAAAAAATTGATGAGTTATTAAGCAGTGAAAAACGTGGTATTAGTCCCGTTCTTAAGCAATTAAGACGTGATGGTTATATTAAGTTTGAGAATGATAAAACTACGGATGCAAGAGTTGTTGTTTATGGCAATGGCTCAAAAATATTTGCTGTAAACTGTAGTGAAACTGGTAGAGGTAGTAGAACTAATATTTCAATTCTTGATGAATGTGTTCTCGTTAAGCGTAAAGATTATGATGCAATAGTAGAACCTATGCTTGAGCCATATAATGTAAATGGACTTTATATTGAACCAAAACAAATATTTATGACTTCTGCAAAAACAAAAGATAAATGGGTATGGAAGCATTTAATTAAATGTGTAAATGGTCACTATAAAGATCCACATATTAAATATGGATTTTTTGCTGGTGATATTTTTACTGCTGTCGCAAATAGGGTTCAAACAAAGAAACAGTATTTAACAAGAAAAGAAAATACTAATGAGTTTGAATTTAATCAAGAGTTCTTAAACTTGTGGCAAGGCGAAAGTGAAGGAAGTTTGTTTACGTTTGAACAATTCCATAGTCAACAAGTTTTAGATAAGGCATTTTATCCAAGAACTCCACAACAGTATATAGATTGTGAACCAAATGAATATGATTTTAGTAACGATGATGAAATTCGTTGGATGGCTAATGATATTGCTGTAGCTGGTGGAAATGAAAACGATAATAGTGCTATTATATTAGGAAAAGTTGATTCAGATGATTTGATAAAAAAAGTTGAATATATTACTACTAAAAATGGTATGAACTCTTTGGAACAAGTTGTATTGATAAAAAGATTATTTTATGAATATAAATGTTCATATTATGTTATGGATTCGAAGGGAGTAGGAAATGTAATCTTCGACTTATTAACAATTCCAACGGAAGATACAGAATATGGTATTACTTATCCTGCATGGACAGTTTGTAAAGACAAGAGATTGCAAATTAGTTCTGACAATGTTATAAATGATAAGATTCAGAGAACTCTTACAAATGATGCTCAAGAAGTTATTATACCTATTGCTGGAACTGCCGAAATTAACTCAAATATGCACTTATCGTTACAAAAAGTATTAAAAGATAAGAAGATTCAATTCTTACAAGATGATGCAGAAGTTGAGTATAAAATTCAAACAGACAATCCTAAATGGATTACTTTAAGCGCAGAAGAAAAAGCAGAATTTTTACTGCCATTTTTAGAAACAAGATTTACTGTAAATGAGTCTATATCTCTTAACACTGAATATAAAGGTGGATTAGTAAAAGTAAAAGAAGATAGAAGCGCAACAAAGGATAGATATATGACATTAGCAATGTTTAATTATTTTGGTGATAAATTGATAAATACATTGCTTAATGATGATTATGTAGATGAAGTCAATCTTGATGATTGGCAATGGTTAAGTCAAACAACTGGTTGACAAAAATATATGAGAAAGGAGCAACCTCATATTGAGTGAAAATAAAGAAAGCCTTTCTGAGCAAGAATTAGACCAAGTTTTACAATTTGCTCAAGGCTTATATAACGGTTTGAATGGGGGGTATTTTTGGACTCCTTTTTCACAAAACCAAAACTTGCTTGCTTTAAATAACAATGGTCAAAAACCAACACAAGAAAAGTTATCTAAAGCATTAGAAACAGCACCTTATGATTATGGTTCATTAGCATCATATTCTGAATTTATGGAAATTTGGGATGCGATTTATGCTAAGACTTTAAGATATTTTAGTGGACTACTTTCTTTTGATTTGTCTTACACTTGTAAAAACATTAAGAATCCAAGTGATTATAATTCAAAAGAATATAAAGATGATATTAAAAGGGTTCATAAGTTTCTTGATAACTTTGATTATAAAACAGAATTTGACAAAGTTGTTAAGCAAATGTTAAGAACCGAAACGTGTTATACATGGTTTAGAGACTCATATGAAGACTTAAATAGCCCTATTGATATTGACAGCGATGAAGGCAAAATTCGTAGAAATGAAAAGTTTTCATTACAAATGATGCCACAAAAGAACTGTATGTTGACTGGATATTTTAATTGCAGTCAATTATTATATGACTTTGATATTAACTATTTTCTTAATGGGAATGTAGACATTAACTTGTTTGCTCCTGCTTTGAAGAAGAAATTCAAAGAAGCATATACTAATGAAAATGGAGAGTATATTCCGTCTGCTCAATTAAATTATAGGAACGGTTCTTTTGCTAATTGGGTACAATGCAGTCCTAATGATGGAGCTTATGCGTTTAAGTTTGATTTAAGCAATTTTAGACAAGTACCACCTTTGATGACTTTGTTAAAGAATTGCTTGAATAATGATGCTATTGAAGAAATGCAAAAGAATAAAGATTTGATTTCAGCATACTTTATTATGGCTGGTGAAATTGAAACTATGCAAACTGATAAAAGCGGTAAAAAAGCAAATCAATTTGCTATCACACCTAAAGTTTTAGGGCAAATGATGAATCTTGTAACTAGAGGTTTGAAATCAAATAATATTTTAGCTAGTGCATTTCCTTTGAAAGATATTAAAGGTTGGCAATTTACAGACAGTAATCCAAGTATGGTTGAAAAGCAATATACTACAACTGCCGCACAAGGGGCAAGTGCAAGCACAATGATTTATACAACAACTAAAATGGCACAATCAGAACTTGAAAATGCTATTTATGCAGATTATTGTTTTATGAAACCTTTATATGAGCAATTTAATCAATTCCTTAATTTCTATGTAAATAAGAAAACAATAAAATATAAGTTTGAGTTCTCTTTTGATGGACTTAATAGACCATGGGATAGAAAACAAAGGCAAGAAACTTTAAGAAATTTTGCAGATAAAGGGATTGTATTAGACGCAACTCAATGGGCGAGTGCTTATGGAATGAAACCACAAGCATTTCAACGTAGTTTAGAGTGTGCTCATAATGATACTACATTTATTAGTAATTTAACTATGATGTTAAATGCTAATACAATGCAATCAAGTGGTGAAGATAATGTAGGTGCACCAAAGAAAGATTCTTCTGAAAGGTCTGATAAGACAGAGGAAGTTTCTGATTATGTGGATTAGGAGGGTTGAAATGATTATAAGACAAACTCCTAAAGATAAGGATAAATATATTGCTGTGAATAGTGATACAAGTAATGTATTACATGAGCATGGTTTTTATCCTAAGTATATAGATAATGAATTTATATATTATGTAAAAAGTAAAGAACTAATTGAATTTATGTCAATGGAGGGTTTATAATGCAAGAATATATAAAGAAGTTCTCTGTTGACGATGTTCAAATGTATAGAGAACAAAATGAAGACCCCGATTTTGCCGTTGTAGAAATTTATGCTTTGGCAGAGGGCAACAATACTCACAAGAATCCTTTTTCGAGAGAGGTTCTTGAACGTGATGCCGACACTTTTAAAGGGAAATTTATTATAGGCAAATATGATAAGTTTATTAAAGACACAGAATCGCATGAGATAGAGCAATCGGTGCTTGGCTATGTTCCACCTAATGAAGAAGTGGAATTTAGAATGAAAGAAGTAGATGGTGTTGAAAAAGAATTTGTTGTGGTAAAAGGTTTACTAAGCAAAATCTATGCAAAAGATGTTGTAGATATGTTCCGTAGTAAAAATGAAAGAACTGTAAGTTGTGAATTTTCTTGTAGTACAGAGTATGATGAGAATGAATATGGAAAAGCTGTAGATGAATTTGGTGTTGAATTAAATATTGATAATCCAGTATTGAGTTATCATATCCATGGAATTACCGTGTTAGGGCTTCGTTATAATCCGTCTGTAGCTGGGACAGAAATTAAAGTTAAGCAATTTGCAGAAGAATCATTACAATCTCACCCAGTAGATAAGTCTAAAGAAGCTGTTGATATGGGAGATTGGAACGGAAATAAAGCAAAAGATGATTTATTAAAAGAAAAGAATTTTAAGACTGTTGCTAAAAGTGTATGCTTACTTTTAGAGGATGGTTGGGAAGAAAAAAGAAAAGGTTCTTTAAAATATCCAGTTATGAACTTAAAAGATGGTAAATGGGTATATAATGCAGAGGGTCTTTCAAGTGCTAGAGCTTATGGAGAACAGCATGACTCTAGTGTAGCTGAAAAAGCAATTTCCATTCAAAAACGATTGGGATTATATAAAGATGACAAGGAGGACACTATGTCAAGCGAAAAGAAGTTTGCTATAGATATTGGAAATCTTTGGTGTACCATTTATAATGTTTTGGAAACAAAATACCCAGATGATGACTACGGTTCTATTTATAGAATTGAAGGAATTTATGAAGAAGGTACTCAAAAATTTGCTATAATCTATAAAAAAGACGAAACTACAATGTACAAACTTGATATTACTATTGAAAATGATAATATTGTATTGGGTGAAGATATTGTGGAAGTAGAAAAAACTTATGTTGAGCAAGGCAATGTTAAAAAGTTCTCTGATGGAAACATTGACAGTAAGTATAAATTATTTAATGATGCTGAAAAGGATGTTGTTATGGAAGAGAAAGAAAAAAATAAAGAAATGGCTCAAGATAATAAGGAAGAACAACCTAAAGAAGAGGAAACTAAAGAAATGGGTTGTGACGAAACAAAAGCAATGGCTGATGAAGAATCTAAGGAAGAAAAGAAAGAAGAAAAGCCTCAAGAGGAAGAAAAGAAATTTTCTTTAGATGCTTACGTTGACCAAGTTGCTATGGTAGCAATGCTTGAAAAAGAGACAGAACAAAATAAGGAGTTAGCAGAAAAGGTTATGAAACAAATGTCTGCTAATGAAATTGTTGAAAAGTTTGTTCAAATGTCTAAAGAAAATGCTGAATTAAAGGCTGAAAAGGAAGCTAATGATACTGAAAAGAGAGATAAGAAGTTTTCTGCAATTATGGCTTCTGTTAAGGAAGATCTTGATGAGAAGAAATTTTCTGAACTTTCCGAAGAAGGTAAAAATCTTTCTTTAGGTGAACTTGGTGTTTTTGAAAATAAGGTTAAGGCATTTGCTTATGAGGCAACTAAGAACAAACCAAAACAAGATGATGACGGTATTATGAGATTTGCTGGTGTTAGGGAAGAAACTACAGTAAAAGAAACCGTTGATGACATTTATAAAAAATATCTATAAGATAAGGAGACAATAACATGGCAAGACATGGTTTTATGATTGAAAAAAGAATCAGTGCTAAAGACGTAGAAGCATTAAATAGAAGTGCTAAGTCTTTGGCTGATATTGATGGTGGTATGCTTGTAAAGCTCGGTGAATATGCCGATGGTGTATGGAATGTAACTAAGGCTACAGAGGGTGAAGGGCTATATATGGCATATAATCCTTCTGAGCATTTTACCAATGTAAACGGAAGACTCTTTGCTGGTCTTACAAAAGACCCTAGAGATTATACTAACTTGACTGGTAGAACCTTTGATATTTTCAAGCTAACAAAGGGAGATATTGTAGGTATTACTGCTGAACTTATTAAAGCGGCAGATGTAGAGACTGTAGAAAAGGGTAAGTTCCTTGAGCAAGGGGCTGATGGATATGAGAAGAAAGATGCCGCAACTGCTTCTACTACTTCTCTTAAAGTAATTGATATTGAAACACTACCTTTCCCTAACAATGGCAATGGTGGTATTGGTATGGAGTTTTCTAAACTTTATATTTGTGAAGTAGAACAAAACTAATTGATAAGGAGATAATACAGATATGAGAGAATTGATGAGTGTAAAGAGATTTGCTAAAGAATCTCCCGAACTTTATAAAGTATTCAAAGATTATGCTGATAATGTATTTGCCGTTGAAAGAAATGTAAAGGGTAAATCTTTCTCTGCTATGTCTTTGGATGACAAGGAAAAGGCTATTAACAAGATGTTTGCAGAAGAAATTGCAAGACGTTCTAAGGTAGAAGTTTCTGCTTATGACGGAGATTATGCACACTACTGTGAAAACCCTATCGTTAAGTCTTTTGCTGATTCCATCTTTGATAGAATGATTGATATGATTCTACCCGAAGCACTTAATACTTCTGTAGGTCTTATTGCTGAAATTGCATATATTGATTGGGGTGATACTGCAAAGTTTGACCTTGACAACAATGCACTTTACAATGTCTATAAAGCTGGTTACAGACAAAAGAATGGTCTATTCCAACAACTTGAAGGTCAAACTGTAACTGTTGCTCCCGAAAATAGACAAGTATCTCTTACTTTCACTTTGTTTGAGATTCTTACCGGAAGAAAGTCTATTGCAAAGGAAGTAATGAAGGCTGTTCGTTCTATTGAACTTGAAATGGTTGATGAAGCATGGGATGCGTTTACTGGTGCAGTAAATCATGCTAATACACCTAACGAACTAAAAGTTCAAAACTATACACAAGCAACTGCTGTTGGTCTTGCAGATAAGGTAACTGCTTGGAATGGTGGAAAGAAGGCTGTATTTGCTGGAACTCCTTTATCTCTTTCCAAGATTGTACCTACTGATGCAAATTATCGTTATACTCTTGATGATGATATGGTTAGATTGGGATATGTTAAGGACTTTATGACTTACGATGTAATTCCTACTCCTAACTTTGCTGATAGAAAGTCTACAACTTACGGATTAAAGTTACCCGACAATAAGATTTATGTTGTATCCCCTGCTTCTGACAAGATTATCAAGATTGCAGTAGGAGGTTCTTTGACCGTTCCTAGTGGGCAATTTGAGAACGCTAATATGAGCCAAACTCATACGATTAATAAAGCGTGGGGCATCGTTTGTGCGACTAATTCAATTTGCGGTCAAATTTCTCTACAATGATAGAGTAAATAAATTAAGGGAGCTTTATTGCTCCCTTGTACATATTAAATGAAGATAATTAAGGAGATTTTTATATAAATGGCAGAAGAAATTAAAACAACTTCAACTAGAGGAAGAAAACCTAGACCAAAGGTTGAAGAAACAGTTATGGAGCAAAGTGATATGACTCAAATGATGGCTAAAATGCAAGAACAAATTTTAGCGCTACAAAAGCAATTAGCTGAGTCTACCGAAAAAGCAAAAAAAACAGATAAAGAAAAATCTGATTTACAACAATTAGTTGAAGCACTAAAGTCTGATGGAAATACAGAAACTAAGAATTTACCAAAGAAAGTAAAAGTTATTAGTTTAGTTCCAAATATTTATAATCTTACTACTCAAGAAGATGGGAAAGGGAAGGCTTTTACTTTTAAAGAATTTGGTCAGATGATTACAATGAAAACTTCTGAATTGGAAGAAATTCTTTCTATTCAATCATATCGTAATCAAGCAGAACAAGGTTATTTTTATATTCTTGATAAAGATATTGTAGAAGACCAAGACCTTACAGAAGCATATAAACATATTAGTAATAAAGAAGCTATTGAACATGTTATGAATCTTGATAGTGATGAATGTGTTGATATTTTCTGTGGATTGAATAAAGATATGCAAGAATCTTTAGCGGCTCAAATAGCTGAAAATATGGCTAATGGTGCAAGATTAGATAGAAATAGAATTGCTGATATTTCTATAAGAACAGATATTGATATTGAAAAAATTGCAGAACAATTCAGAAAAATTCACAAATAAATAGTAATGGGAGTTCTATAACTCCCATGAGTACATAAAGGAGGTGGCAAGATGCGTGTGACATTTAAGGATGTGTTAAATAGAGCATATACCACATTATTCACTGATTATAAATTAGACAACCTAATTAAGATGGATGAGCAAGCATTTTACACTTTCTTAGGCGGTTTTTTGGTTAATGCTACAGACCTTTTTTCTGGAACGTTGACCGATTTATCATACCATTCAGAAGTAATAAAAGATGAAAATGGCAATGATAATATTGAATATGTATTTGATGCTGATTTATCAAGTAAAGAAGTATATATTCTTTGTCTTGGTGTAGCATTAGGTTGGTATAAGAAAGCATTAGATGATGTAACTCAATTTAAGTTGCATTTGTCAAGTAAAAATTTTAAAAACTTCTCCGAACAAGCCAATATTTCCAAACGATTAGAAAGACTTGGGGCAATGGAAGAAGAACTTTCAGAAGCTATTACTGCATATCAACTTAACAATTTTGATAAATTACCCTTCTTTGGAGGTGCTTAATGTTTAATTTTAACATAAAGAATTATTTAGACAAAATAGTACAGACTCCAAAAGAATATTATCAAGGTCTTGTTCAAGCTACAATAAATGACCAATGGATAAATACAACGCAATTATTTACAATTAAAGAACAATCAGCTTTGCCATTTGTAGACGAATATACAGAATATGAAGCATGGGTTGATGTTATTTCAGATAACTTAATTAACACTTCAAAAGTATATTCAGACTTTGTTAGGGTTTTGTTTCAAGATATTGACCATAAACAGAATTATAAAGGTCAGTATTATAAAATGGCTTTAGATGGTGAGCATGAAGAATATTATATATGCTATGACCGTATGGGAACACTTGACCAAGTAGCTGATTTTAGTTGTGTTCGGTGCAATAATGTATTGACTTGGATTGATGAATATGGTAAAATAGTTGAGATGCCTTGTTATTTAGGAACAGACATTAGTTCTACAAACAATTTAATTAACAAAGATGGTACTGTACCCAACACAAGATTGATTATTCTTGTGCAAGCTAACGACTATACTATGTCCATTGTTAAGAATCAAAGATTTATGTTCCAACATTCTACTGCATTTAAGGTGGAAGAAGTAAACAATTATATGCGTGAAGAAGGTACAAATGGTCAAGTCACTTGTGTAAAAATTTATGTGGATTATAGTGCTTTGTTGCCAAGTGATAATAAAGAGTTAAACATATGTGATTATTACAAGGTTGATTACACATTAAAGATTGACCAAGGCAATATTGAACAAACGCAAGGATTTAAAGGTAAATTAACAGCAACAGTTAAGAATGGAACTGATGTTATAGATGTACCTTTAAAGTGGTCTACAAGCGATTCTGACGTTGTTGAAATTGATGAGCAAGGAAATTATCAAGTTATAGGAGAAATAGGCTCTATAGGGCAAATAACGTGTTTTATGGCTGATAATGAAAGCATATATGACACGATAACAATTAAAATTGTGGATGACTATTTACCTGAAAAGAAAATTGTTATTAATCCTAATAATATCACAGAATTGAATCAAGGTCAAGTAATTGATTTTACTTGTGGTGTGTATATTGAAGGAGAGAAACAAAACGAGGTTGTAACTTGTATGTCAAGTGGAGCAGATGTATATTCTTATACATTGACAGAAACACTTGATGGATATAAACTTGCTGTGAGACAAGAATCTGATAATGATTTGGTTTTAACTTTTAGTGCTGACGGTTGTGATGACGTTGTAATGACAATCGAATTATTAGGACTATTGTAGTTGTAGGAGGAAAATTATGTTAGCGAATGAAAATAATTATATGGCTTTTAATGATTTTTCAGAGATACCAGACCTCCCCTACAAAATTATTGAAGTGTTATTGACAGATACAAGTCAAGATGCAGAAGATTTTTGGAAATTGCTTAAATATACAGAAGTTAATGCACTAAAACAGAAAAATCTTACATTAAAAGAGAAAAGGGCAATGATATGGCAAGGAGAAAGCATTGAACAAAATTTTAATGTTTTCTTAAAACCTTTAATCGGTTCTGCCATGGATAGTGCCGAAGCCCAAACACAGTTAAGATTATATAGATATAATACAACTCCTACAACACAGTTTGAAGCAATAGTATGTTTTGAAGCAGACTTTGTTACAAATGAAAAGACTTCATTAGTAAGAAGAAATAAAATCTTGTGTGAAAGAACAGATGTTATGGAAGCACTATTCCTATCTGTTATGAATGGAAGAGATATTGAAATTGGTAGTGGAGTGTTTCAATTCAATAGAGAATTGAGTAGGTCTTGTAATAGCCAATTAAATATTGGTAATTCTAAATCGTTCTACGGTCGTAGTTTGATATTAGCATTACAATTTGTTGGTGCTGATAGTGGAGGTAGCTGTGGTTGATTTAGAAACATTAGAGTTGAATTATTTTGTAAATATGGATAATGTACCATATGAATTAAAAGATGGTGGTTTGATTTATATTAAACCTATTTTAGTGAAAGATTATTCACGATATTCATGGGCGAAAGAAATTTTGAGTATAGAGAAGAATGAAATAAATGACATTGAAATTATTCAAATGTCTTATCTTGAATTTCTTATCAAAAAAATATTCGCAATGAACAAAGAATCAGAAGATAAACTAAGATGGTTAATTAAATTGTGTATGGATGAAGATTATGTTGCATTTGTAGATAATAAAATATATATCTGTGAACAAGATACAACAATTAAAGCAATTATCAGACCAAAAGAATTTGACGATATTTCAAAGATAATTCAATCACAAAATGACCCAAATTATGATGACAGATATGTTTCACCCGAAGTTAAAGAGTTGATGCAAGATTATTATAAAACAAAATATAGTAATATCACTTCTCCAACTTTAGAAAAGAAGAAAGCATTTGTATCAAGTAAGACAAGTAAAACATTTAAAGAATTGAATGAATTGCCTTATCGTGAATTTGAATTGATATATGATGCTTGCAAAGATAGTGAAATATACATAGGGCAGAAAATTATACAAGGGTCTTATAAATATGATGTAAAAGAAGATATTAAGCACCCATTATTTGTACCTAAGAAAGATCCATATGAAGAATTGTTTACAGATACTTCTATATTGGCAAGTAAAGGTATTAGTGGTGCTGAAAATCTAACTGCAATGAACTTACAACAAAATAATGCTTGACATTATGTTCAAGATATAATGTACTTATAGGGTAACGCATGGTGGGGGTATACTCTCACCACCCTAATAATAAAAAATAACAATGTAAAAATATAGGAGGATATAAAATATGTCAACTCGCTTTGTTTTAGCCTCTGTAGGTACGGTTCAATTTTTTGACCAATCTAGCGGAGACTTAATTGTAACAAGTAAGACATTAGTAGATAGTGGTATTAACTTTTCTGTAACAGCAGAAGATATTCGTGGCGGTATGGCAAACGCTCTTTTAAGCCAGTATTTCCATGACTCCGCAATGGGATTAACTCTTACAGACGCACTCTTCTCATTAGAGTATATGGCTTTAAATGTCGGAGGTACAATTCAAACTGGTGCAGATGTTCTTACATTAGAACAAGTTACCACAACCGAAGCAAATAAAATTACAGTCAAAGAAACACCTCAAAAGTTTGGTAATTTTGGTGTAATTGGATGGTATTCTTTGCCCTCAGAAGATAATTGGACTAAGATTACTTTTGATGCAGATACAAAAACTGCAAATGCACCTGACTTACCTCAAGGAACAACCGTTTGTGTAAAGTATACTAAGACAGATACAAGCGCCGAACAATTTGTTGTAAGCTCTGCATTTATTCCTGCGCAAGTATATGGTGTACTTACTTTGCCTTTGTTTAAGTTTGGAACAGAAGCAAAACAATTTTCTAATAGTTCCAAAGTTGGTGAGGTTCAAGTAGTAATCCCCAACTTTATCTTTAGTGGAGCTATGGATTTGTCTTTAACCGCAAGTGGATCAACAACTACTCCGTTAAGCGGTAATGCTCTTGCAACATTTACAGGACTTGAGGGTTGTGATTCTAATGAGGGCTACTATGCTTATGTTAAGCAAATTACTTATAACAAAGATGAATTTGCTGATGTAAAGGCTATTGTTGTAGCCGATGCTAATTTGGAATTGAAGGCTAAGGAAACACAAACTTTACAAGTATATGCTATTTATAGTGGTATTAAAGCCCCCAAACTCATTGACAATTCAAAATTAACCTTCACCAGTAGCAATGATACTTATGCTTCTGTTGATGCGAAAGGTGTGGTTACCGCTAATGCAGAAGGTCATGCCGATATTGAAATCGTGGTAAAAAATCGAAATACCTTGATGACTGCCGCAGTTGTAGATGTTCAAGCATAAAAATAACTAAGTTGAAAGGAGAGTCTTTATGGCTCTCCTTAATTAAAAAGACTTGGTTATAAAGCCAAGTCTTTATTTTATAAAGAAAGGTGGCTTTTAGATGTATAATAATTATATGCCTAATAATTTTGGCATGAATAACAATCCTAATCCTATGAACATGATGAACATGGGACAATTAAGTACATATCAACAACCTCAACCACAAAACCAACAGCAACAAAATAGTGGCAATCCTTTTATAATGGTGTCAAATATGAAAGAAGCAAAAGAAAAAATTCTTCCATATGGTAGTACAGTTTGGATGCGAGATAGTAGTGACCCATATCTGTATGTCAAGGGAATATCTTTAACGGGTGACCCCTCATTTCATGTATTAAAGGTTGAAGATGTGACAGACCAAATGTTAAACAATAATGGTCAAACTCAAAACAATAATCAATTTGTTCAAATCCAAGATTTTAACTTATTAAATCAAAAGGTTGAACAGTTGCAGAATAGTGTGAACTATTACAGTGATATTTTAAATAAGGCAATGACTCCGACTCAACAAGTAGTTGAAGAACCTAAAAAGGTTGGTAGACCTCCAAAAACTGAGAAAGTTGGTGAGGTAAATGGCTAATTTTTGGGATTCTATAGGTGGTGCAAAACCACAATCACAAGGTAACAATTTTAATTTACAAGGATTTTTGAAATTTGCTCAAGAAATGAAGGGCAAAGACCCTAATGTGGTATTACAACAAATGATACAAAATGGTCAAGTAACACAAGACCAAGTAAATAATGTAAAGCAACAAGCACAAGGAATAGAACAAATGTTGAAAACATTAGGAGTTCGATTATAAAATAGAAAGGTGGCAAAGAAACATTAGTTACATTTCCAAGTAACTGATAAAATGAAATGAAAAGATTATATGTAGTTTACAACGCTACATTAGGTATGCTTAAAGGAGGTGTATCTAGTGTTAATTTGTAAATATAGATTATATACAATCTCTAGTGCATCTCTTTTAGATATATAATATATCTATATAATGGGTGCGCAACATTATGTATGGTGTATTAACAACTAATAAACTATATTTTATAATGTAAAGGAGATTATAACATGGCAATGGATGGAAACGGATTAAGCGTAGCAGATGCAATGGCTTTAGCAAATGGAAGAGATGGTGACGGTCTATTCGGAGGCGGCACAAGTGGTGGTATTCTAGCTCTTATTATCATCTTCGTACTTTTGTTCGGTACGGGAAGTGGTTTTGGATTCGGTGGTAATGGTGCAGTAGCAACTCAAGCAGATATTCAAAGAGGCTTTGACACACGAACAATCGTTTCTAAACTGGACGGAATTACTAACGGAATTTGTGATGCAAGTTATGCTAATGCTAATCTTATTAACAATGTAAGGTTTGATACTATGCAAGGCTTTAACAGTGTAAATCAAGGTATTGCTAATTTAGGTTATGAGCAACAAAATTGTTGCTGTACCACTAACCGCAATATCGACAGCTTAAAGTATGAAAATGCACAAAACACTTGTGCAATCGTAAACGCTATTCATGCTGATGGCGAAGCAACAAGAGCTTTAATGCAAGCTAACACTGTTCAAGAACTTAGAGATAAGCTACAAGAACGTGATAACACAATTTCTAACTTTATGCAAAGTCAAGGGCTTTTAACTGCACTTGGCAGATACGTAACAAATCCTCCCTGTTATCAAGGTTATAACGGATATGGTTATGGATATGGTTGCGGATGTAACACTGGTGTAACCGTAGCATAATAAACAGACATTCAATAAGGGTGTCTGAAACATGACACCCTTTAAAGAAGGGAGAATATCATGTTAGAAGTTGGAAATACAAGTGCAACAGCTTTGACGGCTAACGATAAAATTCCATTTACAACAGTGTTCTTTAATACTAACAACAGGACTTCTTTTGACTCTGCAAACAACGCATTAGTCATTAAAAGGCGTGGAATTTATAAGGCTGGCGGTAGTTTTGTTTTTACAGCTACTAATGCAGGGAATGTATCAATTTCCATGTATGTAAATGGGGCTTCTGAACCTACTGCTGTATCAACTTTTACTGCTATAGCTGGTAGCACATATACTTTTACCATTCCATCAAAATATATTAAAGCAATCCCATCTGTAAGTGGAAGTACAATTCCTATCACTTTCGTAGTGAGTGCTGATGGTACTTTAGATAGTGCTAACGCTTATGTGTATTACAATGAAACTGTAAATGAGCAATAATAGACAATGGGAAGCTCTTGACGCTTTAAGTGTCATTAGCTTCCTTATTGGTTGGTTCAACTTCTTTGAGAATGTTGACCAAACAACTATGCAAGATGCTATACAAAATGCAGTAAGTGATATACATGAGCATTTGAAAGAGCAAGACAAAAAGATGGATGCTATAATAGAAATGTTAGGTGGTGAAAGTCAGTGAAAGATAGAGAAATAATTGAAACATATATGAAGTCTTTGAAAGAAGAACTTTGTATGTATTCCGAAAATCTGTCTGAGAAGACTTTACCATATATTGATGAATTAAAGCATCGGTATGATAAATGGGAAAAGGACTTATGCAAACTTGACGGTACATGGGTCGAGGGAAAGAAGCATAAAGAGGACAGAGAACGACAAGATATAGAACAGACAGAAATAGATGAAAAATTGTATGATGCAGTAGATGAATTTGCTGATTACAAGAAATACAAAGAAGAGTTCATAAGCACTGGTAGTAGCTCTGCCAAAGATATGAGCAAGCAAGAACTTGGTCATTTTCTTATGAATTTGAAAGATATGTTCAAGGAATTGAATGAGCATAGTAAAGACGATATTGAAGAACGTTCTATGGTGAAAACTGCCATTAAGGAAATTTATCAACTATTCAGTTGATAATATCGTCACAAAGGAGCAACTTTCATTGCTCCTTTTTACATATATAAGGGGTGAGGTAATACTTGCCCCTACTAAGGAGTGAGAATAAATATGTGTCAACATATGTATTATAAAGATGAAACAGAATATTTTCCAAGGCTGTATTGTAACATTGACGATAAGATATGTATATATGCTAAACAGTGCTTAAAGGAAAACAAATTCGTACCAAATGGAGATTTATGGAAGGAATGTTACAAGATGATTGAAGATAAAATTAAAGAAATCCCACAAGGCTCTTATTATGTGCAATCATATAGACCGAATAGAAGTGGTAAATTATTCTTATATGTTGTAATCAATGACCATGTTGAAAAAATACCAACAGAATTAACATCTATTGACCAAGATTATATATATCTTAAAGAAGGACTTGACCGATATGAAGTTTCTCTTACGCCTTTTAGGGAAACTAGAAAGAAATAGAATGAAGAGGAAAGCAATAAAACAAGGCGAGGTTTGGATGTGCAATTTACCTAAAGGCGAAGATTCAGAGCAAATGGGTGTACGACCATGTTTAGTAATGAGCTTGGACATTAGAAATGAAACAAGTTCAAATGTGTTTGTATTCCCCATAACCCACGCCAAGAAAAAAGACCAACCTTGCCATTATATATTATACAAAGAACATTATCCATTCTTTACATATAAAGAAAACACTGTGTTATGTGAAGAGGGTAGAAGTATAAGCAAGAATAGATTAGATAGGTGTATAGGTGTTATCTTTGCAAAGGACTTAGTTGAAATATTGAAATGCAAAGAATTTGTATTTGTTGAAAAAAATGATTGACAGCCTTCTTTCTTTGTAGTATAATAAGACCATATTAAAGAAAGGAGGCTGTAGAATGATTAAGAAATTCATTGTGTCTTTATCTTCTATCATTGGTATATCTTGCATTATATACTATACAAGTAAATATTATATTGAAAGACAACTATGCTTTACAGATAATATGCTCATTCCTTGGACAATTATATCCTCTTGTATCATCGTTGCCTTAATAGTTGGTTTATTTTCTTTATGGAAAGTAGATAAGATAGAAAGACAGAATAATGAAATGAAATCAATATTGCTAAAGTTGACAGAAGATTCAGAAGAATATTATGATTCATTATGTCACCACTTGCAAAATAGTAGAGAATTAAGTTTAGATATTTTTGACAAAATGCAAGAAAGGAATTAGTGATGAATAATCAGCAAAAATGGTTTAGCCGTAACAACTTTAGTGACAACTATGATTATGCTGAAAAGGTGCTAAAGAGGTTTAATCTTGACAAGTATCATTTTGCCTATGATGGTGGTGAACTGGCTTTATTGATTGAAAGTGGATTAAAGAAATATAAGGTGGTAACTGATGAAGTAGAATGTTTGATGAAGATTTATAGGTGTGATGTTCATGCAAATTTTGGCAAGTACACCAAAGAAAACTTGGTACTCAAAAAGACGTTTAATGACGATTGTATATGGAATAGTATCAAGTGGATTGCAAAGGATTCAAAATTGTAATCGTACATAGTTTTTCCTCTTGACTTTTCCTCCTTTATATGGTATAATGTATATATCAGATAAAGGAGGATATTTATTATGTTAAGAGAAATGATAATTGATTTTATGTTGTTTAGTTTTGTAGAAGGACTTTTATATGCAATGTTCTTCAACAGAGTGTGTAAATGTAAAAAGTTTAATATATTTGAAATCATTGTAATGAGTATAGGAAATTGTGTGGTATTTTGCTTATTTCCACCAATTATCTATCAGATATTTATGATGGGCTGGATGGCATTTTGTTTACATCTAAAGAATGGAACAGACCATACAACATTTCAATATGTTAAGTATAGCTTTTTAGTTATGGTCGGACAGTTGATAACCGAAATGGTATTTGCTATGTTTTATGATTTTGTTTTAAACATTGATTTTTCTAAAAGTTCACCATTAACTGTATTTATTATAATGATTCCAATTAGAGCAATACAGTTTATTATTATATATAAGTTAGGAGGATTCAACATGAAGGGTTGGATGGGTGGAGTAGTTCGTAAGTAATTACAACTACAACAAAAGGTCTTGTCGGCTCTTCCTAAGAACCGAAGTACATAAAAAAGGAGTGTTGATATGTTAGACAAACTACAATTATTTTTGAAGTCTAAAATTGGTCAACCTTGGGCTTATTATATAACTTGTGTTGTCTATCTTATATTAACATTCGGTGGACTAATAGGCATAGGTTATATATTTGGTGTTTGGTGGCAAATGCTTGTGTTAGGAATTTGTTTAAGTTGTGTTCGCAGTTACACAATGGGATTCCATTGTCACACAAATGGTAAATGTTTTATCATTAGTTCAATAATTGGCATAATGTTCTCTATTATATTACAGACTATTCCTATATGGGTAGTCTTTTTATTATGCTTATATTCTTGTGTAGATATTTACAAGAGAGCGCCGATAGAGTTAAATACAGAACATGAAGGGAAAGATGAGGACTGGCATTTCAAAAGGGTTGTATTGATTATGACTATTTATATGGCTATTTCTCTTATAACATATTATTTTGGATTAGAGCAATTATGTAAATGTGTATTATTAAGTCTTGTAATGACAGACTTATTACTATTTAAAAACCATAAAGAATATATATAGAGGGGATAGATATATGGAAGAAAATCAAGAATTACACGACCTTAAAGCCAAGGTTAATAAAATAGAATATACAGAAATCAAAGAATTAAAAGATGAAATTCAGAAAGTAAAAATTGATCTTAACACAAATAATATTTTAACAAAGCAATGTATTGAAAGTAATGATAAAATGTCAAATACATTAGATACATTAAAGGACACAATGATTGAAGTGGCTCAAAGTGTTAATGATAGTAATAAAGTAACATTAGAATTGGCTTCAACAGTAAAAGATTTGAATGATAAAGTAAAGAATGTTGAAAGCACAATGGATAAGAAATTTAATGAAGTAAATGAACGAATTGAAGTTATTGATGATAAAGGTAAATTTGATTGGATGCTATTTTTAAAGCATAACGCAGTTAGTATTTTGCTTGGAATAGGTGCTTTAATTTATGCTTTGTCACAACTTGGAATAAATCTATAATGGAGGTAATACATGGTAACAATAGCAAGGATTGGCGGTCAAGTTGAACAAGCAACCGCAGAATTATATGGTTTATCTATTGATAATAAGCCTATTAGTGATGATATTCCTAATGCTTCTACATTTTATGAGATGGACACAAAGATTGCATTTTTATATGATGCAGAAAATAAACAATGGTTAGAACAATAGGAGGGTAATATGGACATAATTGATATTGTTCTCTCAAAGAAATATACAGATAAATCATTACAAGGTATTACTGGCGCTTTAGATGGTAAGAATTGTACGATTAAATCAGCCACTAAAACCGATGGTGTCACAACTGTTATATTCGCATGGACAGCAGATGATGGGACAGAAAAGACAACAACCATTCAAGTTAATGATGGAAATAATGATTACGAAGATTTAATTAACAGACCCAAAATTGAAGGTGTTGACTTAATTGGTAATCTTACATTTGAAAATTTAGGCGTTGCAAGTGCTACTGATTTAGCACAAACAGATGGACATTTACAAGATTTGGCAGACTTAGTAGGTAACAAGGCTAATCTACCTATGCCAAATGAAACAGTAGTTGGTAACATTAAACATGTTGATACAAAGATTGATGGTCTAATTGATGATAATGCAACTGGAATAACTAAAACATTTTCAAGTGATAAGATTGCAAAGACCTTTGCTACACTTGAAGAAGTAAACGAACGTATACCCCAATATGAAATCATGCCTATTGCAACGGAATCTTGTGGTGGTCAAGTGGTTCAATTTATTGGAACAAGCACAAGTGACTATACACATGGATATTTTTATGAATGTGTTCAAAATGATGGAACATATAAATGGACAAACATAAAAATTCAAGAAAACACTATTACACAAGAACAATATCAAAGTATATTAGATAGATTAGTTGCTTTGGAAAATAAATAATAAACAGAAAGGAGGCTCATAGAAGTTGACAACGGATGATTATTTGTCTAAAATTAGCAAACGGTCTGACAGATTTGGTTCACAATTAAACAAACTTATGGATTTTTGTGGAGTAGATTGTTTAGTAGACGTTAGTTATGATATGGCAAAAATGTTTTACGAAAAAATGGTCAGAGAAAATATAGATGATAGTATTTAATGTTAGCTTCTATGAAGCTGATTATGGAGAGGTGGAGACATCTCTCCATTTTTTAATTTAGGATGGGTAAGACACCCATCCGTACATAGAAAGGGGAAAATATTATGAAATTAAATAGGAATTACTTAACAAGCACTGAACTTATGGATATTGTAAAGGAATTAGTTCAACATAATAATGTAGTTGAAAGAGAAATTATCAAGATTGCTATGTTGGTTCAAATATTAACTGATTGTGAGAAAAAGGAAACAGCTAATGACTATTATGATGAATATGTCCAACAAAAAGATATAGACTTTGAAATTGATGTATGCAATGCCTATATGGTTGATAAATTAGTAGATAAGGAATTATCCATTGACCATTTATTAAAATCATTTATGGAAAATCTAAGCAAGCAATTAAATGGATTTGATTTGAATGAAAGTATTGACAAACTTAAAGGTGTGATGAGTAATGACAATAAATAGCTTTGCTGGATTGCAAGCACAAGTAACAATTAAATTAGAACAAGCTATTGATTTAACTATGAAACATTTTGAGCAAGAATTATATAATTGTATTCAAAGTGAAGTATATAGTTATGACCAAGAGTGGTATATAAGAACAAATGAACTACTTGATAATTGGGAAATTATTACTACAAAAAGTAAAAATTCTGTTGAAAGCGAATTGTCGTTTAGTAAACCAATAAGCCATAGCGGAAGTCCATTATTTCAACATGGATTTGAATTTATCAATGGTGGCAATACATTTTTAAGTAATCAATCATTGCTAGAAATAATTGAAGATGGGAAAATAGGTGCTATTGCTAATTTCCCACAAATAGGAAGTAGACCGTTTTGGTCGGAATTTTGGAAAATTGTAGATAGAGATTTAAACAAGGTATTTATACAAAATTGTCAATCTGTTGGCTTACCGATTCAACAAGGACAATTTAGTTATAGTTAAAGGAGAAAAGATATGATAACTTTAGGGTTAGATATGAGTAGTAAGAAAAGTGGTTATAGTCTTTTCAATGATAAAGAATTAAAACTATACGGTCTTTGGGAAATACCTGAAGATATTACTGAATGGCGTGATAGAATTGTGTGGATGGGCAGACAGTTGGATAGTTTTGTAAAGGAACACAAAGTAGACCAAGTGTTTGTAGAAGATGTTCCTTTGTCTATGGCTAATCCACAAACATTGAAAATTCTATCAGCATTACAAGGAATGATTATATCCGTGTGTATTCTTAATAATCTTAAAGTATCATTTATTGGAGTGTCACAATGGAGAAGTGCTCTAGGATTATTTACAGGCACAACAAAAGGCATGACAAGAGCAGAAATGAAGAAATCAAGTATTGAATATGCTAATAAGACATTTGATTTAGATTTGGTATGGAAGAGTAAGACAAGCAAGTTTAATCAAGATGACTCTAGTGATGCGATAAATGTGGCTTGGTCACAGTTGATTGATAAGAAACAATTTGGTCGGAGGTGATTAGATGGCTTTACAAGATTTTACACTTAATTTAAAAGCCAATGCTGATGCTTTAGACCAATCAATTAAAAAAGTTACGGATAGGACTTATACAGTTAAATTAAAACCTGATGGTAGTTCTATTAGAACATTAACTCAAGACGTTACAAGTGCTGATGGTAAATTACAAGGTTTAGTTAAGACCATGACTAAATTTGATGCACAAGGAAGAGAATTAAATACAACTATTACTCAAAGTGCAAAATATGTTAAAACATGGGGTCAAGAATTTAGTGATTCATTCGGCAAGGTCTTGAGATTCGGTACAATTACGGCTATTATTGGAGCTTTTACGAAAGCTATGTATGAAGCTGTTGATGTTGTAAAAGAATTTGATGATGCTATAACTGATTTAAGAAAAGTTTCTGATTTAGAAGGTCAAGCATTAGATGATTATACGAAAAAACTAGGAGAATTAGGAGAAACCGTTGCGAGGACGAGAGTTGAGATGGTTCAAAATGCAACGATTTTCAAACAAGCTGGTTACTCTGATGACGATGCGGCAACATTGGCTAGAGTAGCTGCCCTCTATCAGAACGTAGCGGATTCAGAGGTATCTGCTCAAGAGGCAGGACAGTTTGTTGTATCACAACTTAAAGCGTATGGATTAGCCGCTTCTGATGCCGCTAGTATTGTTGATAAGTTAAATGCTGTATCTAATAATTATTCCGTTTCTAACAGTGATTTAGCGATTGGTTTAACTAAATCAGCCGCCGCATTGCAGACATTAGGAAATACACAAGATGAAGTCATGGGCTTATTAACGGCTGGTACTGAACAGCTTACAGGTCAAGCATCCAAAGTTGGTAAGGGATTACAAACAATCGGTATCAATATTGCACAAGTAGCAACAGAAGCAGGAGAACTATCATATGAAGTAGGAAATACTACAAAGACAATTTCTTTATTAGACGAAGCCACTGGTGATATGCGCTCCACTTTTGATGTTCTTAGCGATATTGTAAAAGATTGGAATAGTATGACCGATGCTCAACAAACTGCAATATCAAATGCTTTGGCTGGTAAGACGAGATTCGATGTGTTCGCCGCAGTTATGACCCGTTTTGACGATGCAATATCAGCTACTACAACATCTATGAAGTCATTTGGCAGTGCAGAAGAAGAAAATGCAAAATACATGGAAAGTATGTCTGCTAAAATTGCTTTATTAAAGCAACAATTTCAAGAGCTTGTATTGGGTGATGGCGGTCTTGAAAAAGTAGGCAAGATATTTTTAGACTTAGGCATAAATACATTAAAATTAGTTAATGATTTAGGTGGTCTTAAAACTGTATTAGTTGCGTTAGTTGGTGTAATTGCCACAATAAAGGCTGATTCAGTATTAAACGGATTAACAAAAATAACAAATATTATTCCTAATTTAATAGCAAATGTTGGCAAATTGGGAACAGTGTTTAATCTTATTGTATCTTCCCAAATTGATGAAGCATTATCTGGTGGTGCTATTCAAGCAATGTCTTTATCTCAGGCATTGCAAGCGGCTGGTGTCTCTGCTAGTGTAGCTCAAATTGCAATAGGGGGTTTATTTGCGGTATTAACTGCTGGTATTGCTATATATAGTCGTTTAAAACAAGAGCAAGAACAAGCAACACAAAATGCTATTGACAGTGCAAATAGTTTTAAATCATATAGTGATACATTAGGTAATACTTTAAGTAAAATACAAAGTGAATCTACAACAAAATCACAACTTCTTGAAATCAATAAATCATTAAATGATTCTTATGATAATGAATCTGAAAAATTAAAAGATATAAATGATTTAAGGGCTGAGAATGTTGAGCTATTACATCAAGAGGCAGTTGCTAGAGCAGAACAAACTCAACATGAAATTGGAGCAGAAGCAACAAAACAAAGAAGATATTTACAATCTTCTAATATAGGTCAAGAATCTGATTATGAAAGGGTAGAAGGATTAACAGGAACTCCAGAAGAAAGACTTAAAAAGGCAACTGGATCATTAAAAGAATTTGAAGCAAATCAAGAAAATTTAAGTAATGCTGAATTGAGAAGATATTCCGCTTTAAGTTCTTATTATAATAAATTAAGTGCCGATGTTGAAAATGCTAAGAATGTTGTAGAAACTTATGATGAGGCACAAAAAATAGCCAACTCATCAACAGATGAATGGTCTAAAACAGTACAAGAAAATTCAGCAGAATTAGAAAATCAAGGAAGCCAAGTTCAATTCACTGATGAAGAAATACAACAATATGCAGATGATATGGGTATTTCTTTTGAGGAAGCTAAAGATCAATTAAAAAGTTTCAATGGTGGAATTGATGATACCGCTACAGATATTGATAAATTAGCGAAATCAATAGGTGTATCAGTAGACGAACTTCAAAATTTTGCTGATACAATGGGTCTTTCTATTGACAGTGCGGCAGAAATCCTTCCTAGATTCAACGAATGGAATGAAGCTGTTGATGATATTCAATCATCTTATGAAGTTTTAACTCAGGCAGTTGAGGAATATAATGAACAAGGTGGCTATACCACTGATACTCTACAACAACTATTAGCTTTAGACCCAGCTTATCTTGCGGCTTTACAAGAAGAAAATGGTCAATTAACAATCAATACACAAATGTTAATGACTAAAGTGCAAGCACAAGCAGAAGAAGCTAAACAAATCATTTATAATACTGCAATAGAAAAATTAAATGCTGTTGCTAGTGGTGAAGCCGGTAATGCTACGGAGACAGCAGGGCAACAACATAATAATGCTGTAGCTGGAATTGATGCTGAAACTGGTTCATTAAATGAAAATACTAAAGCTAAACTAGCTAACGCAGTGGCAGAAGCTAGAGGTCGTGGAGGCGGTGCGTCTGAGGGTGAAATAAACAAAATTTTGTCTGAGATGACCAATCAATTAAAAGCGGTTGACAATTGGGCGAATACTACTGCGAAAAATTTCTCTAAAGGTATGGGAAAAGCCGCAAAAGCTACAAACAAAGCTACCAAAGCCGTTAAAGAACAGAAATCTGCCACAGAGACTTTAAAGGATAAATACAAGACAGTAATCGACTTTATCATAAAACAATATGACAAACAGATTGATAAGATAAAAGAAGCTAAAGATGCCGCAATTAAATCTGTAGAATCCCAAATCAAGGCTCTTGAAAAGGAGAAGGATTCTAAGGTCAAGGCTATTGATGCTGAGATTACTGCTTTGCAACGTGAGCGTGATGCAAGAGAAAAGTATTGGCAAGACCAACTTGACAAACTTGAAAAAGAAAATGATGAACGTGAACGGAACATTGCTTTACAAGAGAAACAACAAGCATTAGCATTAGCCCAACAAACTAATGTCATGGTGCTTAAAGATGGTCAATTTCAATATACACAAGATGAAAGTGCTGTTGCTGGTGCTGAACAAGATTTAGCACAACAAGAAGACCAAAATGAATATGAACGTCAAAAAGAACTCATTGAAGAACTTAGAGATACAGAACTTGAATGGTATGATGAGCGTATTCAATCCTTAGAAGATTATAAAGATCAAGTTGAAGAGTATTATGAGAATCAGATTGAGCAACTTGAAGAATACAAAGAATATCTTGAAGAATATTATGAAGCTCAAATTGAAGCATTAAAAGCCGAAAAAGATGCTGTCAACGAAACACTTGAAGAAGGTGTGGCTAACCAACAAGAATATTGGGATAAGATGAAGGAGCAGTTACAATCTTTTGTCGAAGAATGGAACGCTTTAGTTGGTGGAATGACATTCCCTAATATAAGTGGAAGTGGTATTAGTTTAAGTGCTGTCGGTGGTAAGATTTCTGCTTCAATGAACGGTAAATCCACAGGTGATAACAAAGTATCCGCTTATGCAAGTGGTAAAGGTTCAATCGGTGATTCTGAAATTGCTGTTGTAGGAGAAAATCCTAAGTATCGTGAACTTGTAATCGGTTCTAAGCTGAACAATGACCAAGGTGTTGTAATGAATTTGAAACGTGGTAGCGGTGTTGTTAATGCTGGTACAACAAACACACTTGCTAGTATATTCAATTCATTAAACGGTCAAAAGTCAGTTGGTCAACCTGTAAGCAATAGTAATCAATCTATGAGTATTCAGATAGGCTCAATTAATTTACCAGAAGTAAAAGATGGTCAAGGATTTATTGATTATTTACAGAACTTTAGTGCAGATATTACACAACAATCATTTAGAAGAGCATAGATTTTGAGGGGTTGAAACATACCCCTTGTACATATTAAGGAGGGCATTTGTATGTCTATGGAAAAAGATAAAATTGCCTATGAGCAGTTATTACAAGGTATTCAATCATATGTCAATAAATGCCTTGAAGAAAGTAACCGAGATATTACAACAACAGGTAAGATTGTAGAGGTTGTTGAAGATGGTGGTTACACAGTTGAAATAAATGGAGTACAGTATTCAGATATTGATACAATAGGTGGAGAATGTACTTTAAATGAAATGGTCAAAGTAGTTATACCACAAGGTCAATATAACAATATGTTTATATTAAAAGGTGGTAGCGGTAGTAGTGGAAGTGTTACTCCAACTCCTAGTGTAAGTAGAGTATCAAGCGTAAATGGTAAAACGGGCGATGTTACACTTAATTATAATGACGTTGGAGCATTACCAAACAGCTATAAAACTAAACTAGACTTATGGGATTTAATAGTTAATACTGATGGTAGTTTGACTTTACAATATAATGGAGGTTGACAATGGCTCAAATTATTGACTTATTGAAAAATACAAGTTTTGAAGATAAAATGGACTTATTAATTAAAGCTATTTTAAAAGGAGAAAATTGGGATTATACCAAATTAGATAATAAACCTAGTATCAATGGTAATACACTTGAAGGAAATAAAACTAATGCGCAATTAGGTATTCCTACTAAAACAAGTGACTTAACTAACGATAGTTGGTTTGTATCAGATAAAAATTATGTTCATACAGATAATAATTATACAGATTTAGACAAAATAAGTGTTTCATTGGTTAAAGATAAAGTTGACAAAATAGATGGTAAAGGTCTGTCTACAAATGACCTTACAGATGAGTTAAAAGCTGATTATGATGATGCCGTATTACAAGCTCACACACATAGCAATAAAACTATTTTAGATAATACTACTGCTAGTTATATAACAGAAGAAAAAACAAAGTTAAGTGGTATTGAGAACAATGCACAAAAGAACACTGTAATAGGTGTTAAAGGTGAAGTTGAAACCGATTATAGAGTTGGCAATGTAAATATCACAAAGAAAAACATAGGTCTTGGAAATGTTGCCAATGAACGTCAATGGTCTGCAACTAATCACCCTACTACAATGAGCGGTTATGGTATCACTGATGGAGCAAGTATCACAGATTATAATACATTAAAAGGTCGTGTAGGTACTAATGAAGATAACATTGCTATGTTAGATAGTGATGTCGAAGGTCTAACTACAGATGTAGACACGTTGAAAACTGATATGACTACTGTTAAAGGTGCTGTAACTACAATTCAAGGTAATTATGTACCTAAGACAAGAAAGGTTAATGGGAAGGCTTTAAGTGCTGATATTACATTAGTGGCAAGTGATGTTAAAGCAATTCCTACAAGTCAAAAAGGTACGGCTAATGGTGTTGCTGAATTAGATGCAAATGGACTTGTGCTTAGTTCTCAACTTCCAAGCTATGTCGATGACGTACTTGAATATGATACAAAGACAGATTTCCCCACAAATGGCGAAAGCGGAAAGATTTATATAGCAACTGACACAAATTTACAATATAGATGGACTGGAACACAATATGTTGAAATTAGTTCTAGCCTTGCTTTAGGTGAAACAAGTTCAACTGCTTATCGTGGCGATAGGGGTAAAATAGCTTATGACCATAGCCAAAAAACAAGTGGAAACCCACATAAGGTTACGAAAGGTGATGTGGGATTAAGTAATGTTCCTAATGTTACTACAAATGACCAAGCTCCAACTTTTACAGAATCGACAACTTTAACAAAACTTACAAGTGGCGAAAAATTGTCTGTAGCTTTTGGTAAAATTTCTAAAGCCATTACAGATTTAATCAATCATATTGCGAATAAAAATAATCCACATAAAGTAACTAAAACACAAGTAGGATTAGGTAGCGTAGGCAACTTTAAAGCAGTATCTACAGTTGCTTCACAAGGATTAACCGACACAGAGAAAGCCAATGCTAGAACAAATATAGGAGCTGGAACAAGTAATTTTAGTGGTTCTTATGATAATCTTACAAACAAGCCAACTACTTTTCCTCCTTCAGAACATAATCATGATGACAGGTATTATACTGAATCTGAAATAGATGAAAAATTAAATGCTAAAGTAGATAACTCTGCTACTGGTGCTGACTTATTGTTGTCAAAAATTACGAATAGTTGGACTAATACGATTACAGATAACACATATTTTATTAGACAACATATTGATGGAGCAAATAAATTTGGCAGAGTTAAATTTTCTGAGTTATGGACATATATAAAAGGAAAACTTGCTAGTGTTGCTACTAGCGGATCTTATAATGATCTATCTGACAAACCAACTTTCTTAGCTGGTGGTTCACAAACAACAACATCAACCGCTGACAGTGGAAGTAATGTATTTACTTTTACAAAATCAGATGGAACAAATGCAACTTTTACAGTTAAGAACGGTAGCAAAGGTTCAACTGGCGCAAATGGTACTTCTGCTGGTTTTGGAACTCCTACCGCTAGTATAGATGACAATATAGGCACTCCAAGTGTAACAGTTACAGCTACGGGAACAAATACAGCTAAAGTGTTCAATTTTTCATTTAAGAACCTTAAAGGTGCAAATGGTAACGATGGTACGAATGGCAAAGATGGTAAAGGAATTTCTTCTTACGCCATTACATATCAAGCATCTTCAAGTGGTACAACGATTCCAACTGGGACATGGATCACTTCAGTACCTACTGTAAGTGCAGGACAATATTTATGGACAAGAACAATTTTAACATATACAGATGACACTACAAGCACCTCTTATTCTGTTGGCAGAAATGGAACGAATGGTTCTAATGGTACAAGTGCGGGATTTGGCACACCGACTGCTACTGTTGATGCTAATGTTGGAACTCCAAGTGTAACAGTAACCGCAAGTGGTTCTAATACTGCTAAAGTATTTAACTTTGCTTTCAAGAATCTTAAAGGAAACACAGGTGCAACGGGTACTAGAGGTTCAGTAATTAATTATGGAACGGCTATTACGGGAACTTCAACAACTGCTACTGTATTTTCGGGTTCTGGGTTGTCATCTTCTTTAGTTAATGATATGTATATTAATACTTCTACATTTTATTTATATAGATGTACTGTTGCTGGAAATGCGGCTAATGCTAAATGGGTGTATGTAGGAAGTATTAAAGGTGAAAAAGGTGCAAATGGTGTAACACCAACAATTAAAGCCGCCGCTGGTGCAAACATAGGTGCGGTTGGTACTCCAAGTGTTACCGCAAGCACAAGTGGTACTACTACTACTTTTACTTTTAATAATCTCAAAGGTGAAAAGGGTACAAATGCAACTACTACCGCAACTGGTACTGCAACTACTGCTGGATTAACAAAACTTTACACAGGCACAGGCACGGCAACTGATGGAACTATGACACAATCAGCAATAAGCAATAAATTAAATAATAAAGCGCAAAGTGTTGTATTGACACCAGACTCTAATCTAAATAGTATTACAACACCCGGATTTTATAGTTGTGGTGGTGGAAATTCAATATCTAATAAACCATCTGGTGTAGATGCTATAGGACTTATTGTTGTTCATAACGCAAGTGGGTCATATTATACACAGATTTTAACAAATTCGACTGACTTAAACACTTATAGACGAATGTGCCATAATGGCACTTGGAGCAATTGGACACAGGACATATATACCGATACAAACACTTGGAAAGCTAATAGTTTATCATCTGAGGGATATGTTGCTAAAGGATCTGGTCAAGCAAATAAAGTTTGGAAAACTGATGCTAATGGCAACCCTGCGTGGAGAAATGATGATAATACAACTTATAAAGATGCTACAACTTCTGCTCATGGCTTGATGACTGCTACTATGGTGACGAAGCTTAATGGCATCGCCGAAGGAGCTAATAAGACTACTGTAGATTCTACATTAGATAGTACATCTACAAATCCAGTTCAAAACAAAGTTATCCATCATGCTTTAAATAATAAACTTTCAACAGATGGAACAGCGGTTAAAGCAACAGCAGATGCAAATGGTAATACTATAACAACTTCTTATGCAAGCACCATAGAAATTAATGGTAGTAAATTAATATTAAAATCAAAGAGTGGAGCAACATTAAAGACTATAACATTACCAAGCTCACAACCTACATGGAGTTAATAAAGGAGGAAAATTAAATGGCATTAGTTAAACCTATTGCACAAAGCATATCAGCATTTGACGCAACACAAGATAAGACATTTAGTTTTACCTCTAGTGGCGGTAGCCAAGTTGTTGCCAATAGGATTACAATTAGACTACAATCCGATAATAGTGTGGTCTATCAAAATAAAGTAACATCTTATCGGTTTGAACAAACTGTGCCTAGTGGTACTTTAAAGAACGATAATTATTATAATTTCTATTTCAATACATTCGATATAGATGACAATATGAGTGATGATAGTAATGTAATTCAGTTTTATTGTTACAGTGAACCTACGTTTAGTTTCACAAATTTGCCATTGAATAATTTAGTTGAAAATAGTAGTTATACATTTAATGTAGCTTACAATCAAACAGAGGGTGAACTACTTAATTATGTCAAGTTTTATCTATATGACAGTTTAGGACAGACAGTTGATGAAAGCGATTTTTATTATGGTCGTGTTCAAATGCCTATTTACTTTTCACATACATTTGGCGGATTCGACAATACCGCAAATTATGAAGTAGAAGCTATTGCTACAACAGTAAATGGTATGACTGTTTCTACAGGTAAATATGCGTTTAATGTAAGATACTATCACCCTCAATTATTTAATCTATTAGACCTAGAGAATAATTGTGCAAAAGGGTATGTAAATATCAAAAGTAATATAAATGTTGCTGATGGTGAAGTACCACCAGAATTTGATCCACCTACATATCTTGATTCATTAGCGGCCTCAAATCCACAAGATTATGTGCATTGGGATATACCATTCACTTATGAAGAAGGTCAAGAAATAAGTCTATGGGTTACGCCTAGTGCTTTAGACGTTCACCAATATGGTAACTGGGTAAAATGGTCTAAAGGATTTCGTATTAAGCAAAATTTCACATTTACTGCATTTATGAAAGCTGGTCGGTTTGGTGAGTTTGCTTTAATTGGAACTAGGCAAAATGGATTTATACTTAGCCTAGTTAGAGAAATTCCTTACACTGAAACGGAAGTAAAGGACAAGATTGTAGTTGATGGATATGTTAATGGTGTAAGAAAAGTTCATCAAGAATCTAATACCGTTGATATGTTAAATCAAAAGTCAAAGTATATGGTATGGTTTAGAAAGAGTGAAAATTACTACGATGTAAGACTTGAAGTTCTAAGTCGCGGTACTGATACTTTGGCTTGGGATATAAAAGATATTGAGTTTGAACGTCTTACTGATAAATGGTATGTTGGTGAAGATTATGCAATGGGTGAAGAATTTGTTACACAAGCTGATGATATGTCTAGTATATTCCCATTGTTTAACTTGATGCTATGGAATGGCATATATGACTTTATGGATATTACTGGAAATGTATCAAGGAATTTCGACACAAATCAAAACCCTTATGATTATGATACATTTATACAATGTAATTTTAATGGTAATATAAGTGGGAGTAATGCGAATGTGCTGTTGTCCCAATTAAGATATGTTCGTATCAAGCGTAGAAAGAAAGGCACGTTTAAGTGGGTAACATTAAAGCAGTATGAAATTACTTCTGCCGAAGACTTAGAATCTATCTTAATGCAAGATTATTTTGTACCTACAGATTATGATGCTGAATATGCTATTGTTCCTGTATTAGATGGTGATGTTGAAGGTGACTATGCTATCAATGGTATTAAGACAAAGTTTACTAATGTAACCATAGCAGACGCAAATACGGCATTTAGTTTTAGAGGTAACATAATATACAATGGTGATACTAAGAACGCTCCTATGGCTACATACACGCCTTTAAAGGGCAAGTATGCTATCATAGAGAAGAACAGTGAACTTGATTATTGGAGTGGTTCAATTACATTAACAGTATTAGGATATAATTTTGACAAAACAAAGAGAATAGATAGAGCAGATGTTGTAAGAGAAACAAATGATTTATGCGAGTTCTTGAATAATACAACTGCTAAGATTATAAAGGATTGGAATGGAAATATTCGTCTAGTGCGATTCACAGGTAGTCCACAAGTGGCATACGCTAATCTATATGGCAATGGTATTGCTTATGTAACTGCTACTTGGGTTGAGCAAGGTGGATATGACAATCAATACGATTTATACGCAAATGGTCTAGTAGACTTAGAACAATAGAAAGGAGAAAATATGCCTACACAAGCAGAATATAATTTGGCTAAACAAAGGCTACGGGTTAAATATTTTAAGATAAATTTGCTTAATTATCAATTTCAAAATGTTGGTGAATTAACAGGTGATACGATTGAAACACCAAGTTTTACTATTGATGCAAATTCAGATATTCGTAGAACTTGTAGTATAGTATTTACTCCTAGAGATAGTTCTTTCGACATTAGGCAAGGAAACAAAATTTGGCTTGATAAATATGTTCAAGTATTTGTCGGTCAAAAAGATATGAGAACAAATAAGATAGAATATACTAATATGGGGATTTATTTAATAAATAATCCCCAACGTGTATATTCTGCAACAGATAACACTTTAACAATTCAAGGTGTTGACTTAATGGCTAGAATGACAGGTTTAAGAAATGGCAACTTGCAAGGAATACCATACTTAGTACCTCAAGGCTCAAATGTTCGTGTTGCAATTATAGCTTGTCTTGAAATAGCTGGGTTTACAAAATATGTCGTTGACGAATGTGAAATTGATACACCTAATGATATTAAAATTGATGTAGGTGGGACAATTTATCAGATATTGACAAAATTAAGGGATATACTACCGAATTATCAGATGTATTTTGATGTAGACGGAGTATTCCATTACAACAAAATCCCTAGTGGTAAGAATGAGCAAGTTATGGTTGATGATGATATATGGAATGTGAATGTGGTCAACTATCAAAAAGCAACTAGCTTTGAAACGTTAAAGAACTCTATTGAGGTGTTTGGCAAGACGCATGATATTAAGAATTATGGCGGTCAAGCAACTATTGATGGAGATACATATAAAATTTCTATAGCTGGGGTTAAGAAGTTAAGGAAAAATACAAAGATAGGTTTTAATACAAATGTTGACTTAGGACAGACCAAGAAATTATCAGTGACAACAACTAAGACTAAGGTAAATAGTTCTACAGGCGAGGTTACAACAGAAACAACAACTGAAACTTATTCTATTAGAACTGAAAAGGGTGTTGTACCGACATTTAAAAATGAAGATACTTATTATGTTGTTAAGTTTGTGTTCGGTACTGACCATTGGGAATTTACAAATGTTCAACAAGTAGAGAATCCTGTTGTTGCCGTTATCAGTGATGATGTCTATATTATCAATGATGCAAGTATATCACAATTAACAGATGGTATGACATATACATTTAGGACTCCAAAGACAGGGTGTGAGAATGTATACTTACCTTATTTCAGAATTAACAATTTAAAGAAGTTAGAGATCAAAAACACTGTCAAGTTAAGGAATGATACAACTTATACATTGAAATATTTTGAAGCAAGTGAATATGACCAAGAGAAATATTTTCAATTTATGGGTGAGGTAACTCCATATGCTCAAATTAAAGAAGAAAATCCTGATAGTCCATATTATGTTGGTGGGTCTGTTGGGGAGATTCGGCAAGTGTTACAAGGTGGAGATTATGATAATATCTACACAAGTGACTTGGCTATGGAAAGGGCGAAATATGAGTTATATAGGTTATGTAGATTACAAGACAGCGTAACAATAAATACCATTCCTATTTACTGGTTAGATGTAAATTGGTTAATAGAGATTACTTTACCCAATAAATATGGAATAGAAGAAAAAGAGTTATACATGATTAAATCTATTAACATAGGGAATGGACTAGGAGCTACTCAAAGTATTACTGCTTCAAAATATTATCCATTTTATGATGAGTAATTATATATAGTAAAAGGACAGTGGGTTGCAAACTATTTTCTAATGACCTTATTAGAATTACTTTTACTATATCTATATCTATAAAAGGAAAGGGCTGTACAATGAACAATAAAAAAGAAAAAGAAGAAGAAATTTGGAAACCAATAGTTTCATTACAACAGTACAATAAATATTATGAAATTTCTAATTTTGGCAATGTTAGAAATAAAAATCATTATGTTTTAAAACAACAAAAGGGAAAACATAATGAATATAGACGTATTATGTTAATTAGAGGGTGTTCTTTTGCTATACATAGGCTTGTAGCAGAAGCTTTTCTTGACAAAGCAGATTTTAAATATTGTGATTATGAAGATATTAGCAATATTGATTTAGATAAATTAAAAATCAATCATAAAGATGAAGATCCTTCTAATAATTACGTAGATAATCTTGAGTGGTGTACGGATAGTTATAACTGTTCTTATGGTACAAGAAACGAAAGAAGAGCAGAAAAAATGAGAATTCCAATAAAACAATATTCTTTAAACGGAGAATTTATTAAGGATTGGGATGGAGCTTACATAGCGAAAAAAGAATTAAATTTCAAAACAGACACTCATATTATAGAATGTTGTGAAGACAAAAGAAAGACTGCCTATAAATATATTTGGAAATATGCTAATTATGATGAAGAATAAAGGAGATTTTAATTATGGCAAATGAATCAGTATTGTTTAAACGTGGTGATAGTGCTACAATTACTAGCACACCAGTAATAGACGGGCAAATACTTTTTGATACAAGTGGCAATGGGAAAATGTATTTAGACAATGGTACAGATAGACTAGAAATGGGTGGAGCAGTTACAGTTGATGCTTCTCTTTCTAAGACTTCTACTAATGCCGTTCAAAATAAAGCAGTAACAGGTAATATCTTAAATAGTTTAAAAGAAGTTAGCGCGGCTACACAACAAAATACGATTGCTGGTGCTTTGGCATTAAAAGAGGCAAACAGTGTATTAAAAGAGACAAATAGTAATTTGGGCGGTTGTTCATTCGAGCAGGAAGGAAATGATTTTTATATCACAGGTGCTGATTCAGTGCGAAAAAAATTGGGTAGAACGGGGACAATCGCTGGTGTTGCCGTATATTTTGACGATCCTCCGCACTCTGTGCTCAAAACTTGGCAAGGAGGTTGCGTAAAATGGGATGGCGACAAGTTGATCGTCACTGTCGAAGATGACTATGCGCAAGGCCATCTTACAGTAGGCACAGTAATTGGAAAGAGAAATAGACCTCAAACATGGGGAGATACAACGGAAGGGTTTTTCATACTCTGGTATTAAAGTTCGGAGGTAATATTTATGCGTTATCTAAAAAACTTCTTTAAACTTTGCATTTTGTTTTCCTTCGGCGGATATTTGTACAGTACACATGGAGAAAGTTGAAACAGTCGAACTATATTATCTTACTATTTGTGAAGAAGACGTTCGGCGCATATATAAATTGTTATGTTAAAAGAAAGGAGTTTTATATGTCATATATAAAATTTTTGAATAGTGATGAACACTTAGATGGCGTTGTTAGAGTTGTTGATGAACACACCATTGAGGTTACTGGTTGTAATCAAAATCTAAGTGGTCTACAATGGTTTACAGATAGTGATATTATGTTTGGTGATTATAGCAAATTCAAATATGACTACGGTGAACCAAATTTAGGAGATAAAGTATATAAATATACGAATGATAACCATAAGTGGAAGAAGCCTATTTACACTACAACATTTAATGTTAATGGTGGTGGAACTGCTCAAGGGGCTTTAACACAAAAGGTTGCAAAGTATGAGGATTTAGTCATCCCTACAATTACAACAGAAGAAAATTATTTGTTTGATGGTTGGAATCCTGTAATCCCTTCAAGTGGAGATATTACAGAGAACCGAACATTTACAGCAGAATTTACTTATGTTGAACCATTAGAATCCGTAAAGGCTCGTAAAATTGATGAAATGAATCAAATTCAACAACAGACTATTGAGAATGGATTTAACGCAACTTTAACGGATGGAACAGTTGAACATTTTACTCTTACAGGGCATGACCAAACATCATTGCTTGGTTTAGCTGGTCAAGTTCAAGCTGGAATTGAACAAATTCCTTGGCACACAAGTGACCATGATGAACATTGTAAATATTATTCTAATGCTGATATGAAAATTATTACAGATACGGCTACTTTTTTTGTGACTCTACAGGTAACATGGTTTAGAGATTTAAGAATTTATATTAATAGTTTGCAAACTAAAGAAGAAGTAGAAGCTATTGAGTATAATATCATCATTCCAGAAGAGTATCAAAGTGAAGTATTAAAAGATTTGTTAAAGTCTATGGAGAAATAATATGAGTTATGGTAAGGACATTAGCGGAAGACGGTATGGGAAACTTGTTGCCATTAAGCCGACTGGTGAAACAAAAAATGGTAGAAAAATTTGGTTGTGCCAATGTGATTGTGGAAATACAAAAACTACAACTGTGACAATGCTAAATAGTGGAAAAACTTCTTCTTGCGGTTGTTATAAAATTGAAAAAGCAAGATCTGATTCAACAACTCATAATAAGAGAAATACTAGACTTTATACAATATGGAGTCATATGAAAGATAGGTGTTATAATCCTAACAGTAAGATTTATAGATTTTATGGAGAAAGAAATATAATTATATGTGATGAATGGAAAAATGATTTTGAAGCGTTTTATAATTGGGCTATAAATAATGGCTATGACGATTCGTCAACGATCGACAGAATAAATTCTTTTGGGAATTATGAACCAAGTAATTGTAGATGGATTACCATACAAGACCAACAAAGAAATAGAACAAATAATAGATTTATCACATATAATAGTGAAACGAAAACTCTTTCCCAATGGGCTACAGAGTATGGGTTCACGTGGGAACAATTAAGAGATAGAATTGATAAATTAGGCTGGGATTTTGAAAAAGCAATTTTGACACCAATACACAAACATAAAATAGGAAAATGATATGAAGTATATATTAGGTAAATTAGGTTTATTCATATCTGTAGGCTTCACTTATTATATGCTAGAATGTTTCTTCCGAGGATATAGTCATTGGTCTATGTTCCTGCTTGCTGGATTTTTAGGTATATTTGTAATAGACGGTGTGAATGATATACTGTCGTTTGAATGTGACTATCTTATACAAGTGCTAATTGTAACAACCCTTTGCACAATAGCGGAGGGTTGTTGTGGTTTAATTGTAAATGTATGGTTAGGATTAAATGTATGGGATTATTCCAATATGCCTTGGGGAACATTTTTCTTTGGACAATGTAATATTATATTCTGTCTTGTGTGGATGGCTTTAGTTGGCTTGTTTGGAATATTTTATTGTGATGGATATGATTATTATATAATGAAGATTGATCCTTGTCCTTATTATAAGATATTCGGTAAGGTCTTTTTACGTTTCAAAGAAAGGAAGAACATATGATAGAAGATTTAAGAAAGATTATTATAGATATGAGAGCAAATGGTTTGTCTTTAAATACATTGATACGAATAGTAAAAGAAATGTATCGTGTAAAGTAGAAAGGAGTACATATTATGCAAGAAGCAATTCAATTATTAGGATTATTAGGATTGGCTGTTATTAGTAACACTTTAGGTGGAACGTATGTTAATGTAAATATTAAGGATTTTAAGTTCGATTGGAAGAAATTAGTTAATGGTATCGCAAAGGCTTTAATGATTGCCTTTATGTTCTTATCATTAGCTTATATTTTAGACCAAATTCCTAGCTTAATTGATGTTTTAGGTATGCAACCTAAGGCTATGATTATTGGTGCTATCAGTATTTATGTCGCTAAAACAGGTCAACACCTAATTGATATTTTTGGACTAAAGAAAGATGAAGTAAAAAAGGTCGAAGATAACATTCAAGACAAAATTGAAGAAGAATATATGGATAGATAGGAGATGGTAATATGACAGTTAAAGAATTTCTTGATAAGATTGTTGATAACACCGTCTTAGATTGTAATAGAAATAATCTATTGCCTAGTCCTACATTGGCTCAAGCAATTATTGAGAGTAGATATGGTACTAGTACATTGGCAACTCAAGCAAACGCTTTGTTCGGTATTAAGGCTAATTCTAAGTGGACAGGAAAGACATATTCTATCAATACAAAGGAATATAAAAATGGTCAATATGTAACTGTTGTAGCCGCATTTAGAGCCTATGACAGTTGGGATGATTCTATTATTGACCACAACCAATTTCTATTGAAGAATAAGCGTTATAACAATCTTGTGGGGGTACGAGATTATAAGGAATATTGTAAACTAATTAAACAAGATGGATATGCAACAAGCCCGACTTATACGCAGACATTGATTGATTGTATTGAAAAATATAATCTTGCTCAGTATGATGTTATTGCAGAAGAAAAGAAGGATGAAGAGGTAATTGAACCTACAACTCCATTCGTTAAAAGAAAGTTTAATGTTCACGCTGGTCACAATCCTAGCGGAATGGTTGCTTGTGGTTCTATTGGATATTTAGATGAGTCCACAGAAAATAGGAATGTATGCAACGGTCTTATTACATCGTTGACAGATATGGGGCATATCGCTTATGACTGTACTTGCAATGATGGAACAAGTCAAAAGGATATTCTACAAAAAATTGTTGCTAAGTGTAATTCACATGAGGTTGATTTAGATATTTCTATTCACTTTAATGCCATTAGCAAAGAAACTGAAAAAGATGGTGTAACCAAGGGTGTAGAAGTATGGATTCATCCTAATAGCAGAGGGACTGAAACTGAAACAACTGCAAAGGCTATTTGTAGTGCTGTAGCTAATTTAGGATTTACTAATCGTGGTGTCAAGTATAGCAACGGTTTATATGTATTAAAGAATACAAAAGCTCCTGCTATGTTGATCGAATGTTGCTTTGTAGATGACCCCGATGATTTTGAACTGTACGATTGTGAAAAAATGGTTAAAGCCATTTTATTAGGTCTTACTGGTTCTGAGGGCGTTGATAAGCCACAAGTTGAAGATAAGGATTATTATTACACTGTCGTTGTTGGATATTATGCAAATGAAAGCGGTGCTTTGACATTAAAGAAACAACTTGAAGATTATGGATATTTGTTAAATCCTAATGAAGATGAGTTACATAAGGGGATTGTGACAAGTATACAAAAGATTCCAAAGGAATACTTAGGATAGTACTATGGGGAGAGGTCTTAATTGACTTCTCCCCATTTTTTTACTTTTTTAGTATTTTAAGAAGCATAGAATATAATTTATAAATAAAACTAGAGTGCCATTTATCAATCTTTTGTTGAAGTTTTCGATTGTAGTCATCTACAAACTCAACAAATTCTCTGTACTCTTCTTCTGTAATAGGTTTATTCTCCATTTGTTGAACCAAATCCTCCATTCCTTTTTGCTGTAATTTTTCCTTCCTTTGCAAGATAATATTTAGTGAAAATACCTTGTGCAAAAGCATCACCTCGTTTTAGATTGATAGTTTTATCATCAAGTGTACTATTAGTTATTTTAATAAAAATATGTCCTTCATTATCAGAATAGAAATAATCTTCATCAACAATTCCAACAGTATTATTTAATTGACAGCGATACTTAAAACCAAGACTGCTTCTAGGATAGATTTGTAGCACATAATTCTTCTTCATCTTACATCTAATACCTGTAGGAATCTTAACTGTTGTATTAGGCACGATATTCAAATCAATAGGTGTATAGAAATCATACCCTGCACTACCACTTGTAGCACGTTGAGGTAGTTTGATTGAATCATAAAATGGTCTGATAAATGAATCTAGGTCAATTGTTTTAATAGTTCCATCTTCAAGTTCTCTTGTTGTTTGTAAATTAAATGTCTTAACAAAGTCGTTAAAAAATTGTTCGTATGATACCTTTTCAAATTGTGCGACTGTTCTAAATAACATTATTTTTCCTCCCGTGTTTATATCTTAATTCCCCAATGTCCAAAATCCCATTGATAAACCATAATAATGCAGTGGTAATACACAATACTGTAGAAAATGTAGTAGGTACTTGAAATGCACAGATTATAGCTAATAATGACAATGTAAATTTTACAATGATTAAAATAATATTGATTAAAACCATATTGTCCCCTTTACTTTACTTGCATATTCAAATTAGTTACAATCTTAGCACCATTGATTGCCTTACCACTTTTAATGTCTTTCTTTAATGCGGTCTTATCTGCTGATACTTCAACCTTTTCCTTGATATATTCTTTAGGCAATGAATTAATATCATATACATCAACAGAATCGGATTTACGATATGACAACTTCATTCTAGGTGTTTCCATCTTAAATTCATTAAGACCTTTTGTATCAACAACACCGTCTTCATTAGTATACTTCATACGGATATAATTGTCAATACGATTCTTAATACGTTCAGCTAAATTTTCCTTAACTTTTCTACGTTGTGCAATGTTCTTTTCTTCTGTCTTAAATGCTTCAATGTCTGCTTGTAGGTTCTTGTAGAAACACATTGAGTTCTCAATCTTTTCATTTAAAGCCATTTGAATTTCATCAAACTTAGCGTTGAAAGATTCTTCGTCAAGCAACTCTCCGGTGTCGGGGTCACACATATAATCTTCTAATACTCTTAGCTGATAATCAATTTCATATAAATTAGCCATAATTTCTCCTTTCTTAAATAGCAAATTTTTTCATTTCATTATAGAAATGAACAATTTCATCTTCATTTACCGAATGAATAACTACCATTGTAGGTTGAGTAAAGTCTAAACTTAAAACACCTAATAGACTCTTTGCATTAATAACATAATGGTCTTTAATCATATCAATATTTGATTCAAACGATGTTGTGATCTTAATAAACTCCTTTAAATCTTCATACTTTAGTTTAATCTTTATACCATTCACTACAATCAACTCCTTCCTTAATTTTTGCATGAACCCATTTTGTAGTATTTGTGCTATTCCAAGAAGTCCCTCCATTGTCAAAAACGGTTATCATGTTGTTTTCTTTGTCATATCCTGCAAAATGTTTTTTGACATTTTTATTCTCGTGAAAATCCCAAACATAAATAGGTGTATCAACAGGAACTTTATTCCAATCAATTTCACGTTCTTTATATTCTGAATTAGCCCACTCTGCAAATTGTTCCGAGCAACCATATGGTTCTATATTAAATTCACAATTTGAACAATCTGTCCCTTTACAAGGTCGTAAATGACCATTTTGTTTTGCTATCTCTTGACCACTACATACAATATCAAGAATTTCCTTCGCATACTTTTCTCTGTTTAACATAATATTATCTCCTTTCATATTGCCAACCATTATTAGTTGTATAATAAATATTTCTTATACCAAGTTCTTCAAGTCGTTTAGAACAAGCATTGCATGGTTTTGTAAGCCGTGTAAGTCTTTTACAGCCTTCTTTTTTTTCGCTATACACAAATATACTGCACTTGCTTAAATCACCCTTAAATGACCTTGTAGCGTGTTGTAGAGCCATAATCTCAGCATGTAAACAAGGTTCATGTTCTTCACTAATATACTCTCTTTCTCCACTGTGTTCTCTATACTTATTGTATCTCATTTGACAAGGATGAGTTTTTTTAGTGTTCCATCCTATCCCTACAACCTTGTTTTTATACATTATGACAGAGCCTATATGTATATTCTTTTTATTGTAATCACTAAATTTACTTGCACTTTTGGCTAACTTAAATCCACGTTCTATGTTCATAATTATCTCCTTTACTATGAACATATTATACCATAGAATTATTAATTTGTCAACCTATATTTGTTAATCATAATACACACATAGTCCTCTAGTATTATGGTTTAATTTTCTAATTTTTGCCTTGTCAAATATATTCTCCTTTTACATGACCACTTAACACACCTTTAGATTGCAGATATTCCATCCATTCTTCAACTTGTTCAAAGGTGATTAAAGCTGGTTCAAATGTAGGATTTTTGTGAAGCATATACTGATAATCGTAAGGCTGGCAAAAATCTTCATCTAATACATCAATGCGAATATCTGAACCGTCTTTAGGAATTGATACACTAAATGAAATATCAAAACCTCTATATCTTTTTGTTTGTGGAAATTTAATAGGTCTACAAAAGTACCAACTTGGTTCATAATGATTAGTAAAGCCAATTTCTTTCATTTCTTCTTCTGATAAAATATGTGCTTTGATTTTAGCGTTTACTCCATGACTATTTACTTCTACTTTTTCATCAAACATAAAATCACCTCCTTTATGATATGTATTATACCATATAAGGAGGCAATTGTCAAGAATTAATATAATTCTTTTGCTAAAATTATTTTTTCAGATTTGATTGTTTTATTTACATCAATAATCCTCTGATTAGAAGAGCCTATAAGATGTAATTTATAATCTTTAAGAGAATCAATAAATTCCCCATCAATAAGATAATCAACAAGTCCTTCACGCAAACAATCTCTTGGAACATCTTTAATTATAAGTTGCTCATAGGTGTAACCACTCCATACAAATATTGGTTTACCAACTTCATGCCTCAGTCTTTGTAAAAACCAATAAAAATGTTCCCCTTGGTCAAATGGTTCACCACCTAAAATAGATACGCAGTCAATATATGGGCTATTACACAAAGAAATAAATTTATCTTCTATTTCTTTAGTCCATTCTTCTCCACCTTTAAAGTCCCAAGTTTCTTGATTAAAACAACCTTTGCAATGATGAGAACAACCTTGTACAAATAAAGAACACGCTATACCAATACCATTTACAACATCCATATCTCTGATACTTGCATATCTCATAAAAAACATCTCCTTTCATAGTATATATTATACCATAAAAAGAGATGTTTGTCAATGATTTTATTTAATTTCGTGATTATCTAAGTGAACAAATCTGTGAGCTATTTCATCTGTTCTTCCATCATTCCAAAAATTACTTCCAATATAACCGCAAGTACGTCTGGCTACATTCATCTTGCTATGGTCACGATTTTTGCAATTAGGACATTCCCAAATTAATTCTCCATTTTCATCAATAATTTTAATTTCACCATCATAACCACATACTTGACAATAGTCAGATTTAGTATTGAGTTCAGCGTACATAATATTATCATAAATAAATTTTATAATATTAAGCACTGCTTGAACATTATGTGTTAAATCAGCACATTCAATATATGAAATTGCACCACCCAATGACAGCTCTTGAAATTTTGATTCAATGCTTAATTTATCGAATGGATTGATTTCTTCAAACACTGGAATATGATAACTATTAGTAATATAGTTTCTATCTTTTCCGTCTAACTTAACAAAAATATCATTACCAAATCTTTCTTTTAACTTCTTAGCAAATTTATAAGTAGTGGATTCAATAGGAGAACCGTATAATGAATATCCTAAGTTATCTTGTTTTTTCCATTGCTCGCACTTGTTGTTTAAATACTGCATAATTTCAATCCCAAAAGAATGACCTTTATCATTGTTTGAATGTGATTGTTTTGTCATATATTTAACACATTCATATAAACCAGCATAACCTAAAGAAATGCTTGAATAACCACCGAACAACAATTTATCAATAGGTTCATGTTGATTTAACCTTGCTAATGCTCCATCTTGCCATAGAATAGGTGCTACATCACTAGAAGTTCCTAATAATCTTTTATGCCTTAACATTAAAGCCCTATGACATAACTCACAACGGTCTTCTAAAATATTCCAAAATTTATCCATATTTCCCTCGGAACTAAAAGCAACATCTGGTAAATTGATAGTTACTACACCTTGATTAAAACGACCATAAAATTTATAATTCCCTTGTTCATCTTTCCAAGGGGCTAAAAACGAACGGCATCCCATGTTAGGGAAACAATTACCTTCTTTTAATTCTTTCATTTTCTTTTCAGAAATATAGTCTGGAACAAGTCTTTTAGCCGTACATTGTGCCGATAGTTTTGTTAAATACCAATAAGGAGAATTTTCGTGAATATTATCCTCTTCAAGAACATATAATAATTTTGGAAATGCTTGGGTTACATAAACTCCAACTTTATTCTTCATTCCTTGAATACGTTGTTTTAAAAATTCCTCAATAATCATAGCAAGTTCTTGCTTGTATTCTTTTGTTTCTCCTAAGTACATAAACACACTTAAGAAAGGAGCTTGTCCGTTTGTCGTAGACATACTGTTTATTTGATAATTAAATGTTTGCACACCATCTTCAATTTCTTTTGTTAAATCTTCCATTGCATATTTTTCTGCTTCTAAGTTGGTATTCCCACGTTTTATGTATTTATTATATGCAATATCATAACTATATTTAACAAAGGGTGCAAGATGAGATAAGCTAATGGTGCAACCACCATATTGTGAACTAGCGACTGCTGTAATAATTTGTGTGGCAACAGTGCAAACAGTCAAAAATCTATGTGGTTTATCAATACGAACTCCGTTAATAACTGTTCCATTTTGCAACATATCTTCAAGATTGATTAAATCGCAATTATGCAAAGCCTTTTGACCAAAATAATCCATATCGTGAAAATGAATTATTCCTTCTTCATCGGCTTGTAAAATGTCTGGTGGCATAAGAAACCTTTTTGTAATATCTTTACTTATAATCCCAGCCATGTAATCTCTTTGAGTTGTAGCAAGTTCAGCATTTTTATTAGAGTTTTCTTTGTTTAAATATTCATTAGTACCGTTTAATAAATTGATTAAATCTTCATCTGTACTATTCTGAACATATCTTTGATATTCTCTTACTTGTCTATAGCCCTCATATGCTTTTGCAGTATTTTTTTGTTTATATTTAATCAATTTATCAAATACCATTGATTCAATAGTATAAATTTCTACTTCTTCAATTTGTTTTTGTAATAATTCTTGTTCGATTTCTTCTGCAATTCTTAATGCAATTTTTTCTTTAATGCCTTCTCCATATGGCATTGCTTTCATAATCGCGTTAGAAATTTTTTCTTTATTAAAAGGAACTTCCGTACAATCACGTTTAATTACATTCATCTAATCCATATCTCCTTACAATCTTCTTCATCATTACTTTCCATAAATTCCATTTGTAATAATTCTTCATCTATTTTATCATAATCATTTAGCCCATATTCCTCACATCTTATCTGTCCTCCTTCAAACCATAATAGAGCAATTTGTTCATATGGTTGCTCTAATAAATACTCCTTTAGTGTCATTAGTAATTATATCCTCCTTTCTATTTATAAAATGTATGACCACTTTCATCTGTGAATTGTTTAGTCCAACCATTCCATTCATTAGGACTACAATCACTTCTGAAAGCAACACAACCGTTAGTAGTGTCTTCTACCATGTAAGCATACAACAACGCATATACAGTTGAATCACTAATATTATCACGACCATAAGCAAATTGATTCTTTTGTGTAATCAATTCAACAGGATCAGTTGGAAATTGATCTGATTCAATCCTGTTTAAGATTACATTGGCAACGTTTACTTTACAATCAAAACTTGCTTCATGTGCTTCGGTTTCAATACATTTAAGCATCATGGTAATTTCACTCTCTGTAAACACATCATAAGGTGTTTCTGGTAAATCATCAAACTCGTAAATGTTGAACAATGCGTTGTAATATAACTGAAACCATACATATTTATCTTGGTCTTTGATGCTTTCAATTAAATATAAGAAATGCAAACACTCTTCATTTTCTCGTTCACTTTGATTATACTCCATTTCAGAACATTTGTCAACATATTTATCATTTAGTTCATTATAGTTAATGCTTGACCTTTCAATATCCCCTTGTAAGCTCGTATTAGCCGATTCTAGGGCTTCAATTTGTCCTTGCTTAGACTTTATTGTATAGCCCATAATCATTAAAATTAGAGTCAATAAAACGATTCCTACACACTGAATAATATTATACTTCTCTATTTTCACTTTCTTCTTCTCCTTCTTAGTCTACTTGAGTAATAGGAACTTTTGCTTCTTCACATCTCGTCATCAGTTCTTTTAACCATGTATCACGTTCAGCATTGCCATCAATCAACAAAGCATCATTATATGTAGCCATATCACCAATATCAATTTGCATAATTTTAGAACGTGTATCAGCAACATATAATAGATTTCTATTTAACATTCTTTTGTGGCTAGGACTAACTACATTTAATACATATTTAGCCTCTGACCCTTGGCTTGCGTGGACACTAATACAATATGCTAACAATAAGTTTTGTAATTTAACTTTATCAAACACAATCAGTTCTTCATCAAACTGAGCAACAAGTTTCTTATCATCAAGTTCTCTAATAATACCATCTTGACCATTAAATACACTTGTTAAAGCAACGTCATCTAAACTTAACATATTATCAGATTGTTCAATTTCTTTCCAAGAATCATATGGCAATGCTTGGTAGTCATTTTTCTTATTTAGTAATTTATCCCCAACTCTGAAAGAAATTGTGGTTTTGTCTTTATCGACTTTTCTATCTAAGTGCATTTCATTAGGCTTTGGAGGATTGACTTCTGCTTGAATTGCATTGTTAATTCTATATGAACCTTCATCTCCTACATTAAACGGACTTAAACAAAGTATATCATGTGGCTTAACCCCTTTAGACAATAGTTTATTGTACTGTTCTACAATGGTGTCAAAAATATTATCAGTTTGAACAAATTTGTAATTGTTATACACACTATACTCATTGTTATGTACTTTTACTATATCATTATCAAAGAACTGCTTTCCTTGTCTTACGTTTGTGGCAACAAATATGCCACCATCGGTATCATATCTAAAGATTTCATCAAGAGTAATCATAGGAACTTTGCCGCTATTGATTAAATCATTAAATACACAACCAATTCCTACTGGCATTAACTGAGCTGGGTCGCCAACAAGAACAACTCTGATATTTGGATTCTCAATTACATTTAACATCATAAGAAAAGTAGGTAAATCTGTCATACTCATTTCATCTACAATTAAAACGTCAGTAGAAATTTCACCATCTCTCAATGCTTTTCTATGAATAGTGCTTGCTCGACGATTAACGGACTCTGTAATTCTACGTGAAGCCTTCCCAGTCGGTGCTAATAAAGTATAAGTCATTCCATTGCTTTCCATTAGTTTAATAATTCCACGAATTGAAGTCGTTTTACCGGAACCGGAATATCCTGCTAGAATCATAAAATTATATTTACAGAACATTTCAAGTGCTTTTCCTTGTTTTTCGGACATTGTAAAATCATCAATAGTAGTATATTGTGTCCAATCAATATCAAGTTGTGTGCTATTTGTAATCTTGTCTTTCACAAAATCAGCAACTTTACATTCGCCTTGATAAGTAGACATAATGCTTAAATCTTTTGACTTCTCATCATAATAGAATAAATCATTATTCATTGCGGTAGGAACAATTAAAGGTTCAAGTTCAGGCACATTATACTCTTCCATGATATAATAATATAAATCATTTCCATTAAGTCTTGTACTGCCCTCTTGTTCATTTCTTTCCAACACACTTAAAATCAAATAAGCGCATCTCATTTCACTTACTTTTAAGTCTTTTCTTAATTCCATAATCGCTCTATCAGCAAATTCAAAAGAACGACCAAGTGTTGAGATTAAAACTTTATAAGGATTGGATTGAATTTCTTTTGCAATATGTTCTTCATCAAGATATTCTTCAATTAACTTCTTGCAGTCACTTACATCAAATTTGTAATCCTTGAAATGTTGAATAATACCAAGATACTTATATTTTTCAAGTAAGTTTCTTGCATAAGCACCAAGATACACTTCTCCGACACCTTTGATTCTACTTACATCAATAACATCTTTGCCTTGAGTTAAAATCAATTCAATGAAATCAGGATATGCTTCTAAGATATTATCAGCAATTCTTTCACTTGTAGTACAATCCATAAGAATTTCTTTCTTTTGGTCTAAAGTAAGCGTTGACACATCAAAGTTGCTCATAGATGGAACTGATAAAATTTTATACGTTCCACCGTATCTTTTGTCATAGGCAATTTCTTCAATTTCAATTTCATAGTCTTTATTTTCATCTATATATGAATCACCACCTTTCGTTGAAAAGGTAAAGTAAGGACTTAATTTGACACTATCATTGTGGTCAATAGGACTCCATGAAAATATTCTATAATCATCTTTCTTAAAACAACATTTTACACATCTTGCTTTTAATGTAATACTCATTTTCTACTCCAATTCTCTAAATAATTAGCTATTTCTGTTATGTTATTTCTTGATTCAATATACTTGTCTATACTTTCTTGAATAAATTGAATAACAGCTTTTGGGGCACAAGAAATTTTTACTGAACTCATATAAGAATCATATGAACGTATTGTAGTCCATAGAAACTTCTTTTTTACTTTTACATCACATTGCACTCCTAAACTATCTGCGTTAATATTTACTTTAAAAGTATAACCATCTTTCTTTATAATCTTAGTCATAATATTTATATTTATTCTCCTTCTTTTTATTTACAACTTTAAATCCTTTTCTTGCTTTATATTTATCACAGGTCTGACATAATTTCTTCTGTTCAGCATTTCTTCCTTTGTCACATTTACCTTTACAAATATAATAGATACAAGGTGCTAATCTTTCTTTAGACATAAAAAATATCTCCTTTCATTGATATAGTAATTATACCATGAAAGGAGATATTTGTCAAGTAAAAATTTACCATCTTAATTCAAAATATTTATTATAAATCTTATTCCATTCTGCTTGTGTAATTCCACCTCTATCATATTTTTCTTCTAAATTATAAAGGCATTGTGCAAGATAACGGTCTGTATGCCAATTACTAAATAAAGGCTCATATTCATTGTTGATAAGTACACTTAATTGTCCCCCAAATGTGCTTGATACAGATATTCTACCTTTTAAGTATTGACATAACTTGGCTTTGGTCTTATCAGAAACATTGTAGCCACGTTTCTCCATTTCTGTAATGACTAAATTACAATACAATCTAAAATGATCCAAGTCATAATTCATAATAGGATTGATAAGAATTTGATTAGTTGCCCCTTTTTCATAAATATCTTTAGCAATAGCAACACATTCTCTTAACTGAGAACACAACTGTTGTCTAGGTAATACATCTAACAAATCATAATGCCATAATCTCATATTTTACTCCTTTACAATATACTTACTCAACATATCAATTTCTTCTTGTAATTCTTTAATGTGAGATTCAATTTCTTCCCATTCATCTGTTTCAAAATTATAATAAAAACTTGCTGGGAAATTACCATTATAATCAATATTATTTGTTCTATTGTCATTAAATATTTTATTCAGATAGTTTAGTGCTTCCTTAGATTTACAAACCACATAAGCACTGTCTTGTGATAAACGATAATCATTATCAAGCGGAAGTAATGTTCCATAGTCATTATATGCAAACAAGTCTTTACCATACTTATCTTGTAATTCTTTGCTTTCATATCTTTCACATTCATTTTCATACTCAAATTCTTTACCATCAAATGCAATATAAATTGTCTTCTCTGTCATATTATTACCCCTTTCTAATATGCCGAATTATTTTATCTAATAAATTAAGTTGCGCGAATAGCTCTTGCCTATATGTTCCCTCTGCTCTGTCGTAACTACCAATTCCATATAAATGAGCATCAATATCATCTTTTTGCTCATAAAGCCAAATTAGTAAATCTTTATCCATATTATTTTTCCTCCTTAAATAATTCCAATCGTTTCGTCTTCATAATTACATTTCTTTGCTTTTTCAAACATATCTAAATATTTTTCATCAAATTCAAATGTATCTTTTTTAATATTTGCAATTAATGTCAAGCATCTATTATACATTTCTGTTGTAAAATCTTTGCAATTTATATTATTTCTATTCCTATTAAAAATATAATAAATTAAATTAGGAGTTCTCTTAATTGCTTCTGATACCAAAGGCTCTAAAAATAAATGTAAAACAAAATCTTTGGTCAATTCTACTTGTGACTCACCGTAAGTATAATATTTATCATAATATGCTTGCATAGCTGAAAGTTTGTCTTTATATAATTCTTTGTTGTACCAACCTTTGCAAATTAGCATAATATCAATTAAAGTATTATCTGTCATTCAATCACCTCCACTTCTAAGTTTTCACATCTCAATCTACTAGCAATTTGTTTACTAAATATTTGATATTGATAAGGATGACGCAGAGCTATACATTCTTCTGCTAATCGTTCACACGCTTCTTTTAATAATTCTACATCATCTGTTAAAATCTTAATCATTATCGTACCTCCTGTAACTTTTCATATAATTCTTCATACATTTCATTATTGAAATAAACCACTCTACTAGCAAGCATCTTAATAATTTCTTTAGCCTCGTCTAATGTTTGAATATCATCTATTGCTTTTGGGTCATGTTTCATAATACGTTTGTATAAACTATAAATATTGTTCATAATTTAACCCTTCCATTCACAGTGTAATACATTTTTATGGAAATTCATTGCACATTCTTTGCACAATAAAATTTTGGTTGAATGGTCAAGATATTCACCTTCCCATCTAACTGTATATTCTTTTGCCTCATTAAAATCTGTAATTTCTTTTCCACATTTGTCACAATGATATTTAGTTACTGTCATAATAAAAATCTCCTTTCCATTTGATACTTGTATTATATCATAGGAAAGGAGATTTGTCAAGAGTTAATCTATACTTTTTAATATTGTATAATCTCTTAAAATTTCTTCTTGTTCTTCACTTTCAACCCACTTGTCATTATTGTCTTTAACACGTTTATTTTGTGTTCTAAAAGCAGTTTTAATTATGTCCCCACTCTTACATGGGTGGTCTTCATAATTACGTTTATTTGCCTTAATAAAGGTGTTCTCACCATCATTAACGTGATATAAAGTAACAAATGGAGTGTTGTATTGATTTAACTCTACTTCTGATACAATGTAAATATTATCATCTGTTGATTTATCAATCAATTCTGTATAACCACTAAGTCCTAATTGATAAGCCATTGTTTCAAGTAATGTAATAGGTTTATACATATACTTTGTAGAAACAAAATCAACAATTCCTTGATAATTATTTAGAATATATTCCATTAAAGAAACATTATCAATTTCTTTGAACATTTTTTCTGTTTCTTTACCACAAAATTGTTTAATTTCATGTATATTTAATCCAAAGTTTATACATTCATCTTTCTTTAATTGTTTACATTCTCTTAATCTTTTCATAATAGAATCAACATCATTATAAATATTCCATTGATTTATTACATAATTCACATCCCCATATTCTGCAAAATAATCTAACTTAAATAAAATATCAATACTCTTTTTATTCAAATCACTTTGTAATAAATCTTTAAAAATAAAGAACAACCCATCATATTCATTTTTATGTTGACTCATATTGTATAAGATTTGTGGTGCTACCTTTTGCATATTCTTTATACTTGCCATAGTTTGATTGATACAATTGTTTTCTCTATCAATGGAAAATTGTCTATTGTCATCACCAAATGCAATAGGTTTTAATTTGATGCCACGTTTAAGCATTTCTTTCTTTAATGCAGTTACCTTATCTTTGTCACCTTTGTTAGTATATCTTTGTAATGTTACTTTATAAAATTCTAATGGATAATAAGCCTTTTGCCAAGCAAGTGTAACACTATCAATAGCCATACAATAAGCATGAGCAGAATTGAAACCATAAGAAGCACTATCCTCAATTACTTGCCATACTTTTTCAGCCATTTTCATAGCATTATCTTTGTCTGTTGTTTCTTTTGTGTTAAGTATAGCTTGTGCAAAATTAGGAATAAACTTTTCTTTTGCTTGTGTAATCACATAATGTTTCTTTTTACTAATAGCTTTAATGATTGTATATGTTTCACTCATAGGAAATCCCGCAAATCCTAATACTTTCATTAAATGCTCTTGATATAAAATAAATGAGCTTGAACAATATTGGTCTTGAATAAGGTCATCAAAAGCCTTTATTCCATAATCAAAATGTTTGCGTTGTTCAAATGTTTTATACATTGATTGAAATGATGGTCTAATACCAGCTACAAATTGTGTCAACTCTGAAATGTTCTTTGGTTTAAATCTCATAACTTTTTCAGTAGATTTTTGTTGCTCACATTGATTCACACACATTGTATAACCATTAGCATAAATATCCCAAGTCTTACTATCATTGTCAATCTTAGCAAGCAATTCGTTTACAGATAATGGTTCAATTCCTATCTCTTTATAAATATCATAGGTCAATCCAATAGAATCTACAATGAGGTAGTCCTGCTTCAACATGCCGAAAGCATCAATAGTGCCACTTTCAATAACCGCAACGAAAGTTTCTTTAGCTTTATCTCCTTGTGATTCAGATTTTACCATGATAACCCCGACTTCTTCTACAACATCAAAGTCTGCGCAAATTGTGCCGCAAGGATGTGCTTTCAAATTATCTACAATTCCCATGTATTGTTGACAACCATCAATTAAATATCCATATTTTTCTTTATCAACATAATCATAAATATCAATAAATTCTTTTTCATCATCATCTGCGTGTTTTAAAGCATTTTCATATTTACTAATTTGCTTTGTTACAGTATTGGCTAATTGTGGATCAAGATTATATGCTCTTGAATACATTTTAAATGCAGATTTATAATGCAATGTACCTAAAGCCAATAGGTCAAATGTTCCTTCTTCCCCAATTATATCTTTTTGCGCTTGTATAAATGGTTCTCTTGATGATACATTGTGGTCAATGTCTGGCGGTGTGTGAGAATCTAATACTCTTTCTTTTGTTAAAAATCTTTCAGAATACATAAGCACTGGTGAATTAACTTTATCTACTTTTGTAAATCTAAATAATTTATTCAAATAACAAGATACGCCACTACCTCTACCACTAGGAGTCAATATCCCACCATATTCATCAATTCCACGTTTCATTATTTCATAAGTATCAATGAAATAATCAGCCATGTTACATCCTTCAATTTCGGCTATATCATGCTTAATTTCTTTAATATATTCATCATACTTATCTTTGTTAATATCATTAGATTGCCTTTCCCATTCATATCTAAGGATATTCTCAAAAACTTCATTTCTTTGTTCTTGTGTTAAATCACGATATTTTTTAGCCACAGGAACTTTTAATGACCTATCCAATATAATATCATCAAATGTAAGTATAATATTAGTATTCTCTATTGCTTCTGTAATTTCTTCATCACTTAAAATTCCTTGTTCTTTAAATCTATTAAAGAATGTTTCATAACTTGGTAAATCCATATACCAACCTTGTTCATCTTCATAACTAATCTTATTAGATTTTAACAAGTCGTCTCTATCTGCCATTTGTGATTCAGTAATAACATGACTGTCAGTTCCAGCTATAATTGGAATGTTATATTTATAATGCAATTCCATAATATGAGCATTTATTTCTTTTTGTGCTTGTGTATTATGAGGTTGCACTTCAAGATAAAAATCTGTGAAATGATTAAATAATTTAAGAACAATTTCATCAATTTTTGAATAGTCAACTACATTAGCATTATCACCAAATGGCAAATCTCTATCATCTATTGTATATTTATTCCAAAAGGCAATACAAGCCGATGTAACGAATACATCATCTTTTGGCAATGACAAAAGAATATCTAAATCCATTCTATTCTTATAATAATACCCAGTTTTAAATGACTCATAGATTGCTCTATTTATTTTCTTACGACCATTTTCATTCTTTGCTAATAAAATAATATGACAATTACTTGAATCAGAAGAATTTCTGTCTTTTACCCAATATGCTTCTGTACCAAATACGAACTTGATTGGTTTATAATTAGGATTTGATTCAAGATTCTTTTTATTAAATTTTTCAAGGTCATCATAAATCTTAAAATAATTTCCTTGCCATCCGTGTTCAACAGTTGAATAAATTGTTGGTATACCTTGGTCTGCTGATTTCTTATATTCTTTAAAATAATCCATAGGCACAAGTGGAGAATCTTTATTATATCTATGTGATAAACTCGTATGTTTGTGATAATTACAAAATGATAAAATTTTACAATTATTCATTACTACCTTCCCTTTCCCACCAATAACCATATGCTGATTTTTGTTTTCCACTAATTACACCATTTATATTAGATGAACATATTTTATTATTTTTACAAATTTTAATTGAATTTAAGTATTCAATTGCTTCTTTTGAAGAGTTGAATAATTTAATTTTTTTATGTGTTATTTTATCACACATCCATATTTTTTTCTTTTTTGAAATTGATAAATTTTTATTATGATTTCCATAATTATTATTATATTTTTGTGTGCCCCATTCTAAATTATAATAATTATTATTTAATTTATTTTCATCTTTATGACATACAATTGGATAATTATTTGGATTCTCAACAAACGCTAAAGCCACTAATCTATTTATACGATATGTTCTCATATCATTATTCCCATATCTTAAAGTTATTTGTTCATATCCATATTTATTTATATGTTTTGTAAGCCATTTATTTGTATTTGTTGACCAAACATTGCCATCATTTGTTATATAAAACATTTTTGAATCATCTATTGGTTTAATATATGTATCATCAAGTAAATTTGGTACTAATTTCATAACTCATCCCTTATCTCCTTTCTATATTTACTCAATTATATCACAAAAGACCACCTTTGTCAAGTGGTCTTTTTAATCTATTTTAATCCATTAAAAATATGTGCAATAACATCAATAGTCCAACCATTTCCAATACATTTATATCTTTGTGTATCAGATAATCCTTCTGTATAATTGTCTGGTAGTGTTTGCGCTCGCTCACATTCAATAGGCGTTGGTTTATAATATTCACCATTTTCGTATTGAATATTAGTTGCTCCGCTATTTGAGATATTTTGTCCTGTCATTAAACATCTCATTTTTTGGTCTAAAGTTCTAATTGCTTTATGCGCCTTTTCATGTGCAAGAGTTCCTTCTTGTTTATTATTTAATCTATCTGTTATATTATATTGTTCTTTTTCTTCTGTTGGTTGAACAATATCTTTTAAAGTTAAACCTTTGTCTATTGGTTGTGATACATTCGGGATGTTTGTCCAGTATAGTCTTTTTCTACTTTGCGCAGAAAGCAATTTGCTATCAATCATAATAGGTTCTACGCCTAATGCTTGAGTAATAACATCTTGCCATTTTTTGCACATCTTTACATTTTCCAATAAAAAATATTTTGGTTTGCTTTCTTTTAATACTCTTACATATTCCCAAAATAAATAAGAATATCCATCAAATTCAAATCCTTTTTCTTTCAAATCTAAATATTGTTCAAGTGATGTAATTTCTATATTGTCTTTTGTACTTGCTCCATTCATTCTTCCGGCAAACGAAAAATTTTGACAAGGACTACCCCCAATTAGCAAGTCTAAATAACCATTATATTGTGTTCCATCAACATCTCTCACATCCCCAATTTCTGTTATATCGTTCCAATTTTTTTGTGCTATTTTAATTGCATAATCACAAATTTCACTAGCATGATAACCATTAACTTTAATTCCAGCTCTGTCTAAAGCACATCTGCCCCCCCCAATTCCATCAAAAAGACTTAATACATTTAATCCATTTTCATTCATTTTTTATATCTCCTTTCATATTAAAATTATGTTATTTGTAACATAATCCATCAATTTATGTTAATTATAACATAAAAAGGAGCTTTTGTCAAGCCCCTTTTGCAATTAAATCTCTTCAATTTTAAAATAATCATCATAATCAACGTCTTCTAATTCATAATTATCAAGTACAAAATCTAAATAATCTGTATATCCTTCATTTCTTAATTTATTTAAAGCTTCTTCTTTAGATTCTGCTTCAATAATTCCTTCTCTGTGTCCATATCTTAAATGTCCTACTGCATAATTTGCGTCTTGAAATACTCTAAATTTTGCCATGTTTTATCTCCTTAACCTTCAATCTTTTTAAATTCAATCTTTTTAAACAATTTTTTGAAATCGTCTTTAGTATATACTCTATATTCATTTTCATATATTCCTTTATGTTCGTCTTGATACATTACAATATAATCACCAATATTTACTTTTTCTTCGTTACAAGTAAGCGTCCCAAATTTATTATTATATCTAATAATATTGTTAGTTGTTGCACCTAAAATCCAATCTGGAATTGTTAAATAATTTTCTGATGATCGACTTGTCAATGGATGCTTTTCATCAGTGTTGTCATATTGAAATTGCCATGCCATACATACATTTTCTCTTACATATTTACTCATAATTATCTCCTTTCTATGCCATATAATATCCTTGTTCTTGAATTTTATCCCATTCTGACTTATGATACCATAAAATATGGTATTCTTCTACACCCATACAATTAACTAATACTTTGATTTCCAACATAGGGTCAGTTTCAATAAAATTTGGGTCTTTTTCTTGTATATATTTTTCCCATTTTTTAGTAACATCTACAACTGAAATTACCTTTTTAATATAATGTTCTAATAAATTCATTTAATCACCAACCTTAATAATATGTTTAAATTGTTTTTCATAGAAATCAAGATACAATTCTTTAGCATCACCATTATATGTTGCTTCAATAAATTGAGGATAAATAAAATTATACTTGGTATTTTTTACAATAAGCATAGCTTTGTTATTTTGAATTGTATGATTAGCCCATACAATAATTACTTTTAAGTCATCGTTTGTTTCATCATTGTCATGAAAACAATCTGCATCTTTAATTTCTTGATAACATAAATCTAAAAATTCCATTGTGTCCATGTTACATCACCATCCAATCTTCTGCTAATACATCACTAATGCTAGGAGTCCAAGGAACAACTTTACCTTGCACTGTTTTAAGTGCGATATAAGGCTCATATTCAACCAAATCTTGTTCATTGACTAATTGTTCAGCTATTTTAGTACATGGCTTATATGAGCCTTGTGGAACGTAATAAATGAATTGATTCTTTCCATTCCAACCTTGTCTTGTTAATTTAGAACCTTTTAACAGTTTGTCTAAGGCTTCATCAAATTTCATTAAACAATCATCCGTTTCTGCTATATATTGTTTAAATAATGAATTTCCTTTCCAATATATTCTACGTGATTTAGGACAAGCAACTCCTTTTCTAATGTCATCAATAGTATAACTTTTATATATTGTTCCATCAAATAAAACATCAACAATTTTATGACCATTTGATAAAATATGTACTTCACTGTCTATTGATATAAAGTCTACACCATCTGCTCCAATTTCTTCCATTTCTTCTAAAATTGACTTCATATTACTCTCCTTTCAATAAAAGGAGTGAATATATTCACTCCTTTTCAGTTTGTTATACTTCTACATTTCTCTCTCTTGCAAAAGCAACTAGGTTATTATAAATTGTTTCCAACTCAACCAATTGACTGTCTTTTGCTTCTGAAATTCTTACACCCTCTCCAAGTTGTTTATAAATAATATCCTCTACTTCTTCTGGATATAGTTCAAACAATGCAGTTACATAGGGCTCAATACAATCTAAGTAATCTTGCTTGGTATATCCATTGGAATCCATTGTAAATGATACTAAATCAGCACCATAATTTTCAGCAGACCTCTTTTGTGCTTCTTTCATAGCTTCAATTAAATTCTCTGCTGTAAATGGATTGATAACAGGCTGAATATCAAACCTAGAACCAGCATAATATTCGGCAGTTTCATGTGCATATGCAGTAGACATAATTGTTTTTCCAGTTGTTTCGTCAACTCCGTTGCCCTTAATATAAAATCTGAAATCGCACATATCCTTTAAAAACCTAGCCGAATCTTTTACAGAATTAGAACCTTTTGGAACAATTTTAAATACACCATTTCCAACAGCTTTAATCTTACCATTTACTACTTGTTGTTCTTTGATTTCAACGAACTCTTCGTGCATAATAAAGATAACAGTATAACCACAAGAACATAATTTATTTACATCCGCTTTAAATGCTGTTCTATATAAAGCATACCCATTAGGCATATCTGATTGACCATTCATTTCACTTACATCTCTTACACCATATTCCCTTGCAGTTGCAGTAGCATAGATTTCAATAATGTCTGTTGCAGTATCAATTACAATAGTTTGAAATTTTTCTTTCATTTGACCGAGGGTTTTTTCATCTGTTAATTGTTTAACTACGTCTACAAAATCTTTCTTTTGTTTAATAGGAATTTTATACCCCTTAATAGCTGTACCACCAGCTTCTCCCATTAATAATAATGGCTTTGGAAATCTCATAGCTTGAGGTGTTTTCCCAAGGGTATTTCCACCATAAATAAGTATCTTCAAGCCTTCAATTCCATAAGATACTCCACTCTCTTCCAAACCTAATAAGTTTAAATTTGCCATCTTCTATTTACCTTTCTATATTCACTAATAATAATCAAATTCTCTAAAAGGGCAGACATTACATCTGCCCTATATCTTATCTTAGAACGGAGACTTCTTTGTTGAAGAACCAAATGGATTAGCCTTTGTACCACTAGAACTTGCTCCCTTTGGAGAACTCTTAGGCTTATCCTTGTTCTCTTTAGCGGTTTTCACCATATTGTTAATCTTAATATCACGCTCATTTAATGCCTGTTTCATATCTTCGGGATTGATATAGTATTCATTTTCCTCATCGAACGCTTCATCACCACGGAATACACTATATTCAGTAACACTAAATCCACTTACCATGTGTGATTCTCTACGACCAAAACCACCAGTTGTAGGTTTCTTAACTCCTACTTGCTTAGTGATAATCTCATAATATAGCTTTACAGACTGACCAGCTTCATAGAATGAATTGAAATCATCTGCAAGATCAGACTCTACAATAAATGTGAAAGGTGTAGTTTCAGCGTTTCGATTAAATGTATAAAGCTCAACCTTTAGTCTACCTGTTTCTTCTGCGTCCTCACCCTTTGTTTCAGGGATAATACTGCGAATAATACCACTGATTTCACAGTCTGCACTGTCTTCTTTGGGAACACCAGTAGATGTAATTCTAAATCCATTCACTTGTGTAATAGACTTAAATTCATATGTGTCCTTATTAACGTATTCGTTCGCAGATAGGATTCCATCAATCTTAACTCTTGTAGGCACTTCCCCATCCTTTGCATTATTCTTAGGAATATAATTTTCAAGAACAGTCTTTAAGGACTTAAAATTCGGATTGTCAATAAGCTGTCCGTTCTCATCTAACTTCTTCTCACTTGCAGGGAAGAAATCTACACCAATCGCATTTCCCTTTACATCTACAAGGAACATAGGGTTCTTAAATTCCTTCTTTGCCATCTGTTGACAAGTTACCTTCTTTTCAACTCCGTTTGCTCCCTTTAAGGTAACTTCCTTTGTAATCTCTTCAAGATTCATTTCAAGTAATTCACCAATAACCTGCGTATTGTTAATACTAGCCTTAATTTCACTCATTTTAATTCTAATTCCTTTCTTCTCTTAAACTTTTTAATATGTACTTATCTATAATATCACTCCGAAGAGATAATAAAATAAATGTATAATTTAATCTAAGTCATCTCACCCTTAGTCATTCACTGTCTTACCATTTGCAACTTTTTCAATTACATCTTTATTCTTTAAGTTGTTTTTAATAAACTCTTTTAATTCTTCCATTGTACAACCATTGTTAATTTTGTCAAGATATAATTGACTAGCAGTTTCAAAACCAATAACCATATTCTTGATAAAGTTCTCTTTTAAACTACTTTCATAGTGATTAACAATGTTTGCCATTGCTTGTTTCTTTGTTGGTTTCTTTGATTGTTTACTTTGCATAGCCATAATATTCAAACTCCCCTCTGTCACATACTGGACATAACCAAGCTGTAAACCATTCTTTATTATTATACTCCAATTCAGTATGAGTCTCGCAATAATTATAAGGTTGCAGTTTTGCGCTACACTCAATACAATATTGTTCTTTATTAAACCAATCAAGAATTACTTGTTTCATTTTATCATCATTTGTCGTGTGATACAAGTAAAATAACATATCCTTAATCAATTCTTTCCCATCTGTGCCATCACGATAATAATGTTCGTTGATCGTTTCTACAATTTCTAATGCAAAATTTTCCATATAATCCTCCTTTATATTTATTAGATTGAGAGATTTATCGGAGTCCCAATATCTAGGACTCCTACAAACGGAGGTAAAAAATGAATAAAAACATTAGAATCCCGATAAATCTCTCAATCATGTATATTATATCATATTATTTAGTTGGTGTCAAGCATAATTCTTTAAAATGTGGTAAAGTCTCAATCCAGCCACAAAAGTCTTGCCACTCTGGAAGCCTATGGAATCTTCTTTGTTGATAAATCGTCTTTAACTGCTGATAATTTGTAGTCATTCTTGCAGTTAAATACATACCACATGGATTGCTATAAAGAATTTCTAAATATTTTACTTCAGCAATTTCTTGTAGCGGAAACTTATCTCCATCTTTTGCCACTTTAATCTTTTCTTGTAAGGCATTATAATCTTCAACTTTTTCTTTAATAACATCAATACATCTTTGATCTGTATATCTAATGTATGCTTTATCTAAGTTAAACTTTGTAATCTTGTGCATTGTAGATTGACTTGATACAAAATCAATAAAATGATAACGTTCTACTTCTACTGATAATTTAGGTGTAAACTTCCAATCAAATTGAACTACAACACCCTTTAGAAAATTATCGTGTCCAGTTCCAGTTTCAACATTTCCAAGTTGCCTTGTTCTATCAGTGATTTCATATGTGCATTTATTAGTATCAATAGCCATAGGATATTTACTTGCTTTGATTGATTCATCAATACCATATACTTTAACATCACTAATTATATTTTTGAAATCTTCTAAACAAATTTCACTCATCAATCTTCCTCCACAATATCAACAATTCTACCATCATTCACAATCAATCTCTTACCATTTGCATAAAATCTCTCACAATCTTCTAATGTAATACTGTCTAAATCAATTACTTTGCTATAATCCATATAATCTCCTTAATCAATCAATTCAATTTCATCCCAACGCCAGCACAACTGTCCATTTTCTTTATCAATAGCGTTCATATATTTCTTGTCAAATGTAACTGAAAAGTAAAACCCTCTTTCTTTCATAGTACAATCATAATTAACAATTCCTTCTTTGCCAACATATTCGTCTAAACAAATATATTTATTTTTTCTATGTGGTTCAACATTGATAATACGAACTCTTTGACCTTCCTTAATTGTTCTTCCAATTAGACCTCTGCCTTTTGTTGCAGTCTTATTAGTAAAATCCATTCTATCAATACAATTGTCAACAGCGGTCTTGAAATTAAAATCATCATATTTTTCATAACGTGATGTGTTTGATCTAGAAACTAATTTGTTATCAATATAATATTTTGCATTAGTATGTTTTCCGTCTTCACAAGTAATAATCAATTTGTAATTATGCGATGAATTTAATAATTCAATCATATTGCATGTATTTTTTTCAATACATTCACCGTGACCATCTTTAATGCCGTGACTACTACTACCCCAACCATTTACATCATTATCCCAGTTAATTATAACATTTCTTTCATTAAGGGCAACAACTGTACCTTTATCTCCTGCTTTAGTATCAAACCAAGTCTTTCCTGTTGCAACAATTCTGTCTCCTTCTTTTAAACTCATCAATTCTTTAAATGTCATTTCTTAATCCTCCTTTAATATAATTTTGTGCGTTAAGCTCCTTTTCTATTCCGCACATGTAGTCACACCCTTACTCTACTGACTACTCACCTCATCAAATGTTTTTAAGGTATAAACATTTCAAATTAAACTTCGCTTGTTAAAGTTTTGAGTCAATTAAAAGCTACGAAAAGTTTGACTTCATTCATGCAATAGGAATCGAACCTATACCTCTCCTAGGAATTGTATGCTCTGCCTTACTTACTTGGCATCTCCTAATATTACACCATACATGAACTTTAATTATTATCTCGGTTTAATCGACCTCACCTTAAACGGGGTTGTTCATCAACTCACATGGAACAGTTCTACCAAATTAAGCTATTGCTTGTTTAACGATACAAGCTACCTCCAACTGCCAAGTCATAACATATAGCCATGGTGCATTGTAGGACTCTAACCTACATTTCTCTTATAGCGAGCGTCTTTATTAGACTAAATACCTATATGTTTCGCACTGTCTGTGTACTTTAGACGGTGATAGTTGGTTAATTTGGAATTGAACCAAAATTTCCTTTATTAAAAAGGCGTACTTACGTTTATACTATTAACCAATTTATATATTTATCTATAATCTTTTGAATGATTCGGCATATAAATACATTTGTACCCATTAAGTAACATTTTGTGTTTCCTTTCTTAAATAAAATACGCACTCCGAGAATCGAACTCGGCTTTACCTTGTTAGGGCTTACGATTTATAAGATCGTGGCTCTTACCTACTGAGCTAAGTGCGCATGTGAGGTTTGTAGCTTTCACTACCATGTTTTATTTTCGATGGGCTAGACCTCAAAGTAACCATCTAGTTAGGAGCGACCTAACAACTTCTTGCTTTATATATGTATTATACCACACATATTAACATTTGTCAACTACTTTTTTACAGAAACATGATAACCTTGACTTTCATAATTCTTCTTGGCTGTGTCCTTGTCAGAACTCTTAATAGTAACTTCAAACATCTCTACAATTCCATTGTCAAGTTCTTTTCTACAAATTAAAACGCTTCTTCCTTGCTTTTTCATTATTCTTATCTCCTTTCTTAACTATATATGTATTATACCATATATTATATCAAAAGTCAACCATTATTTTTATTAAATGGAATAAATGTTTCATAATAATTCTTGCATACATAAACATCATATTCTTCATCTTCATCAAGTTTGAACACAAATACCATAGTGTTACCACTTCCAGTAAATCTACACCAATCGTTTTCATCATTAGGGTCAAATTTTTCAATACATTCTTTTACCCACTTATTAATTGTGTCATCATCAATATGTACCCCATTATTAAACGAATAGTAATGTGTTGGAAATTCTACATTGTCTTTAGTCAGCGGAAAATAATCAGCTAATTCATCAGCATATGTTTCTTCTCCACAACAAGGACATACTACATATCCAGCTCCATATGTTCCAACTTGAATATCATCATCTTCTACTTCAAGTTCAGAGCCACAATGCTCACAAGTAATTTTATAAGTTTTTGGTTTAGATTCGTCTTGTTTCTGTGTTACATGATTATACTTATCCTTTAATACTATCATTATTTTTGCTCCTTTCTTTGCTCCTTATATTGATAAATACATTCTCTTGCAATCATAGGAATGTTAGGCTTTGCTTGCATATAACAATCCCATTTTTCTAATTTATTGCAATCTTTTTCAAATGCGTCACCTACTGCAATTTCATATTCACATCTGCTCCATTCTTGCCATTGAATTATTCTTTCAATCTCTTTACATAGTCCTTCAAATCCATATAAAGTATCTTCACCATATCTTTCATATTTATAGTTCTTAGGAGAACGTAAATATTTCTTAATAGTCTTTTCAGTGTACTCTTGAACATAACAATTTCTAAAAATATTGAATGGTTCAATTTTATTTGTGCTTTGATTATAATTCAATACATAATATTCAAATTTCATATCATCACCTAAGCTTTACTAAATGTTCATTTACAACAGTCCAACAATTAGGTTTAATCTTCATATCCTTAATCCACTGTTCTACACATTTGTCAATCCGATTGGCAAGTTCTAATTCTTGTTCTCTTGTAATTTCAAAACTTTCACTTACTTCTCCACACTCACCATACAAACTATCATACATAGATTCAATAATTTCTTCTTCATTACTGTCCCATGACAATACTGGTTTTTCACAAGTTCCTACATATATTTCTTCACAAATATCTTCAACACATTCTTTAGCATCTTCAATAGTCTCTTGTTCTGTATCGAAACTACCATTATAATATTCACCATCAGAAGACCAACAGTATTTTGTCTTATCTATTTTATCAATCCAATATGGAGGAATATCATCACAATCATCTTCATCAAGCCAACCTCCAAATTCTTGAGCAATTCCTTTCATAATTTCAACTGATTTACCATAACAACTTAAATTTAAAAATGTAGTTTCTGATTTAACCATATCTTCAAGATTATACTTACTATAATATTCTAAATTTTCATAAAAGTTGATATTTTTATATTCATAAAACATAGCTCTGTTTTCATTACCATCATTAAATGTAATAAATCCACTTGTTATTTTCCATTCATTACTATCATCATATTTTTCTTTAATGTCACTTAAAAACTGATTTACAGAACCATAATTTTTTTCATGAATTCCATCATTGATTAATTTATAATGCTCATCAATATAATCAACAATCTGTTCTGCTGTAATGTGTCCTTTTAATCTTAAAATTGTATCACAACCCATAATCTCGCTCCTATTCTACAACCAATTTAACATCCCCAATAACAGGTTCAATATCATATGAATTAACATCTTTGTAATATTGATCTTCTTCTAAATCATATAGAATTGGATTTTCTCCATCAATATCTGTTAAATAAATTCCATAATAACATGGCATTAATCCTTTATTATTGTATTTTACAAGTATTCCACTTTTAATTTTTTCTGTTTTTGTATTAAATTCTACTTCCATATCTGCTCCTTTCTAAAACAAATCATCTTTACAAGGTCTATTATAACATGAAATTTCATATTTGTCAATAATTATTTGATAAGTTTTTTTACCATTCCATTCATTTATGTTTAATTCACCTACACAATCCATCTTTAGCTTAGTTTTGCTTGGTTCATTTACAAACACATCATTTTCATAATAACCTAATTGTAAATTTCCCTTGTCTTTTTTTAGACAGTTAAAAATAACAACATCAACACCTTCTTTATGTAACTTTAATGTGCGTTTATTCTTACCAATAATCTGCCATTCTGAAGGAGTAAATACAATATTAGTAATGTGCCACAAAGGTTTTTCTAAGCCTTTGCCCCACAACACACTGTAAGGTTCAAATAGACCAAATAATCTTGCAGGTATAGATTTTATTGAATAAGACTTTAGAACGTCTATATGGGGCGTATATGAAAGTTCAAAGGTATTGTAGTAGTCTACAAGTGCTTGAATGTTATCAACTTGAATTTGAACACCGCAAGAATCTTCGTGACCACTAGCCCAATCAACTAATTCATTATTATCCAAATCTTCCCTTAATGGAATAGGACTTCTTAATGAACCAATCATTATATCACCTTTAATAGATCCGACTATTGTAGGCTTGTTATCACATAATGTCTTAATCTTGCCAGCCAACAATCCACTATAAGAACGTGGTACATCATCACTTGCAAATACAATCAAATTGTTCTGTCCACAAGACAATATCGTGTCTATATTGTTCTGAACCACATCGTTCACAATCTTAATCTGATTTTGATGTGATTGCTCTACCATATCTAATGTTTCATTTATATCACATTGACCGATAAAAGCAAGAATAAGCTGTTGTTTTAATTCTATATCGTTACAACGACATACACTATTTATTTTAGGAATAATCTTAAAACCAAGGTCACGTTGAGTATAATCGCTACCGATAAACCTATCAATCATAGCACCAAGAAATTCATTATTTACACAATCTCTTGTTTCAAGTCCGAAATGATAATACTCTCTATTCTCCATTTCTGACATAATCATACTATCAGATACAAGACTTAATGCTACTAAGTCTATGAAATATCCCGACCAATCTAAGCCGAGTTGATTGTCTAATCCTTGTAAGAATTTATGTGTGACTAAAGCACCGCTACCATTTCTTGATACATTATATCTCAGGTCTTGATTATTTATAAGACACCCTTTACCAATTGGTGTAACTATGTCATGGTGGTCTAAAACAATAAGCCCAATACCAAGTCCACACAATTCGTCTGCTTGTTCACAATTATTTGTTCCAGCATCAGGAATAATCACAAGGTCAGGTCTTTCTTGTCTAATTCTGTCCATAATATCTTCATCATCAAGTCCACGTTGTTTACCGCTATGAATAAGAATCTTAATAGTCCACTTGTCACTTAATTTCATAAGATATTGATATAAAATTACAGTAGAACATATGCCATCTCCATCACCATCTTGAATAATAAACAATGTACTATCTAATTTAGACCAATATTCAATTTCTTGACAAGCATATGGAATATCTTCATATTTCCACCATTCATCAAGATATTTGCCAGTGGGATTAAGATATTCTTTCGTATCTTTAACCCCACATTTTTCTAAATACGACTCTACTGTTATAGGCTCATTGCCATATAATTCATTTACTTGCATGGTAATTCTCTTACTCTTCTAATAATGTCACAAATTCCTCTGTGATTAAAAGCTCCATAAAGAATATTTAACACATCGTCTTTACTTATCAGTTCTTCATTATAATCATCTTTTAACTCAGTAAGTTCTAATGAGTTTTCCATATAGTAAAACCCACCGATATATCCATCTCCTAAATCAACAAGATAACCGTTTACACCTTCATCATCAGAAAGGTCTACAATTGTTCCAATTCTATCAATATTATTTACCATGCCATCATCAGACCATTCATCCATATTTAAGATTTTAACCTTATCTCCAACTTTAAACTTATAATCACTCATTATCAATTACCTCCACTTCATATCCTAATGCTTCGCTAATTTGTGCTAATGTCATCTTCTTAGGCTCTTTACGTTCCCAAATACAAGTAAGATAAATGTTGTCAAACAAATCTTCTAACGAATAAGCCTTGGATTCATAAATTTTCATAATGTCATAATCTTCTACATAATATCCATTTTCATTTAATTTTTCATCATATGTTGCTTTAAACCAACCATCAAAATTAGAACAAATTAGTCCATCACTTCTCTTTCTTAATAAATATCTATTTCCGTTTCTACACTCAACAATCATACCTTCTTTTAGCTCCATTTTATTATCCTCCTTATATTCTACAACTGTTACTTCATTTGGCTTACTAACCACATCTCCGTAATATAAGTGCCTCCCACTATAAACATAATAATTTCTTTTGTTTTCTTTCCAATAAGTAGTGTTCTCATCACCATAGCACCATTTAATCCCACGTTTGTAACACTCTTTTATAAATTCTTCTGCTTTTCCTTCTGTTTTGCAATGCACTGCAATCTTGCTATTTTTAAAATCTTCCCAATTAAATTCCATTTCTATTCCTCCTTTTCTTCTAACAAATCAATAATTACACTTGTTTTAAATACATATGTTTCATTATTCTTATATTTAGATTTTTTTGATAAATCAGAAATCGACTTCAAAGATTGTAATTCTTCCTTAACAATCCTTCTTTGTTCACTGATTTCTTTTAATTTTTTCATTAGTTTTGCACTAATAATTGCGTCACATTTCTTCATTTCAATATAGTGCAAAATATCCTCTCTTTGCAAATCATATTCAGATTGTAATTTTGCAAGTTCTGACTTTCTTTTGTTTACTTTATCAAGAAAATTATTATATTCTAAAATCCATTCAGCACCTTTGCAAGAATGTTCTTTTTCTTGTAAAATTTTATTGTTCATATTCTACCTCCATTTGATATATGTATTATACCATATCAATCAATATTTGTCAATGCCAATTTCAAATTATTTAATCTTTCTTGTTCTTTTTTAACTTTTTCTTCTTGTTTCCTAATGATGTTTTTCAGTAATTTTTTCTTGTAATATTCTTCTTTTTCTTTTGAACAATAATAACATTCACCAGATTTCTCTTTAATAGTACAATATAAATGTTGAGTAGCATAATTACAATTTAAATCTTTAATCTCCCAAGTTCCATCATAATATACAATTACTGCTGACATTTCTTTCATAATTTATTCTCCCTTCATTTGATAAACCAATTATAACATAAAAATCCAGTCTTGTCAACTGGATTTTTAATAAATTTAGAAATTAACATTTGCTAATATATCATTCAATTCTTTCTTTGTTGTTTCGCCTAACTCTAAATCAAGAATAATTTGAGCAATTTTATCATCACACTCTTTTCTTAATTTTCTCTCTAACTCATATCTTTTATCTCTTCTTGTATTGTCACCTAAATAATAAAGACGACAATCAATAATCTCAGCATCCTTCCTTTGTAACATACCGTACTTTTCTGCAATTTGTCTTGCCTTGACATTTGTTTCATTAACTAATGCTTTAATTTCATCAATCATCTTATCATAATCTTCTTGATAATCATTAGGAATTAAATCAAGTTTCTCTTGATACTTCTTTGTTACCTCTCTTGTGATATAATCCTTAATTACTCCTGTTACTCTCATTGTTTAGTCTCCTTTCTTTAAATTCCATACTTTTCAAATAAATTTCTTTGTGGTGCAAATTCACCAAAATATTCTTTTTCTGCTCTTAATCTTGCTATAATGGCATCTTCTAAATTCTTATAAGAACCTAAGTTAATCTTTTTATGATTATAACCTATTCTTGCAACATAACTATTATGTTCTATACTTACACCCATAAAAGGACACTTGCTATTTTTAGGTTTCGATTGATTGTTGCTATTTTGTTTGGGAGTGCATATCCTTAAATTTAATTTTCTATTGTCTAAACGATTATTATTGATGTGGTCTATATTTCTCTCTTTATCTTCAATACCCATAATTATGTTATGTAGCCTTACTAATTTTTTATTTTTGTAATCTCTTGCTCTAACATATAAATTATCTATACTCCAACAATATTCCTTAATTTTATCATAGTCTTCTAAATCAAAATAAAATTTTTCACCTTTAGAAGTATACCCAATTCCGTATTCACCAGTTAAATCGTAAGTATTATATCTTTTATTTCCATGCAAAGTTAAATTACCACCTCTAATCTTCGTATTCAATCTTTAACTTATCTACATTGATAGGATTGTTTTGCTTATCAGTACAAAACATATCTAATGTTCTACTTGTCGATAAATCAATATACTGAAATACTTTAATATTCTTTGGATATTTACTACCACGACCTTTAATAATATGTATGACATTGTTTGGATAAATTGTACTACCAAATGATTGTTTATTATTCTTACAATTCCACTTGGCAATAGCAGATTCAAGTTGTGACAGTTCTTTCTTTGTTGGTGGTAACATAATCATTGTTCCATCTGTTTTACGCACTTGGGATTTACCACCAGCTAAACAAGATTCTGTTGGATATTCCATATTATCTTCTTGTCCATTTGTTTGAACGGCAGAAATTAAACTAACTCCACATTCACGTTGTACTTGTTTAAGCCTATCTGTTAATGCAAGCAATACCATATCTTCTCTTTGTGGTACTTTTGTTTCACTTGATATTTCTTTACTTACGAACCCATTATTACTAATGTAATCATAGCATATTGTTTTAACATTTTTATTTAAAGCATAGTCTTTAATCGTTTCAGTTAAACTTTTTGTCGTAAACTCTGGATCGTCACAAATATATAACTCACTGTCAAGGAGAATTTCATTTGCTTTATCAACTCTTTCTTCTTCACCTTCTTCATAACTGCCATCAATAATATGATTTCTTGGAACACCACTTATCCATGCAATAATCATAGGGTCAAGTTCATCTCTTAAATCAAGTTCTGTATTTATAAATAATCCAGCACCCTTTCTTGATTTATTTTTAACATAGCATTGTTTGTTTAAATCATAATATTCTTTAATTGTAGCTTTACATAAATCGCCCATAGAAAGAATAGATTTGCCACCACCGCTTTTTGCTCCACGAATGATAAAACCATACATACCTCTATAAATACCATTGAGATATTCTGATTGAAAACTATTGCCAATCAAAGGTGATTCTTTGAATCTTTCTTTAGACTCCATAAAATCAGTCCCAGCTACATATTCTTCCTTTACACGTTTAACATTAAATTGTCGTTTAATTCCTACTTGTAATCCTTCATAATAGTTAATAATATCCTCAATGCTATATTGGTTCAAATTCTCAAGTTGACTTTCTTCACTTTTATCTTCATCATAGAATTTCTTAATGTCAAACCCTTTTTCTTTATAAGCATTAAGACAACTGAATTTCCTAAACTCTGTATAATAGTATCCAAAGTTATCAACATCTGTTAATTCAATAACTGTTGCTATATAATCTTCAAAATTGTTATCCTCTAACACGTTATATTCACTTACAAAAGGTTTAACAAACTCATCTATATCCATGATACTAACGCTTTTACAACCGTTTAATGCCAAATTATATATCGTAGCATATAATATCTTTTGAAACAATATAGTCCATTCGTCTTTGTCAAGTGGATATTTTGAATCAAGCGTTAATTCGGGTCGTTGTAAATAGCAACCAAGTAAACGGTCGTTTATAGTATGATTAACCAACATAGTTCATCTCCTAAATAATTATTGTTTTGACATTGTTTTCTATTTCAATATCACCCTCATCTGTAGTTCTTGACCCATAATAATACCCTCCACCATCTGCGTATTGAGCTTCAATTTCATAATCTAATATATTTCTTTCTTTTGCGAAATCATATAATTCTTGTACTGTCATTTTTTCTCCTTTCTTAATGTTTATTATAGTAAACCATAATGCCATTTTTGTATATAATAATAAACATTACGTTTCAATTTCTTCTTTAAGCCATTCAATTTCCGCCTTTAAGGCATCTTCATAACAACAATATTTTTTACCATTGCTTATTTTATATCTATAACCTAAAGGATACTCAGATTCTATCATAGAATGAGCAACATTTCCTATTGTCATTTCACTTATAATCTTTTCAAAATTTGTCATACTTCATTCTCCCAAATAATACAAATCACACCATCTTCTCTAAATATTTTTCTTACTTCTTTTTCTAACAACTTATTAGGAATACTACCTACATTCTGATAGTTAATTCCATATTCATATAGTCTTGGTGTAATTGTCATATTCTTACAAATACTTGGGCATAACCAAAATCCTTTACTATCATGTTTATGCTGATTGCAAAATTCTTTTACTGTCATGTTAGTTCTCCTATATCAATATATTTCTTTTTCTTATTACCACAACTTTTCTTAATCACAATTTCATTATCAGTAAAATCAAATTCATCAATACTCTTTTCAATCTCTTTGGTCTGATTGAAATATTTTTCAGCTTCAATCCCATAAAAAGGCAATAATGATAAAATACTGCCATTTGATTCTTCTGAAAATAGATTAAGTTCTAACACTTCATACATATAGTATAGGATATATTGTAATGTTAAATAAGACCATACTTCATGTTCTTGTAAGATGTTTTTCGTCTGGCTCATCAACAATGTCCATGGCACTTCTGATTTATCATATCCATTGTCTAAGTATATTTTCAATATGTAATCAGTATAAACTCTTCTGTCACTTGATTCACTTGGTTCATATTTAGCCTTTGCTTTATTTCTTTTAGCCATTACCTTATTATAACATTCTTCATTACAATAATAACTTGCTTTACCAACCTTATAAGCTGTATCTTTATCAAGTTGTTTACCGCAACAACGACATTTTGGCATTATAATTCAATCCCTTCGATTTCGGCTCTCATTTCAAGACAATATAAATACTGTCCCATTGTACTTGCTTGTTTCTTTAATAATTCAAGACTACAAGACGGCTCAAAATTCAAAGTATTAGATTCATATTTAACAATCATTTTATGCAACTTATCATATCTAATCTTTGTTTGAAAATATTCTGCCTTAAATCTCTCTTTGTAATCATCACTTTCCATAAGTTTTACCGTATCTAATAGCTCCATTACTTTAATTCCTCCTTAAACTGCTTTAAAATTTCTAACATTTTATAGTCCTCAATATAGAATAAATCTTCAACTCTTGCAAATCTCTTAAAGTTTTCAACTAACTGCCCAAATCTCCAATCTGGAACAAGTTTCCAAATTTTTAATAATTCATTCATAAATGGTTCAATTCTGTTAATATCTCTCATTGTTTGCCTCCTTTTCATAAACACATTATACCACATAATTTACTCGTTGTCAAATTCTAATCTGTTGTTTCAACTTTATATTTATACATTGCTTCATATAATTTTTGCGGTATTTTATCTTTATATTCATCTGCAATTTGTTTAATATATTTTTCTTTTGTTTCTTTATATTTGTTAAAAGCATCTATTTCTTTTTCATAATAACCCAAATGTTTTGTGTTTCCGTTAAAATGAAAACTAGAAATATATTTTCCTTTAAACTTTCTAGTTCCAATTAAACAATTTCTTGTTTTATCACATTTAGTAAATAGGCTATTTATTCTTTGTGGAACAAATACACAAGTTTTTGGAGAATATAACTTATTTCCTTTAATAAGAATATCTTTGTCTAAACACATTGTTTCATTACCAATTTCATAATAATTTTCATCATACCATTTTGCAAAATTGCTAAAGTTATGCCATTCTTCACAAACTGCGCAGTTTTGATATGTTTTTCTGTTATTTTTAAATTTTTCATTATAGCATCTTGACATCATGCTTTCCCAATATTTAAAAGCTGGGTGATGATAAGCCATTCCATCTAGTTCACCTATAAAACCTACACCGTAAGTATTTTTAAAAAATGGATTTTTAACTGATCCTTTAATAAAACTATCATAATTTGAATGTTTTTTAAATTTGTATTCATCTTGAAATTCAATTATAATATTGGTACTATCAATATAATTTACTATTTTCATTAAACAACCCTGATTATTTGTATTCATTTTATATAAACGATTTTCTTTTTTTAAATCTTTATTTTTAATGAGTCCATTTTTAAAATGGTCATATCTACTTTTTGTTTTATATTTATATCCAACAAAACCAACAACAATGTCTTTAGTATTATTATATTCTAAAATTTCCATCAAACAACCTTGTTTATTATAATTTCTTTCACCAACTCTATTGTTTAGTTTATTCATTTATTATCAATTCTCCATTATATTTAAAATTGTTATTAATACTTAATTCGCTTGCATAGTTAATAGTCAAGTCCATTTCCTCTTGTTCAGTTACATCAAATATAATATGACAATCATATACATATTGACCTTTTGGTTTGGTGAACATTACTACATATTCGTGACCATGTATTAACCCATTTCTTGACTTATTCTTGTACTTTGCTTGCATTATTCACCTCTGTATGTTCACAAGCCCAAACACTTGTCTGAGTTTGTATTGGGCTTGTTTTCATAGGGCAATCAATACAACCATCATGTTCTGCACACATTTGTAATATTTGACTTTGTTCTTGTATCATTTGACCCATATCAATATTAAGTTGCATAAGCTAACCCTCCTTGCAATGTATCTCTATCAGCATACTTTAAAATAGGCACGAAAATTTTTTTGCCACAACAAGTGCAATATTCACCTATATAATCATTTTCACTGATTTCTTGATTGCAACAACCAGTTTTATAACACTTGTTATTTATATCATAAAACCATATACAATAATCAATCATTCAATCACCTCAATTTCTTCACACTGTAAATCTTCATCGTAACATACATAATCAAAATTTTTATCTACAAATTCTACAATATTTCCGTCATTGTCTTCGTGTTCTTCAATCCATTTATTCACTGCTTTTGTATTTGCAAAATACCCTAACGTAATGTCATGATTAACATAATTATCATAATAATCATCATATCCATCTTCATCAACATAATCACTTGGAATATATTCTTGTTCTAGATAATATAATCTATAAATTTTCATTAAAATGCCCCTTCCATAGTTAATTTATCTTCATTTTCGTCATCATAAAAATCTAATGCTTACTCGCAATTACAACCCTCACATAAAACATATCCATTTGGCATAATTTGTTCACAAGGAATTTCACCATATTAATACTTAGATAATCATATTTAGAAATAGCTTGTTTCTGCATTTTCTTTTAGACCTCTCTGCTTAATCATTTGCGTCAACACCCAATTATCCACACAACCATATTGACTTAATTCTCTAATCATCATAAAATCAGAATACATTTCATTGTATTGAGATAATAATTCTTTATCTCTATATAATGCGTTACAAATCGCAACTAATTCTGATGAATTTAATGTAATATTTACTTCATTCTTTGTTGAACCTACTGTATTTATTCTCATTTAATTTCCTCCTTAATTAGAAAAACTAAGACACTCTCCATCTTTTTCAATACAAGGAACAGCAATCAATTTACCACAATATGTACAAAATCCACCTCTTCTATTATTGTCAAATGAATAATTATGACAACATTCTGTATGGTAACATCCATTTTCTCTATCAACCATTCAAACACAACACTCTTTTGGAATCCATCTACAAGATTCAATTCTTGAAACTTGATAATTACTTTCTAGTGCATTTCTTCTTAAATTTTTTAATAGCTTCTTGTTTGACATATACTTTCTTAACATTTTTAACATACAATTTCTCTCCTTTCAAACAACTTTTCCCATACTTCTTTGCCTTGGTCAACTGGTGAATCTTTATACCCTAAGAATCTATCTTCATCATTATCCCATACAACTCCTATTTCTTGAGCATATGGTCTAATCATATCAATGATTCTATCAACCTTTTCACGATACTTTAAGAACTCTTTAGTATATTTCCCGTCTATCATAACATTTTCATACTGTCTATCTAACGCTATAATAAACTTATTGACACCATACTTTAACAACAACTTTAACTTAGCTTTTTGTAAGTTCATACCAAACATGGCAACTGATATATTATAGTCATAAAATCCGTCTATATGAATAACTGATTTAGGAGCCTCAAACAATATAGCTGTTCTAGTTCGTTCAATATCAGTTTTGTTCATATTTAATCCGTATAGAACAAGACCCATTTGAAACTTATATTCAGTTCCGTCTAGTAATTTAAGTGGTATATACTTTAAACCTAGATTTACTAAATCAGGATTTGTGTTTCTGCAATGTGTTCCCACAAAATTACCTTCATCATCGAATATAGGTATAACCACTTGTTGATTATAATTATACCATCTTATATCAAATTTGTCAAGTGTGTCTTTTGTCATTCCTTCTTTTAGCCACGGTTCATAATAACATGGTGTAAGATAATTCAAAATTGACTTATCATAAATTTGATTTTTTACATTAGAATAGTTCTTAGTATATTTCAATAAGGTGTTTTGCCATTTATATATATTAGTATTTACTTGCTTAACTTCTTCTGTAAAGTCAAATGGAATGTTTAATTGCTCACATATCCATTTCATAGCAGACCATGTTGAACATTTACCATCTATAAGTTCTTTATGTTTTTTTACAAGGCTTAATAATGAATAGGAACAGTTACAACCACTAAAGCAATAGAATGAACGTGTTTCTTGGTTAAAAGCAAGGTTATAACCGCCATCAGAAGGGTTAGCATTATGACAGCAAGTTTGAAATCTATTCATTCTTCTGTGTGTATTAAGTCTATTCATTATAACATAATAATCATCAATAGACATTTGTTCATATAAGACTTTATTTATAAATTCTTTGAACTGTTCGTACTGTTGTTCTGTCATAATCATCAACCTCTTTAACCTAATTATAACATAAAATAGTCATTTTGTCAATGCCTATTTTATCTATTTAATTATTCTCCTTCTGTTCTACATTGAATATATAATCATCCCAATACAAATCATCTATATCTTTACTTGCCTTCTCAAACGGCACTTTATATTCTGTAATTAGATATGACCTTAATTCTCCCATATCAGAAAATTCTTTTCTTTCTATTTCTCTTGTGTTATATCCATCATCATAATCTTCTTCTACAACAAGGGTAAGGATATTAGATGTCATACCAATCAACTTTAAAATTTCTTTAGCATTTGAATCATCTGTCATTTCGGACAAAAGAGGTTTGATGAACTGATTTTTCTTAATCTCGTTGATTGTTTTATCATTACCAACTACAGAATTGATTACTTCTAATGCAAAATCAGACCATTTCAGTCTCAATAATCTTTCAATAAATCGTCCTAAATATGAATTTGGCGTATCGTTTAGCTGAACAATTTCAGAATTAATTAACTCTCTTGCATAATCATGCGCTTTCTTTAAGTCATAGAAGTTTGTCACTCTTGCAGGTTCAAATGAATATCCAGTATCAAAAGGATGAATCATATCACATAAGTAATGTTTACTCTTAGTCATTTTATTAAGCTTATCTAATATTTCAAATGCCTTTTCTTTGTAGCCAGAATTACCTAATGTACCATTGTAAAATATTTTGTCCTCTAAATTGAAATAGTCGTAATGTTTTACAATGTTCTCAAGCAATTCATCAGCAGTTTTAATTTCTTTCTCTACTCGAAACTCTGATACATAATATTTACAATATGCGTCCTGTTCACTCTGTAGTGGCTCTATGTAAAATATTCTGTTTTGTTCAGTAATACCATTAAATAACATTCTGACTGCGAACTCATCTGTGCAATTAGTCTTGATTTTATTGTTGTATAGGTTCACATGACCAGATTCAAGTGCGGTAATACACTTCTCATATTTCTCCATGTCTTCTCTATATTTTTTATTCTGTTCAGTCGTAACCTTTTTATTACCATTCTCAGGTGTTGGCTTATTTGGTTTCGACATTATGATATATTTACAACTTGATGAAAAATTACTTGCATTCCTTTTCTCTAAAGGAAAATGATAATATCCCAATGTTTGTCTCCTTTCTTATATTTATCTATTTTTTAACATCATAATTTTTCGTTCAATTTCACTAAGATGCTCTGTAATTTCTTCCTCATCATCCGTAGAAAATTCAGACCAACCATCTAAATTTTTTTCAATATCTTCTATTAGTTCTTTTTCTAAATCTTCAACATTAACTTCTGAAAAATCATGCAATATTGGTTTAACTTTTTCTTCTATAATAAAAAACTGAATATGGAGTAATTACCAATGTAAACTCTTCTCCTTCTTCATTGAACCATGCCATACCATATCCATTTACACGATAAGAAATAAAAGCATCTAATAAATCATTTGATACATCTGTCAAATAGCTTTGACTACCATAAAAATCACCTAATTTAAAATTACATCAACCATATTTAGGATTGCTAATCATATTTTTAACCTCCTTATCAAGCCAACCACAATCAAAACATTTCATAATACTCTCCTATGCACTAAAACACTTATCCATGATATAATTAGTATTATCTTTATTATATAAATCTTTACAAGCCTTTATAAATTTATGAATTGATTCACCATAATCAGATAAGTCAACATTTAATACCTTTAATATTGTTTCATCATCTAATTCTTCTGTTCTATACTTGCTTGTTGGACTACCTTGACCATCCCTATTGCAGAACCCTTTAACTTTACTACTCAATCGTAAAATAGTTAAACCATGTAATCCATACATTTCATGTAGAATAATAATATAAGTTTTTCCACGATATTTTACATTAATGTTGCCATGTAATACAGTTCCATTTTCAGAAATATATACTTCACCGATTAAAGTGTTATATAAATCATAAATTCCATTTTGAGAATAAACATAGGCATTTACAGATTCAATATTAGCCAATGTCCCAGTCAATGTATGAAAATATTCATATTCCTTTTCATCGTAATGGATTAAAGGCGTATCTCCATAATAAACTTCACCAATATCATGTTTTTCATCATTCCAAAATGTGCAATATTTTTCTTTTAATTCATCGTTAGACAATCTCATAATTTATCTCCTTTGATTTGATAAGACTATTATATCACAAAAAGGAGTCTTTGTCAACTCCTTTTTACCACTGGTACATTACTAATCCATTCCAACCTTTTTGCCATTCACGCTCTTTGCCATCATAATATTCCCTCATCTGTACTTTATAGTCAGCATTACAATCAATTAAATTTTGTGTACTATCATCAATAAATAAAGAATACTCATCAATATTATTCATATTGATAAAACCTTTACTTACATTCAACGGCAATGCAATCATCTGAATGTCTTTAAACCCTCTATCGTCAAACCACTTTCTTTTAAGCGCATAATTTTCAATATTTGCTTTAGTCACAAGAATAATCTTATCCCTATATCTATCCATAAATTCTAAAGATCCGTCAATAGGTTTGACAATCTTAAAAAATAACCCATTGTTAAATATACTTTCAACTTCTTCACTTGTCATTCCACGATAGCAACACTGAAAATTCCAACTTGTTACATCTGAACCATCAAAATTGCCACCATAGCGTTCATTCAGAATATCAATCATAGCTTGGCAAGAATGAAAAATTACTCCATCTATGTCAAGAAATATTTTATCAATTTCATTATCTGTAATAAAACTGTCAATATCTTTAATTACTCTCATTATTGTTCTCCTTTTCCTTAATTGTATAAATCAATCCATCTTGGTCAATTATTTCATATTTATTATTGAACTCAACAAAATTTACTTCATCTGAAATTGTTACTTTATATGTATATTCCTTTGCTAACATACTGTATATTCCCTCTACACAAGAAAGAATAGCTACGAGCATACCAGCAACGGTAACAATTATAGTTCCAACTGTATAATAATTATCTTTTTTTGTAGTCAACAATCCCCATCCAAAAATACAAATTCCAATAATTGCATATATAAACCATGCAATATATTCTATTGTTCTACTTTGGCTTAATACTGTAAAATACACCCTCCACAACTTCCATACCGCCAATCATTTAATTGAAAAGCATAATAAATATCTTCTTGTTCACATTTATCTGTTGTAATTCTATCTAACCATTCTTTATTTTCTTTAATCCAGTCTTCACATTTAAGTCCGTCTTGGTAATTATCACATTTTACTTCCCAATCAATTCCAAACCGCCAACTTGAATAAATATCCTTTGTATTCATAGGCTCATTTCTCAAATCTTTTGGAATCTTATCAGACACATTTTTCCCGTCAATCAATAATGTCCATTCACCTCTACACAAATTAGGATATCTACCACTCCATTTTGCTTCTACTTTCATTTCAACATACCTCCTTCATAAATCCTTCAATCTTTTCACTATCAGCCTTATAATAATGCTCTAATGTTACATCGGGTTTCTTATGACCCATACTACTTGCTACTGCTAAAATCGGCACTTCTAAATCGTTCAGACAATAGCTTGCATAACTCGCTCTAAGACAATGATTACTTAATTTTGCAATCTTCTCATCATCAAATCCAGCTCTTTTAGCCAAGCATTTCCATGTTCTTGAACAACTCTGCTTATCCATTTTAGTACCTTGATTACTAACAAACAAATATACACAACCATCTTTTCTCATATCGGCAATATATTTATCAATAACCTTGCAAGTATTTTCACTTAAATATACTGTCCTCGGTTTCATACCTTTTGTAATGGCTAAGTCAATAGCATTATTACTATCTCTGTTCAAATACATATCAAGTGTTACATTGCTAATTTCACAAAATCTTACACCAGTATTGAACATAAACATTAGCATAGCTTTCTCACGAACGTTCTTTGCATTATGAATTAAAGCCATTACTTCATCTTTAACTAATACCATATGATGTTCTTGTTCTTCCTTACGTTTAGGCAATTTAATACCAATCATAGGATTAACCATATCAATCAACTGTAACTCATCAAGAATGATATTATAAAAAGAACTTAAACTTCTAACCATAATCTCAAGTGTAGAATAAGCATGACCATCTTTATATTTCATAAGATACATATTAACATCAGCTTTCTTAATATCTTCTACATTTTTATTGACAGTATTGAAAAACTTAGTTACGTTTTCAATATATGTGTGAATAGAGTTTGCCGATAAATCAATATATTCTGCATATTCTGTATAAGATTTGATATAATCATTTAAGCTCATAATTGTTACCTACCTTTCATTTGATAAGGTAATTATAACATAGATAGTTGAGTTTGTCAACCATTAAATTTAAAAAGTTTCTCTTTCTATATCGTAACCTATGTATTTACCCTTCATGATATTATTCTCCGATTCAAAATTATATATATTTATTATTTATGTCTTAATTTTATATACCCTAATTGGTTGCCCTTTGCTTTTATCACTTTCTTGTGGGTAATATGTATTACCAATCCATTCAAATTTTAAATATACTAATTCAAAATCATTTTTTTCAATACTGCATTTTTTAGGTAATTCATGAAAATTTTTACTAAGGTTAAAACAAGCCTCTACATCATTATCCTTATACCAATTCATATTTATCAAAAATTGTGTTTTATCATTACTGATACCGCTATAAAAGTTTCTCATTCATACCTCCAAAAGAAAATCTAAATTGTTGTCATTTTTAATTTTATCATAAACTTCTTTTCTTCTGTTCGATTGAAAACTCATTTTCCTAATTTTTATATTTGTCTAACCAACCCATTTGCCAACATCTAAATAAAAAACTATCTAATACTTTCATTTCTTCATTGTTAGTTTCAATATTAGTTTTTTCTAAAATATCTTCTTTTGCTTTTTCAATGGTATCAAATCTATTATCTGAGCATCTTTCTCTATGTTTATTAGCATATTCAAACGCTCTTAATTCATCTTTACCAAGCCATTTCACCCATGCTCCGCAGTCATTACAGTAAAGACTTGTATTATTACCTTTCACTTCTGTATGCAAATCAATACTTCCGCATTTCTTACAACAATTCTGATACATAATTTTTCCTCCAATATATTATTCTCCGTCATATAATTTCACTGTTCCATCTGAATTGTAGATAGGTGTCATACTATCACCCTGAATCCAGTAATATAAAACATTAGTATTTTTATCTACTAAAATTGCTCCATAAAAATTTGTGTCGACAACCTCAAAATCACATAACTTTGAATTTGGGCTCTTAATTTTCTCATCAATATTGATAACATTGGTACATCCAGTCATTCCAAAACACAATGTTAATCCTAATACAACTGCTAAAATTTTCTTCTTCATATGATTTATTTCTCCTTTCGTTTGTATGTATTATATCATAATTCTTACGCTTTGTCAATCCACATAATCGGTCAATTCTGCACCACAGCACATACATTTTACAGTTTGACATTCAATAATGCCACTTGGTAAAAACTTCCATACAAATTGTTCTCCTGCTGTTGCATGAGTAAAACATTTCTTTCTATGATTTTCTACCCATTTGTCTAATTTTTGACTTGTTTCAAATACCATTTTTATTTCTCCTTTTTCAATATTCTTTTAACTTGTTTTTTAACCAAATCCATATTCAAATTTGCATAGCTATTATCAATTAGTAAATCCCAAGGTCTGTTAGCTTCAAATTCTGTGAATTGTTCATCTTCTGCTTTGTTCCTATCTTCCCATGCAATCTTAAAATCAGAACGTGTTGATGCTCTTGCTCTACGAATGTACTCATCACAATAAATGTAGATAATTTTAAGATTGATTTGGTCTTTGAAATGCTCTTGTAAATACTTGATTCCATCATAATCAATCACATATATACAATTATCTTCAATATCCTCTAACGTAGCACAATATTCATACTCACCTATTTTAGTATAAGCTATTACAGTCTGATTGTCAAGTATATTTTGAAATTCTTCTTTTGAATCAAACCAATGCTCAACCCCATTAGTTTCATTTGACCGCATAGGGCGCGTTGTATGTGATACTATTAATGGATGGTCTAAGATTGTTGATAATCGTTTTGCAATATAGTCTTTACCCACTAGATGTACGCCCACAAATAGCAATAATATTTTTCTTTTTAATAATTTCGTTTCTTAAATCCATATTTTTAATCATCAACTTCTACCTCCCATTTATATAACGCTTCATAAACATTATCTTTTATTTGACCTTTGTATTTATCAGCTACTTTTTTAATATACATTTCTTTATATTGTTTATATGCTTCAAACGCTTCTTTTGGTGTATTAAATACTCCTAAATGCTTTTGTTGTTTTTTATCTCTCCCAATTTTTTCACTGCATTGAGCAATATACTTATTTAACTTCTTTTTATAATAAACACCAATAGGATACAGTCCTCTATTTTTATTTGTTTTTGTAAATAACACATTTATTTCATTTGGCACAAAACAACAAGTATCTGGACTATATATTTTATTCCCTTTAACAAGAATATCTTTATCTAAACATACTCTTTCATTTTTGTCTTTTAATTCTATAAAATTTTCGTTATCAAATTCTACTACTATTTTATTAGAATTTTTGTATTCAACAATAGTCATTTTGCAATCTTGTCTATTGATTTTAGATTGTCCTATTCTATCGTATCCTTTAAAATTCTTATTCATTTTCATTCTCCTTATATCTCTTAATTATAATACTGTCTCCATCAATAAAAAATTCAAATGGAACACCCCAAGAGTTCCATTCTCCAAGACCAAACACTTGTTTTCTTATTTCTTTTGGAATTTGAATCCTTCCTAAATCATCTATTCTTCTTATAAGACCAGTTGCTTTCATTTTCATCTCTCCTTTCTATTCCTTACACAACCCTAATAACATATTTTTTTCCAGTGGTATTACATTTTGGACACGTTTCAATTCCATTTACATGATTTTCAGCCAACCATGCAGCGCCACATTTCTTACATCGCATTTTGGTTGACCATCCGCCATTCTTTTCACTATCAATAGTTCCATAATCAACAAATCCAACTACCGCATCATAATCAATCACTCTAATTTCCATTAGTCTCTCCATTTGAAATTGCTATTTATTTTGTATTGCTAAATATTAAAAACACCATTTTATATTTTATAATATAATATGTCAGTCTGGCTCAACAATAATTGTGCTCAATCCTTTTTCGTCCAACACACAATAACCTTCAATGTCACAATGATATTTTTCCATTAACCATTCACCAATTTCAAAAATATTATAATTATCTGGTGCTTCTACTTCTGTCGGTAAGTTTTTATTTCCAATCCATTCAACATCTATTACTTTCATATTATTCTCATCTCCTTAATTAAACAATATTACATAAATAAAAAATACAATAAATGCGGCTATAGCATAAGTTACAAGGTCATTATTATTATTCTGATTTTGTTTTTGCCTTTCCATTTCTTTTTTCTTAATATAATCTTGTGTTTCGATATTAACACTCATGTTTAATTCTCCTTATACAAATCTTTAGCGCAATATGGACAATATAAAATAGAAATGAGCTTATCATTTTCATTATCCAAATGTAAGTGATGATACCAATTAGTATAAGCATCATCTATACTATATTCTTCTATACTAATATTGTCAATATTTTTCATGGCTTCGCATGTGTGGTCTTTAACAAATTTAATTTTTTGCATAGTTAATCCTCCATTTCACTTTCCAATTTAAAATCTAATCTTCTTAAATTTTCTTCAATTTCAAGTGATAATTTACTTTCACATTTTTTACACAAATGTTTATGCAAGATATAATACCCACGTTCTTCATACCATCCATCATCATATTCTAATGATTGACCTAAATATTTACCACATCCATCACAATAAAAATTATGCACTCTTTCTTCATAATATCTAGGTGATATTTTAATTTGTTTCATCTTTAATTCTCCTTTCTAATTATCATATTCTTTAATCTTATCACCAAACATTTTGCTAAATCCATTCTCAATTTCAGTTTCAATTCTCATTTTTCGTTTTCGATTTTGAATTTCCTTTTTCTTTTGAAATTGAGAATATAAATAATCATTTACAAATTTAGATTCAATTTTGAATTTCATTTTTGATTTTTAATCCTCGTTTCTTTGTGCTTGTTTAATTAAAGGCAAGATTTGTTTCTCCCATTCCTCCTGATAAATTAAATCATATTTATAAACAAGCCCCTTATCAGTAAACCCACCTAGAATTTCATTTACCCAATTTCGCCAATCATATTCCTTATAATATCTATCATAAACTAAATCATTTACTTTATTGATAAGTAGCTGTAAATGAAGCCAACGATTGATGCTCATTCTGTCTGTTACACACATTAAATAAGAACGAAACTCATCATAACATTCTTGATATGTTTCTTGTTGTAAAGAATTAAGATTAGTCCACATTTCAACCATATCGTCAATATCTTGATTCTTTAGATATTCCTTACTTGCACATTTCCATAAATATTGGATATGATTGATTGTTTTAGCATCCTTAATAACTTCATTAGATAATTCAAATTCATCCTTATAAAAATAATCACAAATCGTTTTCCAATACATATATTCTGTTTCCATTGTATTCTCCTTTCTTTTGCTTGTATTATAACACATTGGAACAATAATGTCAATATATTTCCCCCACATTTTTTAATTCCTATATTACCCTTTGGCGAATTTTCATATTCCATATTACCCCCCCAAATTTCCCTACTGTCTGACAATTCGTGGGAAATTTTGAAATATTCTGACAATTTAATCAAATTGTGGCAATTTTACAAACAATTCAAATTGCATACAAAAATAGCACTATTGGTTAAAATTGTCTGACAACTAAAATTGTCAACGCTAATAGTTTAACCGCCAGTGCCATTGATTCATCAACGCTTTAAAGCCGATTTCTTATTATGCCTTATTATACCATACATTCCTTTGCTTGTCAACAAAAAAAAGA